TTGATGTTATAGAAGGAGTTGCGGTTATGGATGGAGTTGCAGTAACTGATGGAGTTGCGGTTATGGATGGAGTTGGAGTAACTGATGGAGTTGATGTTATAGAAGGAGTTGCGGTTATGGATGGAGTTGCAGTAACTGATGGAGTTGCGGTTATGGATGGAGTTGGAGTAACTGATGGAGTTGATGTTATAGAAGGAGTTGCGGTTATGGATGGAGTCGCAGTAACTGATGGAGTTGCGGTTATGGATGGAGTTGGAGTAACTGATGGAGTTGATGTTATGGATGGAGTTGGAGTAACTGATGGAGTTGATGTTATAGAAGGAGGTGCGGTTATGGATGGAGTTGTAGTAACTGATGGAGTTGTAGTAACTGATGGAGTTGCGGTTATGGATGGAGTTGGAGTAACTGATGGAGTTGCGGTTATGGATGGAGTTGTAGTAACTGATGGAGTTGATGTTATAGAAGGAGTTGGAGTAACTGATGGAGTTGCGGTAATCGAAGGAGTTACAGTTATTGATGGCGTCGAGGTTGCGGAAGGAGTTACAGTTATCGATGGAGTTATTGAAGGAGTCGAGGTTATTGACGGAGTTGCAGTAATCGATGGTGTTGCAGTAATCGATGGAGTTGCTGAGTTAGTAGGTGTCGGTGTAGGAGTTACGTTGTAAGTATCTCCTGTAACAATATCAAATGTGGGAGAACTTGAACCCGTGTAAGATAAGGACACTCCAGTAAAATTAGATAACTGTGACAACTGATTGTAATCCCCGTCAATAAATGTTTGAGTGAACCCACTGGTTTCTCCACTAAGAATAGTGATTGACACGTTGTTACTTATAGTATTACCGGTTGTTGTTGATAATACATCAGTAAATGAAACTCCAATATGAGAATTATATGATTCACTTATTGTTGCTGAATATCCAGCACCGATAGAGCCATTAAAGTAAAGCCCTGTTAATGTTAAAGTTGGTACGTTATTAGAGGGGGTAATCGTAGGTGTTACTGAAGGAGTGGTTGTTGGTGTAATTTCATTTGTGGTGCCTACAACAACCAATTCACATCTAATACCTATAGATGATGTTGGTGTAGGTTGTGGTGTTGGTGAAACTCTAACATTAGGTCGACAACACATATCAGGATTAGCAAAAGAATCTATTACATTAACTATTATTTCATTTTGTATTGGTAATATCTCAGTACCTCTTTGACCTATAATTTTAAATTCGGTAATATAACTTCCTAATTTTGAGGTTTCTTTTTGTGTAAATTGAGTTTCTAAGTAATAACTTTTAATGGGTCCTGAGTTTGTCGACCTTTTTACTTTTACAGATACTGGTTTATTAATTATAGTATAAAAACCAGTCTCCTCACTTTTCATGTTAAACGTAATAGTTGACGCGGAAAAATCATCATTAGATGACCAAAAAGAGTTTCCGTCATCTATAAAAACCTCAACGATTAGTTTTGGTAGTGTGCTATTTTTTCTAATATAAAAATTCATAATTAACTAATACTCCCTACTACGTTTAATCGACAATCTGAGTCAACACATTCAATACAGTCTTTACACCAAAAATCATATAAATTGAACTTATCTTTAAGTATTCTAAAATTATGTTGTATTTCAGGTGCGGTAAGAGGCTCCACATACATTCTAAATTGTGAAATACCTCCCATAAAGGTACCCCCAAAGTCAGGCTCCATGATAATATCAGTAGTAAGACCTGATAAACTAGTACCTGATAAGGTTTCGTTCGGCATTAATTCAGGGTCTTGAATATATGGACCCGTAAGTCCTGAACACCCACTAAATATTAAACTCTCTCTTAGTCCTTGCGTTCCTCCACCTATAGATATATTAAAAGGAACCCCTAATTGTTTTTCTTTTTCGGTATTAAGTTCGTGAGGAATAATCTCTTCAAAATCAGGAATTTCCATAAACAGATAACCATTGATGTAAATTTTTAATATTCCTAATCTTTTTATTCTATCTTCAAACCATTTTTGAGTTAAGTTAATGTATGTTCTTTGTTCTTCTTTTGTGGAGCCTGAGTGTGTCTGAGGAGGCATTATTAAATTCGTAGACGACCCATTTAGTTCAGAGGGGAATAATAATTTTCGGACATCCCCTAATCCCCCCCAATTTAATAAATCACAATCTTCCAAAGTGATATATCTTTCAAATACAGTACTTACCATAACCCACGATTCCTCACTTGATGATGTACAAGCAGTATAAATACAATCTTTATAAATTGTATCTGTAGAACAAGTCTCCACTATTGTATATCCTGAACTATATGTTACTCCTGTATTTTCACAAGTACCTGTAGTTATACAATCTCCGGTAAACTTAATATATTTTACACAAATTTTAGGATTAGAGGGGTCTCCTGAAAATCTAACAGAAAACGCATTAGAAAATAAATCTAAGTCGGGGTCAGGTAATTTTTTAGAAACTTCCTTAGTGTACCCACCACAACTACTTATTCCGTGTGTTTGTGTGACCGCAGTTTGTGGGTAAACTAAAAGACAGTCTGAATTAGTAACTCCAGTATCCGAACACGCACAAGTTTTAATACACTCAGTCAACCCTGAGGTCACTCTAGTATATCCCGTATCACTTAATGGGCTACCAGATGCGGGATGGTAATATTTATTTTCTGCCCTCGTACCCATGAAAAAGAAAGTACCTGAATTTCCTGAGTAAACATCATTTAAATATAGAGAATCTGAATCAGGGGTAAATTTGTTTTCTAATCTAGGTTTTAATAATAATTCCGATGACCACCCTTTATTAACTCTTTCGGGGAAAACTTCATAATCGTAACCAAATAACTTATAAAATCCTTGATAAAATCCTCCATATAGTTCGTTATAATATCCAACATCACTATCATTGTAAGAAACTATATTATATAAAGTTCTTTTTGTATTACCCGAAAATCTATGATTAGGCGATTCAGTATATCCTGTAACGGGATGCATCTTAAACCTTCTATCGTAATAATGAGGATTAAACTTTTCAAAATCATTTAAACCCATAGTAAATGTCAGAGTTTCACCTGTCATTTTGTCATATAACCCATTGTCTGTGGCAGTTAAACCAATATCACATAAGGTAGTAGCGGTTTCACAAAACAAATCGTCATTGTTTGGGTTATAGTAGTTTTCAGAAACCAAAGTGTTACCTGAGTAATATTTTCCCCACTGTAACGTTTCTTTTTGATTAGATAAATTAGAGTTTAAATCAATGTTGATGGGTAATATATTACCGTTGTTTTCCCCTATTAAATTAGGTGAAAATACCACTTCAGAGTTATATCCGTCGATATCCGAAGAAAGTGTAATGTCAAAATCGTCAATATTAGACAATTTTGCATCAAATCTATTAAAATAATAATTTTTAATATTTTGCCCGGGCATACTCCTTTTTTATGATAAATACTTCCTTCGATGTATTTATAGAAAAAAACTAAATATGAAGTCGTATCTTTTTAGAACAAAAGAAGAAGCGTTAGACGCATCTAAAGAACTAGGTTGTGAAGGATTTCACAAACACAAAAGAAAAACTTTTATGCCTTGTAAATCTCATGACACTTTTAAAAATAAAGTGGAAGGATTAAAAGAACCTAAAGAAGAATTAGATGAGTTAATTGATTTTGACGGAACAATGAATAATTCTAAAATTCCTATAATTGACCCAAGAACTAGCGCACCTGGTTTAAGTACAATGGATAAAAGAGTTGCGTCAGGACACCAAACCCAAGACCCACTTATGAGGGGATATAGAGTTTATTATGGTGAGTCGTTCGTTAGAGAGGAAGATATGTCAAAAGCGTTTGGTCATGAGGATACTGAATCTATGAATGCTGAGGAAACTATAAATCACTTTATTAAAGCCTATGAATTTAATCCTGAAGATGCAAAAGATAGAGCAGCGGAAATGGGTAAAGACGAAAAAATACCAGTAAATAAAGAAATTGAAAAGGAAGAGGGAGAAGACTTTATTGATACTATGAGGTTAATTGAAAAAGAATTCACAAAAGAAGACATTATAAAAATGGTTGAGGATTCATTAGTTTTAAAGTCTGACGATAAAGGTTTGAATAAAAAAGATTTATCTGATGACTCCGTGTCACCAATCCTTAAAAGAAATTTAAAAGCCCTAAAAAATATGGCCGAAACTGAAGGTATATCAATACCTCAGTTAGTAAAGATGTTAAAAAATGAATAAAGATTTATACCATAGAAAGGCTAAATTACCTGAATCTTTAAAGACCCATTTACAAAAAAGTTTTGAAATGGTGGAGGGGGACAGTAACATTGAGGGTTACAACAGAAATAAAGATTTAAGGGAAAAAGGCGTTATTGGATATCCGGTTTTAAAAAGAATTAAAAACTGGTTCGATTCCTATGACGGAGATGGTAAAGATTTACCTTTTGTTTTGAACGGGGGTCACAGAATGCATAAATGGTGTGACCACGTACTTAATCATTGGAGGGATAGAATGTCTCAAGGAAAGACTGTTAAGTCTGACACAGGAATGGATAATCAATTTATCGACAATCATGAAAAAGAAGGTATAGTAGTTAACCCTCATGATAAACATGAAAAAGGAATTAATAAGTTTGATACTTCAATAACTGAAGAAATTAAAAAAATAAATAAATTATTTAAAACAATAGAATAATGGCAACACAAAATGACAAATTAGATTTTGCACAACCAGAAAATACGTTATCGGCAATTGCTGAGGCGGAAAGAGCAAAACTATTCCCAAGGAATGATTACTCACCTAAGTCAGAAAAGTACTCATCTGTACACCCCGATGCGAATGCTGACGGAGATGAATTAGGTAGAGGAACTGGTACATTTTTAGACGTTTATAATCAAAATGCTGGTACGTCAACTGATGTATTTGAGAGAAAAGACGAGATAAAAGTTAATAAGTACAACTCAAGTCAACCATACAACGTAGAAGGATGAAACTAATAACGACATTTAAATCTTTATTAACTGAAATTGCATCTTTAAGTGATATTGAAGATTCGATTAATAAGAAAATTGTCGTTACAATTTACTACGATGGGGATGAACCTGGAGGAAAGGGTTATAGAACAGTCGAACCTGTCGCAGTAGGATATAGTAAGGGAGGTAATAATTTAGTTTTAAGGGCATATGACTTAGACGGGGCGTCTCATACAGCGACTATAGGCGAAAAACCATTACCTGGATGGAGACTTTTTAGGGTTGATAAAATATTGACTTATCAACCAACTGATGATAATTTTACAGAAATGAGACCTGACTATAACCCATCAGGAGATAACAGTATGTCAAATATGTTATTAAATGCTAAGTTTAATACGTGAGATTTAAATTAAAAAAACTGAACCCCAATACATATGAGCGATTTAATGCAAAAATTAGCGATGTCCAAAAAAATAATGGATAAACACAGTGAAGTACCGAGAGGTCAGTCACCGGGACAACTTCCCATGAGTGAGAATGTAAACGCAACATACAACATACCGGAAAATATAAACAGTCAATTGACTCAACAACCAACACAACAACCAACACAACCATCAATACAGGAAACGGTTAATGTTCAACCAATAAGTCAAGACGCAGTTATAAACTCAAAACTACCTGAAGAAATTAAAAAATTAATGTTAGAAAATCCGATAGTTCAACCTCAAATGAATGGACCGTCACTTTCTAATGAAATAATAGAAGGGGCAACAAGACTAATGGATAATAAGGTTACTCAACAAAGTAGTGCTCAACCAAATAGTATTCAACCAACAAATAATAATTCCGACCTAAAACAAATGATAAGGGATGTGGTAAGAGATACCGTTAGAGATGTGGTTAAAGAAGAATTAAAAAATTCAGGTTTATTAAGTGAATCCGCACAAAAAACTAATGAAACTCTTTCATTAAGAGTAGGTAAACACATTTTTGAAGGTAAAGTAACAAAAATTAAAAAAGTAAGACAATAACTTTTCTTATTAAGTATTTTTTCCTATACTTTTCTAAATAGAAAAGTCATGTCAAAAATTAATGTGTTAGTACTCCCATCAGACAGAACAGGAGTAGGTAAATTTCGTTCTGTTGAGCCACACACGTTTTTACAACAACATTATTCAGATGAATTTCATGTTGATATAGATTACGAACCTAAGGTAAATGACGAAAAATACTGGAAAAAGTACCAAATAGTACATTTTCATAGAGTTATAGGTTCAAATTATGAGCAGTCCCCTTTAATCATTAAACAGTTGAGAGAATGGGGTATTGTCACTATTGGGGATATTGATGATTATTGGCAACCCGGAAAAGAACATCCCGCATATGAATTAGTAAAAAAACATAACTTAAGTCATCACATAATGAATAATTTGAGTTGTGTAGATTATGTTACAACCACTACTGAATTATTTGCGAATGAAATAAGAAAGATAAACAAAAATGTTTTCGTTTTACCTAACGCAATTAATCCCGAAGAACCACAATTTACAGAAAAAACTAAACCTAGTGACAGGTTAAGGTTTGGGTGGTTAGGTGGTTCCTCACATTTACATGACTTGAAATTACTTGATGGCACTACTAATAGGTTAACTGAGTTTAAAAATGATTATCAGATGTACTTATGTGGATTTGACATTAGAGGTAATGTTACAGAAATTAATAGGGAGACCGGTGAGGAGAAGAAAAGACCTATTAGACCTGATGAGACCGTATGGAAGAAATATGAGGAAATATTCACGGATAATTACAAAACTGTAGATGAAAAACAAATGAAGTACCTGATGGAGTACCAATCAGGAGACTATAGTGAAGAAGACGTTTTTTACCACAGAGTATGGACCCAACCGATTAATAGTTACGCTAAAAATTACTCTAAGTTTGACGTATCTTTAGCTCCTATTAAAGACCATATGTTTAACAGGATGAAGTCTCAATTAAAGGTAATTGAAGCAGGTTTTTATAAAAAAGCGTTAATCGCTTCTGATGTTGGACCATACACAATTGACTTAAAACACTCATTAGATAAAGGAAATTTTGTGGATGGTAACGCACTATTAGTTGATAAAAATAGAAATGGTAGTGATTGGGCAAAATACATGAAAAAACTTATTAAAAACCCCTCATGGGTTGAAGATTTAGGTGAGAGACTTTACGAAACTGTGAACGGAACTTACGATTTAAAAAGTGTGACTAAAAATAGAGCGGAATTTTATAAATCTTTAGTAAAATGATAGACGTACCATTAAACAAATTGTTATTTTTTGATTTAGAAACTGTAGGGATAGAGAAAGACTACACTACACTAAATGAAAAGAACCCTGAAATGGGTAGACTTTTTGAAAGTTACCGAAATTGGTTTGAGAAAAGATATCCTGAAGACGTCGATAAGTCTTTAGATGAGATATTCACTAATCACGCAGCATTAATTTCAGATTTTGCAAAAATTATCGTGGCTTCATTCTCATTCATAACCCCAAGCGGAGAAGTACACACCACTACGTTCGCAGAAGATGATGAGAAAAAACTTTTATTAGGGGTAAAAGACTTATTAAATAAAGTGTTAAAACTTGATTTTCATTTGTGTGGGCACAATATAAAGGGATTCGATATGCCAATGTTGTCTAAAAGATTTGTATGTAACGGTATAAAACCCCCAAGTATTTTACCAAAATTAGGTACAAAACCATGGGAATTAAAAGCTGTAGACACGAAAGAATTATGGCAGTTTGGTTCATTTAATTCTCCAGCCTCACTTGATTTAATGTGTGTTGCGATGAATGTGAGTAGCCCTAAAACCGGCGAAGTGTCGGGAAATATGGTACATGATACATATTGGAACTTAAATGGGTTAACTCCTATATCCGATTATTGTGAGAAAGACGTCCAAGTTTTAGTGGATGTTATGAATAAAATTTATAATTTAAAATAATATGTTTAAAAAATTTAATGAACTAAACGACAGTTTGAGAGCCTTAAAAGATTTAGAAAGTAAATTAAGCGATGTGGATATGAGTAACCCCCAAGAATTATTAAATAGTTTAGGGGTAAACATTGATGAGGTTGAAGATAGTTTTAATAACAATTTTACAGGTATTGTTGAGCTAAAATACTTTTTGGACTCAGATAATAAGGAGCCTGAATATGCTTACCCTACCGATTCAGGGTTTGACTTAAGGTCTAATGTCGATATTACCTTAGAGCCTTTTGGTAGAGCGTTAGTCCCTACAGGTATTCATTTTGATGTACCCGAAAGGTGTGAAATACAAGTTAGACCAAAAAGTGGGTTAGCAATTAAACGTGGTTTATCAGTCTTAAATACTCCAGGTACAGTAGACTATGGATATACAGGAGAAATTAAAGTAATCGTCTTTAATATGAGTAATGAGGTACAGAGTATAGTTAAAGGGGACAAGGTCGCTCAAGCTGTTGTATGTCCTGTAGTACAGGGTTCTGAAATTAACCTAAAGAGAGTGGATAAAATTGAGAATAAAGACCGTAACAGTAATGGGTTTGGTTCTACAGGAAATTAAAAAATTATGAAGAAGACTATTGAATTAAAAACAATTACAGATGATGAAGGGTATGCCACTAGTCCTACCTTACCTGACGGAATAAAAAATTATCTTATTGATATAGATGGTACTATCACCGATGATGTCCCTAATGAAGAATCTGAAAGAATGAGACAAGTCATACCATATGAAGGTTCAGTTGAAACTTTAAACGGGTGGTTTAATGAAGGACATATAATAACTTTTTTTACTTCACGAACTGAAGAGGTAAGGGAGATAACCGAGGAGTGGTTAGATAAGTGGGGGTTCAAATATAGTAACCTGTTAATGGGTAAACCTCGTGGGGGTAATTATCATTGGGTAGACAATCACATTGTAAGAGGAACGAGATATAACGGACAGTGGACTGAGTTGACAAATAAAATGGTAGAAATTCAAGTATTTGACGACTAATGATTACAATAGGGTTTAGTACAAGGGAGGTCGATAATAAGTTCATAGAACATATTAAGAAGACTTGTGGTCCAAAAAATATTGAAGTTATACCTTTTGAAAATAAAGGTTCTCATTCTTTAACTGAAGCTTATAATATATTACTTGAGAAAGCAAGTAATAATATTGTGGTACTATGTCATGATGATATATATTTTGATAAAAAGGGTTGGGGTTCTAAAATATTAAACCATTTTAAAAAAAACCCTGACTATGGAATATTAGGTGTTGCCGGCTCAACTATTTTTCCTTCGTCCGCTAGATGGTGGGAAGATACTAGTAAAATGAGAGGGATTGTTAATCACGAACACAATGGTAAAAAATGGGAGTCAAAGTACTCAAATAGTAGAGGTAATAAGATTGACGAGGTTGTGGTGGCAGATGGTGTTTTTTTGTCAGTAAATAAAAACAGATTAAAAAAAACTTTTAATGAAGATATAAAAGGATTTCATTTTTACGATGTAAGTTTTACTTTCGAAAATTATATAGACGGAACCAAAATAGGGATTATGTATGATGTTAGAATTACCCACAAATCAATAGGTCAAACTAATCAAGAGTGGGAAGATAATAGAATTAAAATCTCAAATTTATATAGTGAGTTTTTACCTAAAAAAATACTAAAAGATAAAAACAGTATATTAAAAATACTTTTATTAGTTAAAAAATATATTAAGGAAAATTACAATTCACTTAATACTCATGAACTAACTATTGTATCTGAATCTGTCGAGTATAGTAAAAATATTTTTGAAATTAGTACGATTCCGAGTACATTTTTAGGTGATGGTATTACACAAATAGGGGTAAATAAAACTGTTTCAGTAAAAAATAGGTTATATAAAACAAAACAAGTAGATTATGATTTAATAATTTCAGATTCCGAATTACTTTCTAATAAAATTAAGTACATTTATCCTAACACAAAACATATTTTTATAGGTGAAAAAAAAGAAATTCATAGTTCGGTTGAATTTATAAAGAATCTTAATTATGAAGATATTCATTTATTATCTAATAATAACATATCAAAACCTAAAGTTAAGGTATTGACGGGGTTCTCAAACCAAGGAGGGTCTACATTTGCCATTTCAAGACTAGTTAATTATTTTAATAAAAATGATATACCCTCGACTATGTATGGACCACATGATTATCATTTAAACTTATGTAATTCTGACTTAAGTGAAAATTTATCATTAAATACAGAAGACATTCTAATTACACATTTCATAAATTTAAAAGAAAGACCTAACGTAAAAAAAGTAATTTTATTTTGCCATGAAAAAAATCTTTTTGAAGTGTCAAAAATGAAACCTTACTGGGATGAAGTAGTGTTCCTTAATAATAAACACAAGAATTATCATTCAGGATACGATGGAAAATACACCATAATACCTAACTTTAAAGAGTTTTTTGAGGTCAGTAAAACTAAGGATAGTATAAACACTGCAGGTATTATTGGGTCTATAGATATTAATAAACAAACCCATAAATCTATTGAAAGGGCTTTAAATGATGGATACCAAAAGGTTATACTTTTTGGTACTGTAACTGATATAAAATATTATCAAGATTATGTCAGTCCTTTAATTGATGGTAAAAATGTTATAGAATATGGTTTTACTGATGATAAAGAAAAAATATATTCTATGGTTAATGCTGTTTATCAGTCTTCTTTAAGTGAAGTCGCATCTTTAGTAAAAGAAGAGTGTGAGATGACTGGTACAAAATTTAATGGTAACTCTCACATAGACAATGATACTGAATCATTGTCGGATGAAGAAATATTTAAAAAATGGAAAAATTTATTAAAATTGTAAGATGATAATATTAACTACTCTTTTTAACGCTGAAAAATACATCGAAAGATGTTTGTACTCAATAATGAGTCAAACATTTAAAGACTTTAGATGTTATATAACTGATGATATGTCTACAGATAAAAGTGTGGATATAGTTAAAAAAATTATAAAGGACGACGACAGATTTATTTTAATAGAAAATAAAGAAAAATTTTATCAACCAGGAAATTACGACCAAGTAATTAGAAGTAATCCATTAATTAATGATGATGACGTTTGCGTTGAGGTAGATGGGGATGACTGGTTACCTGATTCAAAAACACTACATAGAATTAACAACGTTTATCTCGATAAAGATGTTTGGATAGCAAATGGTAAATTTAGGTATTCTTCAGGTGCAAATGGTTTTGCACAAAAACAAACTAATTTTGACTCTCTAAGGAAACATAGATTTACTGCATCACATATTAGAACTTGGAGGGCTTTCCTTTGGAGAAATATCGACATATCTGATTTAAAGGATGAAAATGGAGTATATTGGAAAATGACCGGTGATTTATCATTTATGTTTCCTATGCTTGAAATGTCAGGGGAAAAACATTATGTCTTTATGGAAGACATAAATTACGTTTATAACGAACAAAACCCAATTAATGACCACAAAGTAGATTTGTCATTAGTAAATGAAATTGCCTTAAAAATAAGAAATAAAAAAAAATATAAAAAAATATAAAAATGAAAAAAGTTTGGTATGCCCCCTATAAGTTTGAGTCCTATGGTGAAGAGGAAATAAAAGCAGTAGAAGAATCACTTAGAAGTGGGTGGTTAGGAGGTCAAGGACCTAAATCTATCGAGTTTGAAAAAGCGATTGCAAAGCGTTTTGGTAAGAAGTTTGGTGTTTTTGTTAATTCAGGCTCTTCCGCCTGTTTATTGGCTTTGGCGGCGTTAGACCTTTTAAAAGGGTCTAAAGTAATTACACCGGCTTGTACCTTTTCAACAACTTTAGCCCCAATAATACAGTTAGGATATGAACCTGTGTTTGTTGATGTGGGTTTGAATGACTACGTGGCACATGTTGAAGATATTATTAACGTGGTAACACCTGAGGTTAAGGCGATTATGTTACCTAACCTAATAGGTAATAAACCAAATTGGAAGTTACTCAAGGAGCAGTTAAAGTTAATTGGTAGAGAAGATATTTACTTGATTGAGGATTCGGCGGACACCTTAACTGAAACCCTTGAAACTGATGTTGCGACAACTAGTTTTTATGCGTCTCACGTTATAACTGCAGGTGGTGTTGGCGGAATGGTAATGTTTAACGATGAAAAGCACGTTACTAAATGTTTACAGTACCGTGATTGGGGTAGATTAGGTAATGACTCTGAAATAATGGACGATAGATTTACTCATGAAGTTGACGGTATACCTTATGACCACAAATTTTTATACAGTGTATTAGGTTACCATATGAAATGTAGTGAAATGAATGCCGCTTTTGGTTTAGTTCAGTTGGAAAGGTTTAAAAAGTTTTCACAGATACGAAGAGATAATTTTGAACGATATATAGAAAACTTACAAGGTATTGGAGATTTGATTTTACCTGATGATTCAATTGAACCTAATTGGTTGGCGATACCGTTACAAACTGAAAAAAGGTTTGAGTTATTAACATTTTTAGAAAATAGTAATATTCAAACTAGAGTTACCTTTGCGGGTAATGTTACAAGACACCCTGTCTATAGAGAATACTTACAGGATTTTGAAAATTCTGATTTAATCATGAAGAACGGTTTTTTGTTAGGAGCTCATCATGGGATGAACATAGAAGACGTTGATTATGTTTGTGACAAAATAAAAGAATTTTTTAGTGAGTCATGAAACCTTTAGTTTTAGGTAACGGTCTTTTAGGTTCTGAAATTATAAAATTAACGGGATGGGACTTTGTTTCTAGGAAGTCTCATAATTTTAATATTGAAAATTTTGAGTCTTATATTGATTCACAATATGATACGATTATAAATTGTGTGGCAAATACAGATACCTACTCAAAAGATAAAGATTCTCATTGGGATGTTAATGTAAAATTTGTTGATAAGTTAATTGATTATTGTAACAGTAATGATGTAAAATTAGTTCATCTGTCTAGCGATTATCTTTATACGGGGTCAGAAGTTAACGCTTCAGAGGAAAGTGTTCCTGTTCATTGTGACACTTGGTATGGATATACTAAATTAGTTTCAGACGCTTTAGTTCAGTTAAGGTGTAAAAATCATTTATTAATTAGGTGTACTCATAAACCAACACCATTTCCATATGATAATGCTTGGGTTGACCAAGTTGGTAACTTTGATTATGTCGATATAATTTCTAATTTAATTATAAAATTAATTAAAAAGAATTTATCGGGACTCTATAATGTGGGGACTGAAACTAAAACTATGTTTGAACTGGCGTCAAAAACAAAGACGGTAAATAAATCATTTGCTCCTGTAAATGCACCTAAAAATACGTCTATGAATATTAAAAAATTATTAACAGACTTAAATGAATAATCCATTTTTTTCAGTTGCAATACCAACTTACGGATATGACGGTAAGGGTTCTGATTTTTTAAATTTTAGTTTATCTAAATTAAGTAGTCAGACTTTTAAGGATTTCGAGGTTGTTATATCTGACCATAGTAGTGATGACACGATAAAAGAAGTGTGTGAGAGATGGTCGAATAAGTTAAATATAAATCATACTTTTAATTCAAAAGGTCGAGGTATTATCTCACCTAACATTAATGAGGCGTTAAAAAAGTGTGAAGGGAGATGGATAAAGATATTATTTCAAGATGATTTTTTATTTGATGAATACTCGTTAGAAAAACAAAAAAAATTCATAGAAGACAAGGATAACTTAGTATGGTTTTTTTCAAAATTTTACCACAGTAATGACGGTAAATCGTTTTATAGATTATATACACCGAAGTGGAATAATACTGTTTGGGTTGGAAATAATACTTTAGGTTGTCCTAGTGGACTTACGATAAAAAATAAAGATATTTTATTTTTTGATGAAAATCTTAATTGGTTAATGGATTGTGATTACTATCAGAGTATGTTCATTAAATACGGCGAACCTGAGGTATTAGATGAGATAACCGTTGTAAATAGAACATGGGGGAATCGCCTTACTGATACCATATCTCAACAAATAAAGGATGAGGAATTTGTTTTAGTTAAGAAAAAATATGCTTGATTTAAATAATATAACTTTAGTTGCCCTAACAAGTGTTAGGTTAGAACAAACCATAAAGGCGTTACAACACAGTTCTTTAAAAATTAACTTCGGTGACATAAAATTATTAAGCGATATTAAACCTGATAATTTACCTGATAATATAACACATGAGTATGTACCTAAATGTAATAATATAGATGAGTGGAATTATCATATAATTTATACTTTACCAAAATATATAGAAACCGACTATATCATTTTAATACACGATAATGGGTTTATTGTAAATCCTGAAGTGTGGACTGATGAATTTTTAAAATATGATTATATCGGGGCGCCATGGCCATTACCTAAAGATGATTTTTCATATAGAGATATAAATGGAGAAGTTATTAGACAAGGAAATAGTGTATCTCTAAGAAGTAAAAAATTATTAGATGTTGCGAACAAATTAGATTTAGAATGGAAAGCCTTTCATGGTTTTACAAATGAAGACGGATTTATATGTGTTAATTATCGTCATGAATATATAAATGAAGGTTGTGTTTTTGCACCTATCGATATATCCTGTTTATTTTCTAAAGAAACTGAGTTACCTGAAAATCGCGGAATTAATACGTTTGCCTTTCACAACTATAATGGAGAAAACAGAAAATACCCTAAATTTTAAAATAATGAAAGATAATAACTACAGGGGCTAAATTAATAATCACCGATTTTAATCATTTACCCGAAAACCCCAAAGATTTTTGGACGGATGAATATACCGATAACTATATAGTATATGATAAGGCACATAGATTTAATGAAACTAATAAAATAGTCCATAAAGAAAATTTAGGGTCAAATATATATGATAAATGAGTACTAAAGAAATTGTAATAGCGGCTTACGATAAAGAATTAGATTGGATAACCCAATTTGATTCTGATATTAAACAAACAATATACAGAAAAGGTATTGAAACTGATAATGAAAATGAAATATTTATTGAGAATAATATGGGTAGATGTGTACATTCATTTTTTTATCACATTTATAAAAATTATGATAATTTATCAGACATAACGTTCTTTGTACAAGATTATCCATTTGACCACTGGGAAGATTTAATTGAAGTAATTAATAATGAAACTTGGGTTGATAGGTGTGCTTTAGAAATCGAGGGTTATTATGGTTTCCATTGGAATTCTATAAAAGTTCCATCACCAAAAGGGGGTATTATGCACTCCCTTAAACCAACAACACATCATGGTAATGGTAACATTATTAGTTGTAACTCAAATGGTAGCCCACAAGACCGAAACCCATTAATAAATGTTGATAAATATTGGGAATTATTATTTGAAGGGATACCACCACCTATATATGAATTCATACCAGGTGGACATTTCGGCATAACAAAAGAATATACCCATCTAAGGTCTCGTGAATTTTATGGTAAAATATGTAATTTATTAACTGAAGATATATGGGCACCATGGATGATAGAACGTTTAGAGTGTTACATATTCAACCCAAAATATAAAACAAAATTATGATAACGACAAATTTAACTGGAAATCTAGGGAACCACATGTGGCAATATGCGGTATGTAGAACAATAGCTGAGAAACTAGGGTATGAGTGGGGTATAAACCCATCGCCAAGTCATGATTACTTTAAAGGGCAATCACAAATGACATTTATGAATGTTGATTTTGGTAAACCTGTAGAAGGTATTATACATGAATATCATGAATCTTGGAAAGAAATATCTCACGTAGATAAAGTTAATATAACAATGTTAAATCCCTCATTATATGAGATACAAGATAATACTATATTAGTCGGAGATAAGAGTATTAACCCAGGAGCGATAGGTGGTATATATCAGTCAGAAGAATATATAATTAATAGAAAGTCAGATATTAGAGAATGGTTTAAGATTAAAAACGAGTCAAAAAAAAATTATGATAAAATATTATCTGATAAGGGTATTGTTCTTGATGAAAATCTTTGTGTTATTAATTTCAGAGGTGGGGAGTATAGGTCGATACCAAATGTATTATTAAGAAGGGAATATTGGAGGGATTCAATTAACCACATGTTAATAATAAACCCTAATATGAAATTTGTGATTATAACAGATGACCCAAACACCGCAAATAAGTTTATGCCCTTTCCAATCGAATCAATTCATGTTGATGTTGGATTTGATTTTTACGTTGTCAATCAAGCTAAATGGAATATAATATCCAATTCAACATTTGGTTGGTGGGCAGCATGGCTTAATGACAAAACAAATAAAATAATAGCTCCTAAGTATTGGGCTAGACATAATGTTAGTGATGGGTATTGGGCCACAGGAGATTCGTACACCATAGGGTTTACATATATGGATAGGGAAGGAAATTTATATGATTATGAAACTTGTAAAAAAGAGGCAGAAATTTACTATAAACAAAAAAATATAATTTAATATGAGTTATACAGAGATACCAAACGAGGAGTTAGAAATTTTTAAAAGATTAAGTAATAAATTCAAAGTTGTTTTTGATGTAGGTTGCAGAGATGATATTGATTATTTTAAGATTAATGATTTATGTGAATATCACTTATTTGAACCAAATACAATAGCGATAAATTCTTTAAATGAAAAATTAGGTAAGTTAGAAAATCATAATATAAAATTAAATGAATTTGGTTTATCTGATACAACACAAGATAATTGTGTTTATTATAAAAACGTTGAATCTTTTACGATAAATCCATTTGCTAGAACAATAGATTCTGGTGATAGATTCTCTTTAAAAAAATTAGATGATTATATCTCAGAAAATAATATTGAAAAAATTGACTTTATAAAAATAGATGTTGAAGGGTTGGATTATAAAGTTATTTTAGGTGGTTTAGAGGCTATTAAAAATAAAAATATTGTGTCATTCATTCAAATAGAATATAATGGTGGCGTTAAACAATACGTTGATTTGCTTGATAATTTTGAGTTTTATTGGATGATGGAACCAAGATTATTATCAGCTGTTAATAATATGGGTAATAAAAATGATTTTAACAAATCATTAATTAGACTTGATATTGACATAATTAATTTTATTGATAATACCGTATCCCCAACTGGTAATGGTGGTAATATTTTTGGTGTTAATAAAAAAAATGTTGACTTTGATGTTGATAAAATAATATTTAAAATAATTTAATATGCGAAAAATTTATGATTGTTTTAATTTTTTTAATGAATTAGATTTATTAGAAATAAGGTTAAATACACTATATGATATAGTTGATTATTTCGTAATCATCGAATCAAACTTAACTCACTCTGGTGAGGTTAAACCATTTTATTATGAGGATAATAAAAGTAGATTTGAAAAATTTTCAGATAAAATTATACATTATAAGGTGTTAGATACTCCAGAACAATTTAATAATTTACATAATGGTGATGATGAAATACTAAATCAAATCTATCATTATATAAATAAACAAACTAATAGGTTTAATAGAAACACACAGCCCGATTATGGTAGAGACTTCTTTCAAAAGGAATGTGTTAGAAGACCCTTAACAAATTGTTCTGATGATGATATAATTATTATTTCTGACTTGGATGAAATACCGAACCCTAAAATACTAAGTAATGTACACGAATTAAATCTATCTGAAAATATATATCGGTTAAATCAAAATATGTATTGTTATTATTTAAATGTGTTTAAGGAGAAAAATTGGTTTGGTAGTAGAATTCTTAATTATGGTAAACTTAAAAATCTATCAATAAATGAGGTTAGAGGTGATAATACACTTAGTGTTGAATTACCAAATGGTGGTTGGCACTTCAGTTTTATGGGAGGAAAAGAAATGGTAAAAAAGAAAATAACATCTTATTCTGCACGAGATTTAGGAGGTAGACATGTTTTAAACTCTATTGAATCAAATATGGACAAGAATATTGACCCCTTTTTTAGGGGTAGTCTTAATGTTGTTGAAATTGATGATACTTACCCTAAGTATTTGATTAATAACCTTAAAAGGTATGGTCACCTCATAAAAAAAATATGATAACTTGCAAATTACAGGGAGGATTAGGAAATCAAATGTTCCAAATATCTGCAACTATTGGTCACGCTCTGAGGTATGGTTTTAATTATGGTTTTGATTTTAACCGTTGTTATACTCCTAATCAGGGTCATAAATCATCCACATATTCAAATAACTTTTTTAGAGACATTAACGAAAGAATCGACTTATCAGACTTATCTAAATATAATTTATTTAATGAGAGAGGGTTTTCGTATCAGGAAATACCAAATAAAGATAATATTATTTTATCGGGTTACTTTCAAAGTGAAAAATATTTTAATAATGTTAAATCCGTAATTAAAGACCTTTTTTATTTCGATGAACAAATAAAAAATAACGTTAATAAATTATTAAACTCAATTAATGAAGAAAAATGTGCGATTCATATTAGAAGAGGTGATTATGTAAATAAACCTGATTTTCATTTAGTTTGTGATAATACGTACTATCAAAAAGCTATCGATTTTATTGGTTCAGACAAACATTTCATTGTGGTATCGGATGATATAGAATGGTGTAAAGACAATATAAAGTCAGATAATATAACTTTTACTCCATTTAAAGACGAAATAAGTGATTTATATTTAATGACACAATGCGAACATAAAATAATGTCTAATAGTTCTTTTAGTTGGTGGGGAGTGTGGTTATCAAAAAAAAGTGGGGTTGTGGTTTCCCCAAATAAGTGGTTTAATTATAATGGGCCGCAAGATTTTAACGATATATATTTAGATTCTTGGGTTAAAATATAAACGATTTATTTTTATTAAAAAATTAATATATTTTAATAAAATATAATACATGTCAACAAAACAAAAAGGTAATGAAAAGCCCTTTAATAATGTTAAGGAGTTAGTTAATTCTATAGTAAATCGTAAAACAAGGAAAAAGTTTTTATCGGATAATCAGAAAACTTACTACCAAACATTATTAGATAACGAAATAACGATATGTTCAGGTCCTGCGGGAGTAGGTAAATCTTTTATCGCTATGAGAGCAGCTATAGATTTACTATTAGATAAGGATAATGCATATGAAAAAATTATTATTGTTAGACCGGCGGTGGAGGCTGAAGAAAAATTAGGTTCTTTACCTGGTAATTTAGAAGAAAAATTAGACCCTTATATTTTTCCGTCTTACTACCTACTAAATAAAATCATAGGTAAAGAAGCTAGAGAAAAATTAAAACAGAATGAAGTTATTGAAGTTTTTGCGTTAGCATATATGAGAGGAATGAATATTGATAACTCTATATTAATTTTTGAGGAGGCTCAAAACGCGACTCCATCTCAGATGAAACTACTATTAACTAGAATAGGTTTTAATTCTAAATTTTTAATATCAGGTGATGTGGAGCAAACAGACCGTTATAGAGATAAAACACAATCAGGGTTATATGACGCTTTAAAAAGATTTAGAAATATTGATGATATCGGAGTTTTTGAGTTTGATAACAAGGATATCATAAGGAATCCTTTAATAAGTAAGATTTTAGACAATTACGAGTAAAATGAAAATCGCAATAGATTTAAATGGTGTAATTAGAGATGTTTTTGGTAAATCAGCTCAGGTTTACGAAAAATTTTATTTAGATGAATTATCTGAATCACCAACCTCTCAGTATAATGAAGAAACCGAAGAATGGGTTAAAGAAGATAATGATAAAAATTCTTTTGATTACGAATTAAACTTACCAGTTACGTCATTAAATTTAATTGACCACTTTAAGTTTGATAATGATGAGGATTTATATGATTTTTTCTATGTTGATTTTCCTATGGAAATATTTGGTCACAGTCCGTCGATACAGAATAATACATTTAATATTTTAAATGATATATATGTGAATTTTAGAGATTTTAATGAAATCACTATAATTTCAGATGAAATAGGTAAGTCCAAACCGGCAACTTTATTTTTCCTATCTAAATACGGATGTTTAATCGAAAACATTAAGTTTTATTCAAAAGTGACTTTATCAGATACTTTCGATTCATTTGATGTTATTATTACGTCAAATCCCGATTTATTATCATTAAAAAATGATAATAAAACTATAATAAAAGTAATAACTACATATAATTCTGAATTTGACGGGGATTACAACATCTCTAATATTGAAGAGTTATCTGAAGTATTAACAAAAATTAATATATAATAATATGTTGGAAATTTTAGGAGAAATGTATTACATAGATTTAAATGAATTAAGTGATACTATTGATATGTCCATCCCTACAATAAGTGGTGAAACTGAACAAACTATAAACTTAGTTTCATTTGAAGTTTTAAAGATGATGCTTGAGGTTATAATGACTGAACGTGAGGAAGTTGACGAAAATTTAGGCATCCACTCGGTTAAAAATTTAAGTATTCCCTTTAAAATTGCATTTAATACATTATTAAAACATCAAATACTAAAACATTTATAAAAATGAATGAAGAAACGTTACTAAAAGTAGAAAAGTCTATCGAGAACTTACGTGATAAGTCCTCTAGAATTTATTTTATGGTTCAGGATACTAAAGGTAATCCTAAGGCCGGTGTTAGGATGTCATATCAAATGGCTCAAACATTAAAAGAAGAAGGTTATAATACCTTTATTATGCATGAAAAAAATGATTACACCGGTGTATCATCATGGATGGGTGAAAAATATATGGAAATCACACACTCATCAATAGAAAATCAAAATTTACAGATATCACCTGAAGATTTTATAATAATACCTGAAGTATATGGTCATGTTATGGAACAGGTGTCAAAAATGACATGTGCTAAAATTGTCTTATGTCAAGCTTATGACCATATGTTAGAGACATTACAGGCTGGAACATCTTGGTCCCAATACGGATTTTTAAAATGTATCACAACAAGTGAAACTCAAAAAAAATACATTTCAGAAATAATGAAAAATATATCTTTCGATATAATTAAACCACTTATTACTGAAGAATTTACCCCTAAAACATTACCATCTAAACCAATCGTTTCTATCCACACAAGAGACCAGAGGGACACTATGAAAATAATAAAAACTTTTTATTTAAAATACCCTCAATATAGATGGATTACTTTTAGAGATATGAGAAGTTTAGATACTAAAGAATTCGCCGAATATTTAAAAGACGCGTTTGTATCAGTATGGGTTGACGATATTTCAGGTTTCGGTACATACCCTATTGAATCAATGGCAAGCAATACTCCTGTAATTGGAAAAGTCCCAAATATGAAACCGGAATGGTTAAACGATAATAATGGTATATGGACATATGAGTTAAATAACATTCATGATATACTTGCTGAATATATACAGAATTGGTTAGAAGATAATGTTAATATTGAATTGTACGATAATGGAATTGAAACTTCTAATGAATACAAAAATCAGGATTCCTTTAAATCTTCAGTTATTGAATTATTTGAGGGTTACTTTAACTCTCGTAGAGAAATTTTTGAGGTTCAATTAGAAAAAATAAAAGTAGAAGAAGAAAATTAATTAAAATGGAAAAATTAAATATATCAGTGGTTTTACCTGTAGAATCTTCTAAACATAAAAATTTTACAGACCTATTTAAATCTTGTATTGTTTCAGTACAACAACAAATTAAAGAATCTGTAAGAGGTGAAAATGTTATAGATGATATTGAGTTGGTTATAATCCATTCAGGAGAAGAGAGTTTAGTAGAATTAATTAATAATTCAGACTTTAGTGGGTTAACTACTAATATCATTCATAATGAAGGAGATACGGACTTTAGTACTCAAGTTAATTTAGGTATTGAAAAGTCGTCTCACGACTGGGTAACAATATTAGAATTTGATGATGAGGTATCGAGCATATGGTTTAGGAACGTTTATAAATATATTAACGCATACCCACACATAAAAGGGTTTTTACCTATCGTTGTTGATACTGACGAAAATGACACGTTTGCAGGATTTACTAATGAAGCTACATTCGCGGCTAACATGAATAGTGAAATTGGAATACTAACCAACGAAGTACTACTAAACTATCAGAATTTCCAAACGAGTGGTATGGTTTTTAAAAAATCAATATTTGATGACTTTGGTGGTTTTAAGAAATCCTTTAAGTTAACCTTTGTATATGAACTATTATTAAGGTTGACTTATAACTCTGTAGAAATAATGACTATACCTAGAATTGGGTATAAACACTCCAATATGAGGGAGGGGTCAATTTTTTGGAACTATAAAAATGGAGAATATCCATTAACTCAAGAAGAAGTTTCTTTTTGGATTGAATCAGCAAAAAAAGAACATTTCTTTAAAGATGATAGAGATATAAAATATGAAGTGATTGATATTTAATGTTATTAAATGAAACGGGAAATACTGTAAATCCTGAAACTAAAGGTAAGAGGGGAAGAAAGGCTAAATCTCAAAACTATTTTGATGTGAGAGAGGAGAAGGCTGTTAGGATGTTCCTGACCGCCTCTACATGGGAGGAAAAAAACACCATATACAATGAGTTTTTAAGGGGACCTTTAGATAAAATGATAGAATCTATTATTAGAAGATATAAACTATATCGTAAAAATATGGAGTTTAGAGATATTCATAATGATACCCATTCATTTTTAATGACTAAAGTTGATAAATTTAAACCTGATAAAAATAAAAAGGCGTACTCTTATTTTGGTACTATATGTAAAAACTATTTAATGGGTCAAATAATAAAAGACCAAAAAGAACAAAATAGAAAAATATCATATGAGGATATCACGACTAAATTAGAAAGTAGACCTGACATGGTATATTATTTAGAGTATGAAAAATTACTACCAGAAAAGGTAATAAAAGAGTTTATAAAAGAACTAAATAAGTTTATTGATAATACTGATTTAAATAATAATGAATTAAAATTAGGATACGCATTAATTGAGTTATTTGAAAATTATGAGGATATATTTATTGGTACGGATAATAATAAATTTAATAAAAATATCATATTATTATCATTGAGAGAAATGACTAATTTAACCACTAAAGAAATAAGGACTTCTATGAAAAAGTTTAAAAATCTATACTTTGATTTGACCGTTAAATTAAATAACCTATAAAATACAAATTCAATAATATTTATATTATTATGGGTAGACCAAAAAAGAAAGAAATAATTTTAAGTAAAGACTCCGTTTTAGGGTTAATGCAAGAAATTTATAACGAACTTGTCGAGCAAAGAGCAACTGCGGTACGTATACAAAATAAAATGTTAAACCTATTAAAAGGTGCAGAAGACATGGCGGTTATAGGTCCTGTTATTAAAGAACAACAAAAAATTATAAACGATACCATAGAAAAAAAATTATCATTATCTAAACTACAATCATCAATATGGGAAAAATCAACAAATAATAGTGAGGATAATTTTAACTTAGCGGAAATGGACGACGATGTATTACAGGCGCTAATTAATAAAGATACTGACGATAATAATAAAGATGGTTATAAAATGAGTTAATTATGGCTACAGACGTTAAAAAAGGACTTAATGATGCTTCATCTCAAATAATCTCTTATGGTACCACCATTAGTGTGCAGGAAACGGAAAAAAAATTAAAGAAACTATCTAATGGTAATAATTTTGAACTATCTAAAAGTGAATCAGTAAAACAACTTAACGCAATAGGTGATGTTAAACAGAGAGCACAAACAGAGATAAAAAACCAATTTGAGGAGTTAATAGATTTGTTTAAACTGTCTATGCCATCCAAACCTGGTATAAACTCTAAAAGTATTGATTTTCTTTTAAAGCAAATTCTTTTAGCTAGCCAAAACACTAAGAGTAGAATCTCAGAAGTATTGGTCGAGGAAAGTATGAAGGTTGCGGGATGTTCTCAAGAACAGACGTTTGAGGGTAATGACGATAATGACGGACCTAATAAGTTATATGTTAGAGTAAACCAAATAGATTTATTTAAACTCTTAAAAAAAGACCCTGAAGAAGGATTTAATAGTATTTTATATGAGTCCACTAATCCCGTAAATGGGTCTCAACCATATTCCATGGATAAGGAGTTATATAATCGACTTCAAAACGAAGGGTTTTCTTTTAATGACGAATATGGTAGTGATTATATAGGTTCAGCTAACAGTCCCATTATGAATATCACATATGTTACCTCATACGTTAAAAATGGTACAACATATTATGGAAATTTTTATGAAATAACTTTAAGGAATAGACCAAATTTAAATCGAGTTTCAGATTTTTTAAAGGATTATTATAATTCTATTGATTTTTTGAACTTTGATGGTCTTTCGGTTAAAATTATGAACTCTCTAACTAACTTTATAGATATATCTGGAAATTTATCCATTAATGAAAAGGAGGAGCAATCTAAGTTTGAAAAGATAGTGCAGAGAATACTTGGGTTGTGTTTTGATAATAATAAAGAAATTGACGTATCAGGAAATGCTAAGAATTCTGCTTTAGATACTATTAATGAATCTTTCTTTGAGATGTCACCTATAGATTTACGTAACATCGAAAATAACGTGAATAATATGGTAAATGGTGTTACTGAGTTTGAGGATTGTAATAATGTTAAAGTTCCTGTAAACGTACAGTCTATATCAAAATCTATAGGTAATATGTCATTTTTACCTGATAATGAAAAAATTGATTATTTTATTCAAGAAGCCGATAATATGTCTAAGGACGAAAACTGGAAATTACTTCTACCTGACAGTCTTAATATAAATGTATCAATAAAAAGTGGAATATTAAAAGTAATCCCACAAGCAGTTGTCCTTACTATTTTATCACCAAAAGTTTTATTAGGTTTAATGGTTATATTAAAATCTTTAGGTAGTACTATAATTGATGAAATTGAAGGTTTTGATACATTTATGAGAAATATGAAAAGCTTTTTAATTAATTTAGTTAGTCGGATTGGCGCTATTTTTATTGAAGAACTTTTTATGTTATTAAAAGCTAATCTAAGAGCGTTAGTTGAAACATTATTAATTGAGGTAGTAAAGGAGTCTAAAAACGCCTCTCTAAGTATTGTAACTTCTATTATTTATGCGTTAATACAAGTTGCGTCAGGTATTGTGGATTGGCGACAATGTAAGAGTGTAGTAGATGAAATATTAAATTTATTAAAGTTAATACCTCAACCTATTCCCGGAATACCTAACTTTGCACTTTCGTCTGCAAGATTACTACCAGGTTACTCACCAACCAGAGCTATGGCATTAATAAATGAAAATTTACAAAAACTAGGTCTACCTACCGGTGATATGCCTGACGGGTCACCTAATTTAATGTTACCATCTATGTTTCAACAATTAAAAGGTAGTAATCAAGAAAATCTTAACAACAGTAAAACTGAAATTTATGTACCCGCAACTGCAGTTGCGGCATTTGCTGGAGGGGTAACCTTTCCGGTTAAAGCCTTTGGAAAATCTTATTAAATATGGATGATAAATTAAAAAATGTTATTATAAACTATAAGTCTTTACCTAATAAAGAGTTAGAATTTGGTTTAGGTTTAATAAGTGAAGATTTTGAGGACACTAAAAAACTATTAGTTAAACTTACTCACCATTTAGATTCTTTAGAAAAAAGTTATAATAATATATTAGAAGAATATAAAACACGAAATAAGTAATGGGTCTTGAAGGTAAAAGCAATAATAGAGATATATTAAATTCACAATTAATATATAAAGGTCAGTGTATAAACAATGACGACCCGATGAGACTTGGTCGGATTAGAGCTTTATTAAAGACTGAAAATCAATCTGACAGAGAAATTGCTAATGAAAATTTTGGTAAACAAACTTATAAAGATTGGGGTGAAAAGGACCCCTTTGTTTTCAAACCTCTACTACCTTTTTTCATTAATACCCCACCTAAAATAGATGAGTATGTACACCTTTTTTATAATAATATAACTAGAAAAGGTAGTAAAGATAAATACTATATCGGAGGGGTGTACAGCTCCCCAACCACATCAAATGTTGAGGTTTACGACTCGGCAATTACTAATTTAGAAGAGGGTTCAAGAAATAAGCCGTTTCCAAATTTATTAAATGAAGAGGGGGAGTATTTTATTAAAGACTCTAAAGGTATATACGCCGACCCTAATGATATAACACTATACGGTAGGGGTAGTTGTGATATAGTAATACAAGATAACACAGTACTTTTAAGGGCGGGTAAAAATAAAAATTTTCAAGTAGGTCAGACTCCGAGAAAAAATGAAAAACGTTCTTTTTTACAATTAAGTAAATTTGACAGTAGGACAGTTTATGGTCAACCAGAAAAGAAATATATATTTGGTTCACAACATAAAGATTTAAAATGTTTAATAGAATACGATATTATTAACCCTGAAAATCAAGCGAATAACTTTAGAGGTATCATTTATATCTATAATTTAACACAGCCAATTTCTACTCAGTCAATATCAGTAAATTTACCTATACCTGAAACGTCTAAATCTTTAATGACTACAGTATCTTTTGAATCAAAGACTATTAATCAAGTAAAAACATTAATTAATCAAGTTTTAGAGGGGTTTATTAAGTCAAATATAAATGGTATCGTTACACAACAATCTGAAAATATTACGGTTAGTGGTCCTGAAAGGTTTGATGCAGGTGGTATTTTCCCCTTTTATTTTAGACCACAAAACAGTTTTTATAAACTTTTAAATGGTGTGAATTCATCAACTAACCCACAAGTAATGTTTAATGTAAGTAGTATTATATCACAAGTTTCTATTAAACCTACCGATGGTTTAAGTAGAGGTTATAGTTTGGTATATGACAAAAATAAAACAGATTCGGTACCACTTATACCTACAAGACAAGATATAATACCTAAAAAAGTGGAGCCTTTTAATAAATCTGTTGGTATTTTTGGTGGTGATGAAATTTATTTGTTATCTCATAATTCGCAAAAATCAGGTACTAATGGTAAAATCGACTTGTCCGATACACTATACGGAATAAATGAGAATTTAGTTGCCGATGAAATTGAACCTAAAACATCCTCTATGGTTAGGGGTGAAGAATTATTAGACTTATTAAACTTAATGATTCGATTTTTGGTGGGTCACGTACATGCGTACCCCGGTTTACAACCCGTACCTCAAAGTGTTGACGGTGTTACTGTAGATAACCTTCTTGAGGAGTTATTAAATGCGCAAGATACAATTTTAAATAAGAATATTCGTATAAACTGAATATTTATATAAAAAACTTATCTATGTCACTTCATCGTTCATATTTTAGTAAAAATGATACCATATTATATAATTCATACACTAATACGGGTCGGAATCCTGTTGTAGAGTTATTTTATGGTAATGTAGATAACATTATATCGCCTGTAGGTTTTACTCGTTTTATATTCGATGTGGATATTGACGATTTACAAAAAAAAGTTTCTTCAGGTGAAATATCTACTGGGTGTAGTTATAATCTTACCCATAAATTAAAAATGACTAATACTTCATCTTTTGATGAAGAGTTATTAAACGAAAAATGGTCTAACGGTAGAAGAAGAGCCACATCTTTTGATTTAGTCCTATTTAGAATACCCAAAACATCAGGTTCAAGTGGAGACCCTCAAACATGGGACGAGGGTGTAGGTACTGATTATTATGCAGGTCAAGCAAGAAGCAGTACTAATACAGTTTCAGTACAGAATATAATAGAAACTGATAAATCATACTCAAGCCGACCTGTTAATTGGTTTCAGAGAAATACAATTAACAACTGGTCGGAAGAAGGTTTATATAGTAACACTAATTCAGTATCAAATACCCCAGGATTAAATTATTCAGGATTAACGATTATCGATACTCAACATTTTGAGTTTGGTAATGAAGATATTGAATTTGATATGACTAATGAGATAAATAATATAATAACAGGTTCCACAACAGGAACTACAGGGTGGGGAATCGCATTCGTACCTGATGTTGAAAATATATCGGGTCTTACAGAAAATTACTCCGTTGGGTTTTTCTCTCGTCATACTCAAACTTTTTACGAACCGTTCTTAGAAACTTCATATAGTGATTTAATCCAAGACGATAGAAATACCTTCTACGAAAAAAGAAATAATAGGTTATATTTATACTCATTTAAATACGGCAACCCTCAAAGTTTCGACTCAAATCCAACAGTAGACATCTTAGACTCGACAGGGTCCGTTGTAAGTGGTTTTAATGGACTGACAACGTGTCAAATATCTAAAGGGGTGTACGAGGTTAACGTTAGTGGTTTAACGTCCTCTTCGGTCCCCTGTGTCTTTTATGATACATGGAAAGGTATATCCGTTAATGGGGTAGCATTAAATAATGTAGAAAATCAATTTGTTTTACATTCATTATCTGATTTATATCAAATAGGGATGGAAGATAATGAACCTAAGATATATGGATTTGATTTTTACGGGATTAAACAAGATGAAAAAATACTAAACACAGATATTAGAAAAGTTAATGTAGTGTTGAAAAAGGCATATACCACAAAAGAGGTATTAACACACGTTGACGCTTACTATAGAATATACGTAAGAGAAGGGATGACCGAGGTACAAGTTCAAGATTGGACCTCTATTAATAGAACATCTAGCGGATATTATTTCATATTCGATACCAAAGATAAGATACCTAATGAATATTTCATAGACATAAAAGTTATTACTGACAGAGAGGTTAATACCTATAAACGAGAATTACAATTTCAAATAGTTAACAAAAAATGAAAATTATTAAATTAACAGAAGGAGATTTAGTTGAAATGATACAACAAGTTATTTCCGAAAAAAAGAAAAAATCTAAAAAGAAGAAGTCTAAAAAGAAAGATACGACTTTATGCTCTCGCGGTATTAACGCAGCAAAATCCAAGTATGAGGTTTACCCCTCAGCATATGCTAATGGCTATGCCGTACAAGTATGTAAAGGAACTATGCCTGGATTAGACGGTAAGAAAAAATGTTCAGGAAATTATTGTTAGTGTATAAATAAAACTTATATTTGTAAAAACATTTTGAAAATGAATCGTGTTAACTACAGAACTTATCAACTATTAAAAGAAGACAAATTAATCTTAGAAACTGAAGCGGCCACCTTTGATAGGGCTGTTGATTACTTTTGTGATATACATCCTAACGCATACATGGATAAGTCTTATACTTTTAAAGTCGCCCCCATTAAGTACGGGTATTAATATTCCTCTATAAGGATTTTAAGGTCCATACTCCCCTTAATAACTCTGTGGAAGGTCTCCTTAGGTATTTCAAATTTAACACCCTTTTTAAGGGGTGTAGGTAACTCGTTGTCCATTTGAAAGTACCAGTCCGTATCCTCTAATACTTCCACTATCCGATTTTCTTTATCTCTATGCCAAACGAGCTCTTTCTCAGAGACATCTGAAGAAAAAACTCGTTTGAATTTATTATCTGTAACGTTTTCTTGGGTGTATACCATTACCAAAATCTACCTGATACATTCTTACCAAAATCTTTATGGGCTCTACACGCCCAATATCCGGCCTTTGTTTTATCTTTTTTCTTTTCACATCTGTGTCTAGCGGCAAATGATTTTCTCGCTGCAGGGTCATTCCATTTAGCTGTCATTACAGGAGAACCATAACTTACCTTTTTTACGTTACCTGATTTAGGATTTCTTACGTAAACATACCATTTTTTTGAACCTCCAGACTTAGGTTTATTTAAACTTACTTTCTTACCTTTATATTCAGCTTCATTTAAATTTACATATTCAAAAGGGAAATCTAAAGCTACGGTATCCCCATTAATTAATTTAACAAAAGTACCAACCTCAGACTCTAAAATCTCAGTGTCAAAATCATTAAAACGATATCCATTACCATGTAATTGCCTAGCCTCATTTACAATCTCAAAATACTTTTCACTACCATGTCTAAAAATATTATCGGTTATTGATAAGTTATTATCGATGTGATATTTCATTTCTTCTGAAATAATATTTTTTTCTATTATTTTTTTATTAATAGATTCTTTTATTATTTTTTTAAGATACATAGATTCGTTTTTTGATTTTTTATTTTTATGATTTTTAATTTTAATTCTTGTTGGTTTTTGTCCTTTACCTGATTGTGGGTCTTTCTTTTCTTTTTCTCTTTTTCTTCTGCAAGCCGAGTCTTTTGCAGATTGTGACATTTTACCTGCGACACCCGCAGCTCTACATACGGGATATCCCCCTTTATCAGAATCTTTTCTACCGCAAGATGGGTGACCACCCCCCTTCTTTTTTTTGCAGATGTTAACCCATGGTCCCTTTGGTTGTTTGGACCCCTTCTTTTTTTTCTTTTTTCCGAACCATACGGCCAAGTCTTCAGATAAAATATATGTATCCATATTTACTTTATTAAGTTTTTTAATAAATATTAGTAAAAAAGGAATTAGTATGGAAAATGAAAATCAAAATGTAAATACTCTATTTAACGCTATTAATTACAGAGAACCTCACGAGTTAAATAAATTTATAGACGAAATGAATTTAGACCAAGCATTATTTTGTTTAGTACATGCCGCTAGATACGCACATAATAAAGGTATATACGGTATAGAGGAGTCTGAAGTAGTATCAAAAGCAATTAGAGCGTTAACTACTCCACAACCTTTATCAGAGGACGAAAAAAATGACGAAGAACCAACTGTCGAGTAAAATCATAGAACTGCAATCAGAGATTACAACTGCAATTTTAAAAGGTCATAAATCTAATGATGATGATATTTTTAATTCACATAGAATAGAGTTAATGATATTACGTTGTATGTTATATGGTGAAGATTCTAAAATTTGTAAAACAGAAAAGTCTAATTGTAGAAGTTGTAAAAAATAAAAAAGGGAACCTAATTGGTTCCCTTTTTCTTTTTACTATTAAGATATATATTATCTTAATTCTTTTAAGTCAAATGTTCTAACACCATCAACTGTAATCTTACCGTAGAAACGGTTGTTCACCATCTTCTTAGCGTATCTAGTCATGATACCCTTAATTGGTGTAAAGTTGAATGGGTTATACATTGTAGGTGTTAACTGAAGCGGTACATACGGTGCATATACATATCCAGTATCAAGTAATGATGAACCTTTGTGTCCCAACAATACTGTGTTTGGTGGGAAGTAAGGGTCACGGTAAACTTGATATCTACCTGACAATGTTCCAACTCTTTCAATACCCATGTTATACTGGTCCTGGTCAGGAGCCGCGTTTGAAACGTGGAAGTACTCAAGGTCGTCAAAAATAGCAGAAATTTCAGAAGAAACAACAACCCAATTTGCACCACCTCTTAAAGTTGACTTATGGATTTGAGCTGAAATCTGATTGATTGCTGTAATCAATGTTTGATTCCAATCCTTTTGGTTATAGTTTACAGAACCGTTAGAAATTCTTCTCCAACCGTTGTAATCCCATCTTAAGCTCCACGCCGCACCTTTTCTTAAGTCTCTTAAGATTTCACGGTCAATCTCAGCTGCAACTTGCTCTGACAACAGTGCTGTCAATTCAGCTTCAGCATCAATATTATGGAATGCAGATACGTCTTGTGCGAGTTCTGGTGACCATTGTGCTCTTAACTTTCTTTCTGTAACAGAAACAGTAACAGCGTCAAGGTCGAATGAAACCTCACCAATCTTATCTTCAAACTCAAGACTTTCATAAACTCTGTGATAAGACTCAAAAGTATCTCCTGATGCGATAGTAGTTCCGGTATAACCATCGATTGAACAGTTTGGACATCCTACAACAGGTGTTGAGAAGTCTAACTCTAAATAGATTTTACCTGTGACATCACAGATATCTTCGTATCTTCCACCAGGACCAGGATGAGAACCTGAATAGAAAGTAGTTTTTTGCTCACTACCATACTGTACAATACCTTTACCGTACTTTTGAGTAACTACTCTAAAGTTATAATACACATCGGGTGCAGCACTTTCATAAGTTTCTAATGAAGCTAAGAAATCTTCAGTATCCATTTCATTTCCATCGGGTCCGATTAATTTACCAGCTCCTGATGAACTAAATCCTGATAACATAAAGATTAATGACCTAACGTTACCATCTGCCGCTGGGTTACCAGGGCTACCTGCCGCAGCACCTAAAGCTAATCCCAAAGTAGTACCAACTAATTCACCGTTAGACCATACTGCAGGTACTAAGGTATTAGTTTGAGCACTCCACTGACCTTTTGAATAATCAAATAATCCTGCGGGGTCAGAGTTTGGTGTACTTCCTTCATAAAATCTGTCATAAAGGTTAGTTCCTGAATCGTATCCAGCCGATGGGTCTGACTCGTTATTACCAGGTGCTCCGAATGGTTGTCTGTGTGAACCAGCTCCTTGAGCACCTTCTTGGATTTTTGGTACAAAGTAAAATAACTTACCGATAGGTAAATTCATCGCTTGAACAGAAACGATATCGTTAGCCAATAACTTAGAGAATACTCTTCTGATGATTGGAAAAACAACAGTTTCAAATGAACCTGAACTGTCTGAAGATGATGCTTCGTTTATCAAATGTGACGCTTGGTTTTCATACAATTGCGCCATGTTTTCTTTAATGTGTCCTTTAAGACCGTCGAGGAACCCTAATTTGTCCCACTTATTGATTGTGTCCTCCTTGATAACTTTTAAGTGCTTAAGACCAATGTTACCAACTAGACCTGATTCTAATAATGCTCCCATTTTAATATTTTTTTTTGGAATTTTTATTTTTATTATAATTTACCCATTAAATCTTTCATTCTTAAGAACTGTGGATTTTCATAGGTTTTGCTCTCGATTAAGTTATTCGCAGAACCATTAGATGGTGATTTTTGAACTTTAGATTGTACTGATTCAGTAACAACCGACTGTGCTTTTCCACCTAAGTCTTCTTTGAGTGACTTATAAAGAGACTTTGACTCTTTAATAGTTTCGACACCATCGAAACGTCTTAGTATATTTATTTTTTCTTTCTTTGTCGTAGTGTGTTCAGTGAACAAACGAGTAGCGTAAGCTAAGTTAGAATTGAAAACTGCAACCTCGTTAAGTTTTTCTTTAAAGATGTTAAGTGCCTTACGGTACTCTTCATTCTTTTCTCTTAACTGTGTAATTTCTTTATTAACTGACTCGTTTCTTTGTGCGGGTCTCTTAAGAGATTTAGGAAAGTTAGCAGGTTTTTTATTAGTCATTCTACCGTTAACATTAGAACGAGCTGAACCTTCGTTAGCTTCGTAATCTCTGTGGGACCTAGACTCATCGCCTTTGTTTCCACCATACTTACCTTCGTTAGCTTCGTAATCTCTGTGGGACCTAGACTCATCGCCTTTGTTTCCACCATACTTACCTTCGTTAGCTTCGTAATCTCTGTGGGACCTAGACTCATCGCCTTTGTTTCCACCATACTTACCTTCGTAATTTTCCTCTTTGTGATGTTCTTCAGAATCATAGTGTGCGTCTTTTTTCAACTTCTCAATTTGTGAGTAGTCGTCCTCAGCCGAGTCACCATAATAGTTTCCGTCATCTTCTCCGATTTCTAATTCGACATCTTCTTCACCAATCTCAATTTCATACACGACTTCCTCCTCTTCCATTTCTGCAAGAGCTTCTTCTTTATCTTCAGATTCTAAACGAATCTCATATTCTACATCTGCTTCATCATCTTTTAAATTAATACCCTCTTCGTCTTGTGTGACAATGACACCGTCATCTTCACCCATAGCCTTAAAGACCTTTAAAATTTCGTCATCGGAAGCACCTGTTAAATCAAGTGGTAATAGAACTTCTTCTTCATCATCGACTTCTAAATCATCACCAGGTAAATCAGTCATTAACATTTCCTCATCACCTAAGTCTAACTCTTCGTCGTTATCAGAGTCCATTTCAATATCTCCAAGAACTAAATCTTCAAGACCTTCAATATCATCCTCTCCATCATCATCCACATCAATGTCTAAATCAAGAACTTCTTCTTGTTCTGACATTTCTGTTTCAGAATTTTTAACCTCTTCTTCTTCGAGAGATTCTTTTACTAATTCACTGATTTCTTCCTTCATAGTAGAAGCAAGTATTCCTTTTGCATTTTCTGTAATGGCTTCTTGTAGATTTTCCATCTGCAATAAAGCTTCCTCAACTAGTGTTTTTTTGTCTGCCATTTTATTTTTTTTGCAAAAAAGTTTATTATAGTTTACATATAAATATGCCAATTACTAAAAAAGTGTAATTTTAATAACTAATAGCAAAAAAAAATCGGGATTTTAGTCCCGATTTTAATTTTTAAAATATTATGTTAAAGTATATTATTCGTATACCTCATCAATTTTACTCTCTACACACGCTGTAATTCTCCAGTCATAAACAAAATCTTTAAAATGTTTAGTGACCTTAGCCTCAACATCAGTTACATTATAACCTTTAACTAATTTTTCTTCTCTGATTTTTTTTACCTTACCTGAATTTTCATCAGGAAGGTCATACTGTACTTTAGCAACAAAATATTTTTCGTCCATTTTTATTTTTTTAATAATGTTTAATAACCTAAATAATCGGATAACTTTTTCATTAAGTCAACACTTTTACCTAAACTACCATCTATATTCTGTTCAGTAGCTCTATTCTGTGTCTCCTCTTCAATATTTTCTTCATACTTACCTTTATCGTCTTTATTTAAAAATAAATAAGCTCCGGGTGTTGAAGGTGACGAGACCAAATCAAAACATATTAATTCAAAATCCTCTTGAACTTCATTTCTTTCTCCTTTCTTTACTAGTGAACCTACTCCACGAGAAGATACTCCCATAGTAACCCCTTGTCTCATTAAGTTGGCCGCTTGGTCTCCGGGACAAGATACGACACCTCTTTCATGAAATCCTGGTGAGGTTAGTAATTTAATCTTACCCATAAGAGTGTTACCTTCCCACCACACATCTGTTATAAGATGAGAAACACGGTCTAAATCAATTAAAGACGATTCAGGGTGATTAAGTTCAGATATTGATAATCCCTTTTCAATTGCCTTTTTATAATTATCGGCTTCACGTCTTAATATTTTTTCAGGATATACTCTACCATTTCTATTTGGTGTATCAAATTTCTGTAAAGTCGCATAAAACTCAAAGGGTTTAGAGTGTTCTAGTTGTCCGTAAGATTCTTTAATTACTTTAGAGTTCCTACCATCCTTAGGGTTTATTGACCCAGCATCCCACTCAACTAAAATACCTTTACCTGTATCGTTTGGTCCTAATATTTTCATACTTTTTTTATTATAAATATGTTAGACCAACTCTTTTGTCGATTTACTCTTATGTACTTTGAAATAATTTATCCCTTTTATGTTGTCTTTGTATACCGCTCTAAGTATATCTTTTATTTTTTCCCTCAAGATTAAGGATTTAAAATCTGTAGACTCTTTAACAAATAAGGTTATTTCTAAGTTCATAAAACTTCTTTTACCTTTTTGAATTCCACTACTTCTTAAGTCTAAATCCACTATATTAAATTTCTCAAATACTAAAGGGTCACAAATCTCATGTAATGTCTGTTTTATAGTTTTTTCTAAATAACTTGTCGCTCTATCCCAGTTATCAAATTCTTTTATGGGTTCTACCCATGTCTGTAATACAATATACAGTGATTTTAAATTTTTTGCATCTACCGTCCCATAATAACATTTTATATCGCTAAATAATTTTAGCTGTGATGTTTTTCCTTTTTTCATATTTTAGCATAACTTTAAAAGTTTATTTATTTAAATAAAATATAGTTTAATAATGGTAATATGTCAAAAACATATATTTATATTACATAAAACCGTATAATGTTAATAATAGAGGTAAAAAATAAGAATATTGAATCAGCTTTGAAGAACTATAAATATAAAGTTTATAGAACTAAGCAGATGCAGAAAATCAATGAAAATAAAGAGTATACGAAACCTTCGGTTGAAAGAAGGGAGGAGCGCAAAAAAGCTATCTACGTAAATAAAAAAAGAAACGACCTTTAACTGTTAGAGTACCACTGGTCGAAAATATCCAAATTCTTTCTTATCTCAGCGTCACTAACAGTAGTATTGGACCATTTAAGATATTTTCTGTCTGACATTATTCTTCGACCCCTCTACTCCTTGAAAATTTTTCAAGTGTGGTGAATCCTAGTCCGGCTCCAACAATATACATCATACCATCCCAAACATATTTTTGTAGAGGTATTTCCATAAAGATGTTGGATATAAATGCAACACACATCATGAAAAATGCTATTATAGTAACAAATCTTTTTGATGATTTTTGACCATCGACGTCACCTAATAATGATGTGAAAAATTTTCTCATGAAATAAGTCCACTTTCTAATTGTCTTAATTTATATAAAGACGTTAAACTATTTTCCGACTCATTAATTTTATTAATAGTCTTTTGTAATTTTTCTTTTAATTCGGTATCGGTAGATTCGTTTAGATTATTGTTTAACTTTTCTATTACTGAGTCTTTTGTGTTGGATATTTCCTCTTTTAATGATTTACCGTCTAAAGAAATAAAATACTTTAACTCATTCTTATCCGACTCATTTAATGTGACATACTCATCATTAAATGTTTTAGTTGCAACTTTTAACATAGTTGATAGAGGTAGATTAACTGATGTACTTTCTTTAACTACTATTGTTTTTAATAAATTGTTTTTAATCTTTAATTTAGACTCTAAAAGAGACTCTAAGTTCTTCACAACGTTTTTAGTGTAGATTTGATAATCAATATCGGCATATCTATTATCCACATTTTCTTTTAGTAACCCGTCAATCCATTCACCTAAAGAGTTAATTTTAGTTTGATTATTATTAATTAAATCTCTTAATTGTTCAAATGATTCTGATATGTAATCATCAACTATACTTTCATTTAATCCCTTTTGTGACGATAACTCATCGTATATATAATAAGCCTCAGAAATAGATTTATCACCTATAACGTAATGTTTAAATTCTTTTAAACCTTTTTTAAAAATATCTTTTTTGTAATTTTTTTCAAAAAAAGTTTCGATTTTAGTTTTTATTACTCCAAATGAATTCATGGTATTTTATTTTATAAATATCAATCATTTAGTAATTCGTTCAATTTATCTTCAATTTCACCTAACGACTGTCTTCCTTTAGATAAGTCTAATATAGTTTTTCCATTAATAAAATCATCTTCTAATAATATATCTAAATCTTTATTACTAATAAATCTTTCAGGTGTTAAATCTCCCCCACCTTCGTCACCACCTGCGTCACCACCTGCGTCACCACCTAAATCACCACCTAAATCACCACCTAAATCACCACCTAAATCACCTCCTAAATCACCTCCTAAATCACCTCCTAAATCACCAGTCGACATTCCTCCCATATCACCTACTTCGGAGTCTGTTGTTTCGTCACCCATAGCATCACCACCTTCACCAGGTTTATTACCGTATAACTTATCTATATTAGCAAATATACCCGTTTTACTTATTACTTCAGATGTCTTTTCTAATTCAGCGGCAACTGCTTTTTCCATTCTTTGTTGTTGAATATCCAACTTAATTTCATCATCACTAAATCCGAGAATGTGTTTCTTAGCCCAAGATGATGAAACAGGTAGAATACCATTACCTGGGTCACTAACAGCATCCCTATAAAGTTGTATTTTCTGTGTCCATTGTTCCATTTTTAATAATTCTGCTTGTGCAGATGGATTAGTTAACCCTAAAGTAAAGTTACCTAATTCGTCTTCAAAACCTAAAAGGTATAAATGAACTATAGCTATTTTATTAAGTTCTTGAACCATAGATTTTTGTATTCTATTTATAGTTCTAGCGAACCTAATATCTTGTAAAGATAGACTTTTACCGTCTCCAACAACCTCTTCAAAACCTAAGAAAGCTTTAGGTACCCTCAAAGAAGTTAATAACTTTTTTTGTATGTACTCAATATCCGCAATTTCAGATAGGTTCTGAGCCCCTGGTAATGTATCTATAGGGTTAGGAGCATTAGGGTCCCTAACAGGAATAAAGTAATCTTGGTCAACAGCCATTTGATTATATCTTAAGTCCACATTTCCATTGTTGGAGTCAACTACTTGGTCTCTTTTGAACTTATTAGCGACTCGTTGTACATAAGGTTCAACATCCTTATCATCCATGTTACCTACAAATATTTTAAATACCCTTCTTTCTGGTGCTCTAGAAGTCCTATAGATTAACATAGCATCTTCTGATAAGATTAATTGTTTCCATATACGTCTACCTTTTTCTAACATAGATGTACCGTATGGTAGTTTTCTATCATCACCTAATAATCTAAAGTGAGCGACTTCCCAAGTATTGAAAGTTATATCTTTATTCTGCCACAAAAATTTTAATGAATCATTTTCACTTTCCGTTGAGTTTCTTTCAGGTTTAATTTTCATACCTCTCTCCTGTCTAGTAATCTCAATATTAGGTAACTGTTGAGCCCCCATAATACCTTTTTCAGGGTCTAATTTTAAATACACAAAATTATCACCGTACTTACATGTATTACGTGTCCACATAGGTAAGTTAGTATTAATATCTAATCTATTATTAAATAAATCCGCTAAAACTGATTTTATTCTTTTACTTTCAGAGTAAATTTGTAATATATATCCGTCTTCATCGGGTGTAGTAGACTCTTCAGAATAAATGTCTAAAGCTGCTGAAATTTCAGGAGTATACTCCATACTCTCATAGTCGTAAAAAGATGCTAAACGTGTGGGTTCATAATAAACCGCTTGGGTATATAAATTGTTTTCGATTTTTTGCCATTGCTGACCTAAATATAGTGTTTGTTGAGCTTGTAATTTCTCTCTTTCATATTCTTTTTTGTCGGTAGTTTTTAATATTTGTTTTTTATCAAAATTATAAACCGGGGCTTGTTGGTCTAAGGTAGAATCAGGTCCAAATACCTTAGTCAACCTTTGCCATATAGTAAAATTGTTATTATCAGCCATCTTTTTTTAAATAAATATAAACTTTACTTAATTTAATTAAAGGTTATCTACGATTACCTCCAAATAACCAACCGTAATCCTCATAATCTTTTTTAGTGTAACCATCAATTCGTCTATGGTGATTGTATTGATTAGCGGGCATTACAGGTAAACCTGGATTAAACTCTTTAGATGAATTTTTTACCGGAGTTTCATTAACTAACCAACTTTCCATCATAGCCTTTGTTTGGTCGGTCACCTTTTCAAGTTTCGTGAAAGAATTTTCACCTACATATATTGCCATTGCCATGGCCATGATAAGGTCGTCGTGTTGACCCTTAATATGGTCAGGCCTTCCATTTACATAGACAAAAGTATTTAGCTCGTTCATAAGACGTGTCGAACGAACAATAAAGTTATGTCTTAAAGCCTCCTCAAAAGAAGCCACAATTTGAACTCTTTTTGAGTTAAAGTTTAATCCCGGTATTTTCTCTATAGTTGATGGGTTGTACTTCCACTTATCAGCAACATTAGTACCTTCAACATATAAATCTTTATAGTTCATTTCTTGCAATTTTCTTGCGGTAGAAACCCCCATACCTCCAGTGATATCAATAACGACAAAGGCAGAATACATTGTCGCCCACTTAAATGCGACTTCAGCAGCGACATCAGGAGGTATTTTACCTAAATACTCTAAAACTTGTTCTCTCTCATCAAAATCTATAATACAAAAGGTTGTAAAGTCTTCACTATCACCACGAGATACATCAATACCCATAATATATTTGTGACCGACAACAGGTTCTTTCCACTGCCATAACGCACCACCCATAAATTTATTTTCTGGTTCCACAATAAAATTCTCCTTTATTTTTTCCACAGTATCACTAGGTATTACATTATCACCTGAACCCAAGAAATTACACTCTAATTCCTGAGCAATTTTACGTCTATCAAACTTAAGCTTTTTAGCCATACCTTCGAACCACGTAGAGTATGGCTTATATCCCTCAAGAAACTTAGATTTAATCTCTTCAAAATTTCTTTCCATAGGTGATATGTGACCATACTCTATAATAATCTCGTCATCATTGTAATCCTCCCTATTTAACATATAATGAACAATATCATTACATTTAATAAGTTTTAAATCTTTAGCGTACCGAGGGTCACGGTACCAAAACATTTCAGTAATTTTAAAGTCATTCATACCCCTTAAACACTGGTCGTAAATAGAGTAATATATTGGGTCAAATCCATTAGGGGTAGATATTACAATTACTTTACCTCCTGTAGATAGGGACGCCATACACGCAGACCAAAAGTCATTATCGGCTTCAATAAATGCCGCTTCGTCAAACACAAGAATGGTAGGGGTATATCCACGAAGTGCGTCTTTCGATGTTGCAACTGACTTTACTTCACACCCATTAGTTAATTTATAATGTCTTTGAGAGTTCTTTTCAATGGAGAAATCTACCCCAAACCATGAGGGCCATTGGTCCATGAAAGCTCTGATTTTACTTGCCATCTCAACAGATGTATCAAGTTTATTGGCTATGATAAGGATTTTTTCTGGTTTAGTTTTAGAAGCTGTAACTAATTTTTTAGATATCCATGCAGATGTTACAGTAGACACTCCAGCTTGTCTATATTTAAGGGCTATGTTTTCTTCAAAAGTATCATAATCATTTATTAGATATTCTTGGTCGGGAAATAATTTTAAAGGAACATATTTAGACTGAGTATTATCATAAGTCTGTAGATATGTTTTTAACGCATACGAGGTGTCTTTTACACACCTCGCATACTCCAATAATACCTTTTCTTTTGTTAACGCCATATAGACATTTTAAATAACTTTTATGTTAAGGAAATACCTAGGTCACCCAATAGGTCAGAAAGTCCATCATCGCTGTCATCATCATCATCAGTATACTGTGACATTGCGTCTTCATATTCATACCCCTTAAGTTCTTCAATAATTTCATTAACCATTTTTGAAACAATTTGTTTTCCTTCGTCTGAACCTGAAATAATTAAACGAGCTACTTCAAAAAACTCGTCTGTAGATAATGCGGAAAAACGAGAAAATAAATAATTTTGTATTTCTCTCATATCATCTTCATATATTTTATCAGGATACGAAGATTTAAATTTGTCCCAAATAACTGGACCTAATCTTAAATCCCATATTTCATATGGGAGTGTATCTGTTTGACCCATAACCATATCAGCGGCCTTAGGGTCGTCTGGTAACCCTGACGTACCTAATACCTCATAAACCCCTTTAATTAGTTCATGAACTAAAACAGGAAAGAATAGACCTTTAGCCTTAATAGTAGGTGGGTCTGTCGTATCATCAACTTCTTCAGAACCCTGTACTCCCTCACCACTTTCGGCTGCGGACATAATCATTTGGTCTGGCATTATCCAATAAAGTAAATCGTTAATAGACATTAGGACCCCATAAAGATTTAATAGTCTAGGGTTAATATTATTTAATTGTTCCTCAACAAGATGGAACATGTAATGACCTTTTTTTGAGGCTCCCTGTATTAATGAATTAATAAACCTTCTTTTAGATTTCTCTAAATCAAATTTTTCAAAAGCCACCATAAAGTTTTCTAAATCGTCTTCCGCCTCATCTGAACTAACTCCAAATTGTTGCTGAACTTCCTCATCATCAATCTCTTCTGGTTCAGAAATCATATTAGACGTATCTATTTGACCTGGCATTGATTGTAACTCTACGTCATATTGAAATGCATCATCAGGTAGTGATAATTCTTGTTTAACTAAGTCTACTGCTAATTGTTCTAAATAACCCTCATTATTTGATTCTATAGATTTCACTTCCTGTACTGCCTGCATTAACATCATTTGTAATTGCATAAATGCATTTTGTCCTGACACTTCTTCCATACCAGTGTAGTTTTTTACTCTATCAACCACTTCTTTAAATCTCGTAGAAGCTATTAATTCAGCAAAAGAATTATCAAACTCATCGTTCTCTTTACCTGGTAGGGCGGGATTATCAGAAATAGGGGTTTCACCACTAGAGATTTTCCTCTCGATTTCTCTATCCATTCTTTCAGGACCATCGTATTCGATTTGTTCTTTTACGGCCTTTCGTATTTTGTTAGTTAAATCACTCATCTCTAAATTTTATATTTAGGTTATTAAATTTTAAGAACTCAGGCACTCCTTTATCTTCACCCGCTTTAGGTTTTGGACTATGTTTTGGTTTGTAAGGATTACCCCTTTCAGGTTTAACACCTGGTTTAACCGTTGGCTCTGCCGGTTTTATTTCAGTACCCGCTTTAGGTTTTGGACTATGTTTTGGTTTGTACGGTGTACCTCTTTTAGGTTTTACCCCTGGCTTAACAGTAGGCTCTGCGGGTGCAATTTTAGGTTGTTCCGACAAAATATCTTTTTTAGTTAACATTTTACCTTGTGATTTCTTAATCAAAGATACAATACTTTCTTCAAGATGACTAATTTTTTCTTCCTTACTTTCTTTTTTAACGCAATTTGGAACTTTTTTACCAAACATAGTCTTCATACCTTTCTTCTCATAACCTTTCCAACACTTCGTACCTTTACTTGTCTCTTCAAACATACCTAAAGTTGTTAAAGTACCGATAGGTTTTTTCATTTTTTTCTTTGGGCTACCGAATAAATCTTCTATAACTGCATCCTCATCAATATACCCCATTCCGTCACTATTCGGACTAGGATTATTACCTGCCGGACCTTCAGTATTACCAGGACTATTACCGGCGTAAGGATTATATCCACTTTCCTTCTCTACTGAGTTATCTAAATCTTCATCCTCAGATATTTCACTTTCATTCTTCATTGTTAATGCAACGTCTCCTTGGTCGGTTGCGGTTATCTGATTATTCTCACCGCTATTAGCGTCTTTATCAAACTCTTTTCTATCTGTTTCATTATCTAAATCAAAAACTTTTGTTTTTGTATTATAACTTTCAGCCTCTTTAATTAATCTATCATATAGTAAATCAATGTGAGTGTTAGACATTTTCTTAATAGTATCATAAGAAAAACCCTCCTCTAATAATGATACTATTTTTTTTTCTTTATTCTTCATGTGTCATAAAACTTTTTTCATAAGAAAGAACAATATCTCTTTCATATAATTTATCTTCTACGGATTTTACTGTATCTCCGTATCTAAAGACTAATCTTTTATACTTACTATCGACTACAAACTCAGAATCAGATTTTTCCCATCCTAAAGATATAACATCCTCAACTGCGTCATAAACAGAAAAAAAGTCAGAGTTTTGAACTAACTCTAATTCAATATCTGAGTTTCTCAAAACACCAACTTTTTTAATATATTCAACATTAGGTGGTAATGGTTTACCTGAAGCCGGTTCAGAATCCCAATCCTCACCCCATACTTCTTCTACGTCAGAGAATATAAACTCATAGATATTGTCCCCTTTATAATTGGGACCCAATTCGTTGACGTAGATTAACCTCATAGTAATTCTCCATTAGGTGATACTTTCAATTGTTTACCATCTACTTCAAATACCAAGTTGTTCTTGTTTGTTTTACCTAAGAACTTAGAACCCTTGTTTTCCTTCATGATAAACTCTGAGGTTAATTCTTGCTCTAAAGTCTCTGACATTTCTTTAACTTCAGACTTAACTTTAACCTTGTTTACTTTTTCTGTGATAAATCTCATTACGTTCTTATCTTCAGTTTCCTTTTTTTCTTCTTCAGAAATTACGAAATACTTTGATAAAACCTTATCTACTTTAGATTCTGTGAATACTTCATCTACAACTTCTTCGATTCCGTATCCTTCACCTAATTCCTCATCACCTACAGGTTCTTCTTCCACACTCATATCCAAGTCTAAGTCCAACTCATCTTCACCACCGGCTTCAATATCAAGTTCTCCCTCAACACCATAGTCGATTTCTTCATCTTCAAAGTTACTTAAAATATCTTCTAAGTCTTCTTCTGATAAGTTTTCTAAATTCACGGCAGATATAATTGAATTTAAAACGTACTTAATATCTTCAGAAGAAAGTCCTTCTTGAGAATCTAATGTTCTTAACTTTTGACCTAGTTTACCCGTTAATTTTTGGATTAATTTAAATGATATTTCGTCTTCCTCTGATTCAATGTCAGTTTCAGGTACATCCATATCTAAGTCTAATTCTTCTTCACCTTCAGGTGTTTCTAAATCCATGTCTAAATCTAATTCTTCTTCTTCACCTCCTAAACTCCCTAAATCTAAATCACCACCCATATCGCTCATCGAAGCTTCAGGTGATGGTTCTGGTTCAGGTGTTGGAGTCTTAAGTACAAACTTTTTTTGTTCACCTATTAAGTCAACATTTTCACTATGTTCATGAATCCTATTCAATTCGCCAGCCATTAGATTTATTTTTTTCATGGCTTGTGAATAAGAGCGATAATATTTCCTATTCTTCATAGGATTAATATATTCTAATTCACTTTCGTTAATTCCTCTTTTAACTATGTAACCACTTTTTTCGTGTACAATACCGTAAACGTTACCATCTGCGAGTTGTATAGTGTAATCGGATTTATTTTCATTCAAATTTTGAGTGGTCTCGTTATACCGAGCAATTTCTAGGATACGTCTAATTTTACTGTCTCCTTGTAATTTTTCACTTCCTATTGGGTTTAAATCTGCCATTTTTAATTTTTTTTTAAGAGAAAACACCATTACCACCTAACTGTACTAAATTACACTGAATTGATTCTGTTATTGTGTATGCTGATAGTTCGTCGTTATATTCTACAGTATTCATACTAGGATGAACCGTAGGTGTTCCACCAGTATATAAGTTATATGTCGAATCTGCGCTATATGTACATCCCGTGATTGCCATGTTTATATTTTTTTAATAAATATACCGTAAATACATAATTTTCTATTTTATTTAACTATCTGATAAATTTTCTTTGATTGAGAGTGTTTTATCAATCAATTCATTTTTATTATCGAACAGTTTTTGTATATATCCGTTTCTACGTAAAAATTTAAAAACTAAGTTTTCATAAGAGTATTCTCCTCCTTTTTCTAACCCACCACTTCTAAATTTTTTTATTTTGTCTTTAACCGAATCTAATTTTAATAAGGCTGAATCTAAATCGATTTCTTCTTCTACATCTTCTATCGTATTATCAATAATATCCATCCAATTTTGAGATTTAGATTCTATCTTTTTCGTATCTATTATTACTTCTTCCGGTTTTGGTTGTTTCATCCATTCATTATAAAGAACTGAATAAACACCTGTCGACATATGAGGTTCATTCATATCTTGAACATATAACTCAACTTCATATCCTTTAACAGTAATATCATGTTGTGAATTAAAAACCGTTCTCTTTAAGTTAAATAAATCTTTAAATATTTCTTCTTGTTCTCCTGACTCTTTAAAATCATATATTATATGTAAGTCAATATCTGAATAGTCAGACCAGTTAAAATTAGCTAATGAACCTGTCATAGTAATATCTTGAACAAAAATATCAAATCCCAAAAAATCAATAAACTCGTTTGCAATATCTAAAAGACCATCTCTTATTTCAGGTTTCATTTTAGACTCTTCAACATTGTCGTAGTTATCCCATATTTCAGGATTAAGAGTATCCTTAACCAAAAAACTACTAATTATTTTATCCATCTTTATCTATTTTTTTATAATCAAACTTTTTACCTATTTCTTTATTAAAAAAACTTCCTTGTGATTCTGCCATTCTAAACTTAGTAAAGATAGAGTGAGGCACTTCACTATATTCATATTGTATCTCACCTTTAAACGTCACTAAAAGTTTTTGTGTCGACGTATCATACTCCACAATCTTGACTGTTGAAGAGTCAATCTCACAGATTATCTTCTTACCTAATATTCTTTCTGTTTTAATCGACATTACTATTGGATATTAATATATAAGAAATAAAATCGTTGTCTTCTCCCATTGTGAGCCTTTGAACCTTGTTTAAAAATCCACTAACCTTAAAGTCCTCATTACTTATTCTTAAATCTTCCGCCGCCGCTATTTCAGCATTATTCCTTGCCTTTTTCTTTGCAATTTCACGGTCCGTTGAGTCTGCAACACCAAAATATAAAGTTTCACCATTAACGTCTATTTTACCTTCTGATTTATTCGTGTCTCGAACATCCTGAATAATTTCATCAATGGGTTTATTGTTATACTTTTTTACTTCTACTTCTACTTCTTCTTCATCACCGTCAAGTTTATCTTTGATATTATCGACAGTGTTTTTAATCGCCTCTTTACCTTTTTGGAAACCTTTCTTTATACCATCTCTTACACCTCTAAAAATTCCTTGTTCATCAAGCTCAGATTCGTTAATACCCATTAACTCACGATTACGTTTTACTTCATTCAATATATCCTTATTCATGACAATATTTTACTATAAATACTTCTATTAATAAAAAACCCCTCACTTTTGATGAGGGGGTTTTATTAAGAGTTAAGTTTTTTAAGTTTATCCCTATATTTTATCGAAGATTCAAAATCCTGAGATTTTATAGACTCATCTAATTTAGTTTTAATTTCCTCAATCTTTTCTTTATTCGACTCAATTTTTTTGATTTGGTCTCGTATTTTAGCGGCTGTCTCATAATCTTGTATTTCTACCGCATCTGATAATTGGGTTTTTAAAGTAAAAGTTTCATCTGTTTCTACAGTTGTTGGTTCATCCGTATATTGATATAACGTTGTGACTTGATATGTACCATCATCAGAAATAAATGTTTCTTTTTTCCATTTACCGTTTTTATCATCTCCGTGTTCTACATTTTTTTTACCTTTAATATATAAAGGGTTTGATTTATATGACCCAATCCCGTCAAAAAGAGAGTCAAAATCTGAAAATAAGTCATTAAAATTAAAATTTCTACGTAACATTTTGTTTTTTTATTATTAGTTTATTAAATTTACATTTTTATAGTTAATATCGTACCAACATATTAAATTAACTCTAAAACTGACATTATGTCAGGTAAAGTTTAAATGATATGTCACAATGTCAACACTTGATTTAATGGTATAATATATACTATATTTGTATAAAATTATTTAAGATTATGATAGAATCGGTAGACCCAAACGAAAAAGGAGGAGGAAAAAAGAAAAAAGAAGTTAGTAACTCCAGAACTCCTGTTCTAGATAATTTTTCTAGAGATTTAATTAAGTTAGCGTCGGAAGGTAAATTAGACCCTGTTGTAGGTCGAGAAGTAGAAATAACAAGGATTGCACAAATTCTTTCTAGAAGAAAGAAAAACAATCCTATTATTGTTGGTGAACCTGGATGTGGTAAAACTGCGATAGTGGAGGGTTTAGCTATGAGAATTTTTGAGGGAGATTGTCCTCAAAATCTGTGTGATAAAAGAATCGTATCTTTAGATATGACTTCTATAGTCGCGGGAACAAAATATAGGGGTCAGTTTGAAGAAAGAATGAAAGTTATTTTAGATGAACTCCATGATAACCATGATATTGTAGTGTTTATTGATGAGATTCATACTATTATAGGTGCGGGTAATTCCTCAGGTTCATTAGACGCTTCCAATATATTTAAACCGGCACTAGCGAGGGGTGAAATTCAATGTATCGGAGCAACAACTCTTGATGAATACCGTGAAAATATAGAGAAAGACGGGGCTTTGGAGAGACGTTTTCAAAAGGTGATGGTTGATGGGTCTACACCTGAAGAAACTATGGTTATCTTAGAGAACTTAAAGTCTAGATATGAAGACCATCATAAAGTATCGTATAGTTATGAATCATTAGAGGCTTGTGTTTCTTTATCAGGAAGATATGTTAATGATAGAGAATTCCCTGATAAAGCGATTGATGTTATGGATGAGGTTGGGGCTAAGGCACAAATCAATGTTAAATTTCCTGAAATTATAGAGAAACTTAGAGAGGATGCTTTTAATATAAAAGAAAAGAAAATACAAGTCGTAAAAAGTCAGAGATATGAGGAAGCGGCTCAATTAAGAGATGAAGAGAAAAAGATTCTTTCTCGTCTTGAGTTTGAAAAAGAAAAATTCGAAAGTGATAAGGATGAGAAAAGAAAAGAGATTACCGAAGAAATGGTTTATGAGGTAGTTTCTACTATGACTAAAATTCCATTGTCTAAATTAAATGCGGATGACAAAGAATCTTTATTAAAGTTAGAAAGCAATCTTAACAATTCTGTTATTGGACAAGAAGAGGCAGTCAAAACAATATCTAAGTCTATTAGAAGAAATAGGGTCGGTATTAAAGACCCTAATAGACCCATCGGTTCGTTTATCTTTTTAGGTTCTACAGGAATTGGTAAGACTCACTTAGCTAAACAATTAGCTAAAGAAATTTTCGGGGATGAGGAATCTTTGATTAGGGTAGATATGTCAGAATATCAAGAGAAGTACTCAATGAGTAGACTTATAGGTTCTCCTCCAGGGTATGTGGGATATGACCAAGGAGGTCAATTAACTGAAGCAGTTAAAAATAAACCATATTCTGTGGTACTATTTGATGAGATTGAAAAGGCGAATAAAGATATTTTTTCAATTCTACTTCAAATGATGGATGATGGTCATTTAACAGATTCGTTTGGTCGTAAGATTAATTTTAAAAATTGTCTTATTATAATGACCTCAAACTTAGGGGTTAAGAAATTACAAGATTTCGGTACCGGTGTTGGGTTTGACACTAAGACTCGTATGTCAAGTAACGAAGAAATGAAAAAGTCCTTACTACAAAAGGAACTTAAAAATCACTTTACCCCTGAGTTTTTGAATCGTGTAGATGAAGTTGTAGTTTTTAATCCCCTTAAGGAAAACGAGGTGGAAAAAATTGTTGAAATTGAACTATCAAAACTTAATCGTAGATTAGTTAAGTTGGGTTATAAGGTATCCATTGACAATAAGGTTAAAAAGTTTTTGTCTGAGGTTGGGTTTGATGAGAAGTATGGAGCAAGACCTATAAAACGGGCAATTCAAGAAAAAATCGAGGATTTAATTTCAGAAGAAGTATTAAGAGGTAATATCGTAGAAGGTAAACCCTGTAAACTTAAAATGAAAGGTAAAGAAGAGGTTGTACTAATAAAGGGGAGATAATTTCTCCCCTTTTGTTTGGTTTAAAGTAAATAATTTAGTATATTTGTATACAAATCAACCACAAATGAATAACGAACAACTTAATCGTCTCAAAGAAGTACTTTCAATCCCAACTAAAACCTATAAGGAAGATGGAATGGTAGACTATATTATTAATGTTCTTGAGACGATTGACGGTGTAACGTATTACAATGACCCAATGAATAACGTTTACGCCACTAAAGGTACATTACCTGATGGTGAGTTTTATCCGATGTTTGTTGCACATACTGATACGGTTCATGAACTGGTTGAAGACATTGTTGTTGAGGAGGAGAATCTCGAAAAACCACCCACTTTTGGTCGAACGTTTACTGAAGAACTAAACTTATCTCTAAAGGGATACACTCCACAAGGGAATCCAACGGGAATCGGTGGTGACGATAAATGTGGTGTTTTCTTGGCACTCGAACTCCTTCGCACTTTGTCACATGTAAAGGTCGGTCTTTTCGTATCTGAAGAGACCGGATGTCACGGCTCTAAGGAGTGTGATGTTGAGTTCCTCAAGGATGTGGGTTATGCGATTCAATTTGACGCACCTGGAAATCATTTGGTTACCGAAGTTTGTTCGGGAATTCGTTTATTTGAGAGTAATGGTGAGTTCATTAAACGCATTACCCCCATCTTTGAAAACTCTATGGGTGTATCTCCTTACCTTCAGTCACACCCATATACTGATGTCTCACAAATTAAACAAAAAGGTGATTTTTCTTGTATCAACTTTTCTTGTGGTTATTACAACATGCATTCAACATCTGAATTTGTAGTTGTAAAAGATGTTGAAGATGCCCTAAAACTCGCTATTGGTGTTGTAAATGAGCTTGGTTTGAATAAGTTTGGTTACACTTACATCAAACCTACATACGATTACTACGGTCAAGGTAGTTTATTCACTAGTTATGATATTGAGGATGATGATTACGATTATGAATCAGTAGAATGGGAAGAAAGTGATAATCATTACTTCAACATCTCAGATGATTCAATTGAAATTGAAAGTAAAATTAATGGAAATACTGTCACTTTAAATATGAAGGATATGGCAGATTTATATCTACTTATCCGTGAGCGTTTATTGGAAAACGAAGAGATTTAAAACGGGTCAAAAAGTGTGTAGTTGTTCAACAATTTAATTATTGTTGTCAACTTAGCACTACCTTTTTTTATTTCATTATCTTTATTAATTATTTCAAAATTAATTTTAGAGTTTTTTGGGTTAACCCCTGTAAATATTATAGAATCTTCACTTTCTGACGATTTAATTGCGTGAGGAGTATTAAGACCAAATTTATTATTTATATACTTTAATATTCTTCTATACTCATTAACGTCTGACACTACATTATCATCAGATTCGACATCCGATAAAACATTTTCCAACAGATTTGTCATATCACTGTTAAACGAGTCATTAAACACATCCAAATCCTGATATTCATTTACACTATCCATAAAGTATGTGTCTAAGTCAATATTTTGTTGGATTACGTTCTCCAACACTTGCTCTGTAGACAAGTCTTTATTGTAATCTAAATTATCCTCGTAGATATCAATAAGTTTATCAATACTGATTTTATATTGACCAAAACAACCTTCATCGTCAACCTTTGTTAATCCTATTTCATCATAAAGATTACATATTTCATCTTCAATATATTTTATTACACCTTGGTGTATAGACCTGTCCTCGGCTTCGGAATACAAATAACCAAAATCTTCATATAATTTTGGTAATTTATTTTCTATAAATTTCGATACTTTTACGTCCCAATCACCGTCAGGTTTAATTTCACTACCATCAAACGCCTCTAACAACTCAGGTTCTATTATCTCAACAATAGAACGTAATATATCTATATGTTCAGGTGTTAATACATAAAGTGGGTAACCTTCCATCATATCGTCATTAAATCTTGATGTCTCATAAAAAAAATCTCCATTAGGGTTTTCATATGACCATAGATAATAACCTATCGCATCTTCACCGACCTCATCCTCCATAAAGTCCAAATAATTCTTAAGTTCATTACTGAAATTAAAAATTGCGTTCTCACCATCAAACCTATCAAAGAAGTGAGATGTTAATGATTCATACATAGATGTCTTAGGGTTATTTTTTACTTTCTTTAGAGTTTCGTAGTCATCCCCACGTTCCGTCAGTTTATTAATCTCTTCCTTTATTGGTGCAAATCTTTCTAATAAAAAACTAAATTTTTCCCCGTGGTCCTGTTGATTGTATACCTCAGGTGTGCCGTTACCATGAGGTACAAGTAATGCCATTTTACCGTATGTTCTGTCTGAAGATTTTTTATCTATAATGTAATATAGTTTACCTCTTGATGTATATCTGTTAAAATAGTCGTCGTTATCAGTACTGGTGGTACACCATTTAGTACTTGCTCCGTAGTAACATGATGATTTATGTGATAATGGACGTATTATTAAAAATCTATCGTTTTCATAAACTCTATCTACTTCTTTTTTTACTTCTTTTTCAGTCCTTATCTCATCTAAATAATCTTCGTACTTATTAACAAAACGAAATAAATCGTGAATGGTATCAAACGAGGTAATGTCTTTTGGTTTTGACCTTATCTTTTTTTCTGTACTTTCACTACTAAAATTTCCTTCTATATTTAAGATATTAAACATATTATCAACCTTTTCAGGTGATAATCTTTCAACAATATCATGATACTTTTTAATATTGACCCATATAATACTTGCGACTGAAATTGGGTCCCCTCCTCCTACAACTGAAGAAGTGGGTTTATTAATTTCATCTATAAATTTTTTAACACCCCATTCAGAATACTTTTTAGTTAAGCTTGGGTCGTTATTTATAATTATTTCGGCATATTTTATCGCCTCGTCACCTAACGGTTCAAGTTGATTTCGGAACTTATCTATTATACGCTCCTTTTTACCTTCTAATAATAGAGTTATAAACTTCATTAGTCATATGCTGCACATCCTATACCACCACTGTCTTCAAAAAATCCGACACCACCACCGCTCTTAATAAAATTAAAAATCTTACGGTTTCTCCCTCCTGTTGGTTGTGTATCACTTGTTATTTTAATATCCCATTCACCAATTTTATCATCAGTACCAGGTTCACTCTTTTCTGTATCATAATCAAATTTAACAGCCAATTGTATTATACAATATTTATACTGTTCATATTCATTTGGTGAACTGTGTGGTTCTTGCCCATTAAATGTTCTGTCACCCTCTTGTTTAAATGAATTAGGGTCACCACCACCATCAGAAAATTGATTTGGACTTGGTGGATTTGGTCCTGATGAACCGTCACCATTTCTACCATTAGAATTTAAAGTGACATTTACTGTACTTATGTCGGGTACTAAAGAACTTAATTCATTAACTATGTAACTATATACACTTTCAGCTCTCTCTTGAGAAAGTTCTTTAAAATTCATTTGCTGAGCCTCTCCTGTATTTCTGTATCTTGACGCTGATGTCGCAATTACAAATGGGTAGTTTTCACCGTCTACTTTATTCGCCACTGAAACTTTAGCATCTGGAAATTGTTTTAGAAAATCGGTAATATCACCTTTAAATTTTTTAGTCCACTCAACGACGCCTTGACCCACTCTTGTTGAGTTGTTAGGGAATGGTTCACCTTCAGTTTTCTTGTCTATTGAGTGATTAACTTTAACCGCGGGTATTACAGTTTCATCTTTTTCTTCTTTTGATAACTTACCAGGTATTAGACGTATTGATTTAATATTTTTTCTACATTCACCTATATCAGGAGTACTTTCATCTTTCTTTTCAGGGTATTTTTTAGTACACCAATCGATAAAATATTGAATGAACCCTTCTTTATTTTCTTCTGTCATAGGAGGAACATCGGCACCTGATTGTCTTTTGTCTTTTCCTTTTACACCCTTACTACCAGTTTTACAAGCGTTAAGTGATGACTCATTAAAGTCCGGATTTAACGAATCTTCGCCGAGAGGGAATCCGAATTTTACTTGACCTAAACGGTCACCGTTTTGGTCTTCAATATTTCTTAACTCTTTTACAGAGTTACGATATTGGCTTTCATCTTTAAAATATGATTTAGGGATGTAATTGTAACTACTGTATAGATATTGTCCATCAACACCTCTTCTTGTTGTTGTTTTTTCCGGTAACTTTTCAGACTCTAATTCTGAAACAGGGAATCTATATTTGAAATAATATCTTGGTGAACAACTGAAATCATCACCAGCACTTTCCCAATAAATTTTACTCTTTTCATCTAATAATGAGACAAACACTCTTTCTATATTGTCAGTTTGTTCTAAAACTAACTCCAACCCCATAATTTGTCTCATGCGGTTAACTTCATTTATAATATTACGCTTCATTGTAATTTTTCTTTATAAATAGTTTGTATAAAGAAAAACTTTCACTATCTTTATGTTTATGAAGAATCTATTACCCCTCCTTTTTTGTTTGATTTCATTAACGACCACATCTCAAATTACATGGGAAGGTGCTAAATGTTATTATATTGATGATAAGGGTAATGAGGTTGAAGTTTCATGTGAAGGATATATCCCAACACCAGTACCTCAGGTAAATATTGATTCTCTTTGTTGGGAAATGGAAAAACGTTTTGTAAATACATTAAACGAATGGAGAGTAAATCATGGATTGAATGGATTAGAATACGATGATGACATGGAATCTCTACTGACTGTGCCTTGGAATGAAAATCAGGTAAAAACAGGTAAAGTTGGTCATGGTGAAGGGTATAACAGTTTCACAAATCGGATTGATTGGGCGGGTTTTGATACTTGTGGTGAATGTTGTGGGTCTAATCATAGGTCGGATGTTAATAATGTTTCTCAGTTTTTTTTACAGTATCAAAAAAGTCCCCCACACTGGAAAATTTTAACAAATAGTAAGTATAACTATATTTCTGTATCAGTTCTTTATGACCGAGAAACAAATACTTATTATTCTGTAGTAAATGTTCGAAAGTGATTTGATTGTTTAAGATTTATATTTATATTTGTAGTGTTCTTTGAAAATATGGGGGTGTTTTATGGATTTGACCGGTATGGTCAGGTGTAGAGTGCACGTAGTGAGAGGATACCTATCACTTTAATCTACGGTTTCAATTTGTAACAGGCGAAACTTTCGCAAAACTTCAGGCTGTCGGTTTACTCCGCACTGAAGAGGTTTACGCTGCCTAAGGCATCGTTTACCACGGGTCGGTCAGGACGTTAACCTTGGAACAGAAGTCCGTTGTAGTGGTGGAAAAATGACTGAACCCTAAATCGAGTCATACATCTATTGTCAGTGGAGGATGTTAAAATTCAACTGAATATTTCGGATTATTAAGAATTAATAATGAACTAAACGTGTAGGACTCTATATTTGAAATATTTGGGACCTGGGTTCGAGCCCCAGCACCTCCACAAATAAATCCCCTATTGTTTTGGCAGTAGGGGATTTTTGACTTATATTTGTATCACAATCACCACATAAACAATATTAATATGACTCAAGAACAAGTAATCGAAGAAGTGCAGAACTACAACGGAACCAACAATTTTATGAACTCACTCAAAAGAGGTCTTAATAAGTTTAACTCACTGACCGATAATCAAACCGCAGCAGCTATTCGTGTTATCGAGGGTGCTCGTCGTCATGAACAGGCTCAACAGCGTTTGAATATCACTTTGGTTGGTGATACCATCAAGATTGGTCGTAAGATTGCATTGGGTATTAAAGAAGAGTATGGTCTTGAGTTTCACCCCATCCTTATCGATGTAACTGCGGTTACGGGTATGACTGACCGAGCACTTCGGGTCAAAGGCAAGTTGACGAAAGAAAACGGAGGTGTATGTCGTTGTTGCGCTAAAACCCTTACTGATGATGTTTCTAAGTTGACAGGTATCGGTCCTGTGTGTTCTAAGTATGTTGGTGTTGCTCATCCTCGTAGCGCTTACGACACTGTCGCAATCGAGAATTATAAAAAGGATATGTCTCGAAAAATTGATGAGATTGGTGAGTTTGAGTTTTGGATTCCTAAAAGGGCGATTGTTAAGTGGAATGGTATGGGAGGAGTGATGGTGAAGATGTGAGAAGGGGGGGTAACACCCCCCTTTTTTGTTTTTTATATATTTGTAGATATTTATTACAATAAACTGTAAAAAAATATTTAATATGGGAACAGCAGAAATTAAAAGTCTTATTAGACACGGATTAACCGCAATTGGTACTTTGTTGGTACTAACAGGTTTGAACACATGGATACCTTTGGTAGACTTATTAACTGAGAATTTAGATTCAGTAATAAATGCTATCGAGGTTCTAATAGGTTTAGGAATAGCGGTCTTTGGATTCTTTAGGAACAAAGATAGATTCGAAATAGTTAAGGAGGCCGAGGCCAAATAATAAAAACCTTTAAAATTAAAACCCCCGAACAAATCGGGGGTTTTTTTTTGACTAATAAATTATTATATTTTATATTATAAAAAAAAACATAATGAGTAACGTACTTGTACTAAATTCTGATTTTTCACCATTAAATATCACAACTTTACATAGAGGGTTTATATTGGTGAACAAAGGTAAAGCAGAAATAGTAAAAAAGGGAGACCGTGATATCGTCACCACTATAGGTAAATTTGTTCGTCCCGTAATTATAAGGTTATTAAATTATATTAGATATCGAAGAACCTCATTAAAAGTTAATAGAAAAAGAATTTTTAAAAGAGATAAGTCTACCTGCCAATATTGCGGTTCAAAAAAAAATCTAACTATCGACCACATTATACCTCGTTCTCGTGGAGGTAAGAATACTTGGAAAAATTTGGTTACTTGTTGTTCTAGATGTAATGTTACAAAAGGTAATAAAACCCCTAACGAGTGGGGTGTTAAGTTAATAAATAGACCTCATGAACCCTCTGTATTTTCTTCCTTATTATACGAAGAAGCTGAGGTTATATGGGACGATTTTAGGAAAGGATTTTCTACTTATTGACCGTTATAAACTATTTATAGGTGTAGTTCTTCATAAACAAGTAAACCTATAAATTAATGAATTTTACTTTTTTTAATAAGGCACGCCGTGTGCTTTTAATACCTTTAATGCTCTTGTTTTCAGTAGTATTAAGGGCTCAATGTGACGTTTTTATAGAACAGGGTTCTGTAGTCGTCACTGATAATGGTAGTGGTGTCAAGTTTCAATTTGACGTTACAAACAATTCGGGTAGTGAATGGGAAGGGGACGTACTTAAGATGTATTGGTCACTTAATTCAAGTGCACCAATATGGACCATAGATTATACCTCAAACAACAATGTTGGACCCTTACCTCCTGGTCAGACTAGGACAATAACAACCCCTTGGTTCGACATTCCAAATCTCCCTTCATGGTTTCCTGAAGACCCAGGTCCTGGTGGAGTAAATGATTTATCGTGGGAAGAGTCTATGGAATGGGCGTATTATGGTTTATCTTTCCCTTTTGATGGGGCTTGGTCACAATTTAATCTTAGGTTAGGTAGTTGTGGGTTAGCTGATGGCGCTTGGGTATATAACTCAGACGGAACACCATACTACGGACCTTTTAATACTGATTGTCCTGATGTAAATAATGATGCGTTTTGTGATTGTGATGTTAATTTCCTTGGATTTGACCCTGAAACATATGACGTAAGTATTGAAGTAGTATCACATTGGAACTGTGGCACTTCTTTAAATACGGTGGGTCAGTCGGGACAAATGGATTATGTAAATATGGTTCAAATAGGTGCACACGTACCTGGTTGGGATTATGAATGGGGTTGTACCGCATCTGAATATCATTTAGGATGGACATTTGATAATCCTGTATCATTTGCTGAGTATTACGCGGGTGATACAATAAATTATAATATGTTTGCTGACGATACATTTTATGATGATTGTTTCCAAAGTATCTTAGAGTCTGATACATTAACTTCATGTTTGGAAGTTGTATTATGGCAAATAAACTATTCGGAAACTGCGATTATTGGTGAAATTGATGGTGGTTGGGCCCAGACGTGTGGATTATGTGCGGACCAAACACAGTTTTATCCTGACATATCAATGGAATTAAATTCTATTAATGTATGTGATGCACCACCCCCTATTTACCCTGGTTGTACTGACCCTTTAGCAGAAAACTTTAATGGTAATGCGGGGTATGATGACGGGACTTGTACTTTTGCACCTGTATACGGTTGTCAAGACCCTATCGCTTGTAATTATAATCAACAAGCAACCGAAAATGATGACTCATGTATATATTGTGATACTCCAGAGGGAGAAGAATTATGTAATGAATATCATGGCGATAGCACTTATTGGGAGTTTTATAGTAATCTATTCGACTGTGATGATGAAGTAATATATACTCCTGACGCAGGTGGATATGTTTCATTTGTAAATGCAGTGTGTGATGACGGGATAGTTTCTAACGAAATTAGTATAATAGTAGTTAACCCTGATACGGGTAATTTTAATTCAAATGACACATTATTTGTGTATTGTGTAGAAGTACCTGAATTAGGTCTTGATACTTGTTTAAATGGTAATTTAAACGGTACTGATTGGATTGAACCTGGTGGGGGTCAGTTAATATGGACTATTAATGTACCTGATTTTATAACTCAACTAACAATTAATGTATATGATGTTGAAGGTGAGATTGATGAATATTCATATAACAATACGTTCTTATACTTAAATAATATAAGTGACCCCGATGTATGTCTTGTTTTAGGATGTACAGACCCAATAGCGGAAAATTATAATCCGTTAGCAACTGAGGATGATGGAAGTTGTGAATATATGGTTGATTTATCATTAGATAGTATAACTATAAACGAATACTGTGACGGATTTACCCCATACTGGGTTCCTACGTTACATCTAAACAATCTAACCAATCCCGCGATAAATGAATACTGTATTAAAGTTCAAGTCTTAGGACAAACAAACGACACTATTTGTTTTAATGCGATGGGTACAACAATAAACTCATTCGGTGATATCTCTATTGAGTGGCCTAACCCCATATACTCATATGGTGTTGTTAGTGTACACGTTTTAGACGTAAATGGTGAGAGTCCTAACTCATGGGAAAATTTCGGAGAAGATGATAATATTAGTAATAATATACTTGTCCTTACAATCGGAGGTTCCGGAATTAATTGCAATGTTGCGGGATGTATCGACGATACTGCTAATAACTATAATCCTGACGCAAATGTGGATGATGGTAGTTGTACTTACGATATATTCGGATGTACCGATGAAAGCGCTAATAATTACAATCCCAATGCGAATTTAGACGATGGTACATGTACGTATGATATTTATGGTTGTACAGATGAAGAAGCAAATAACTACAACTCAACAGCTAACGTGGACGATGGGTCTTGTACTTATGACGTTTTCGGCTGTACAGACTCAACCGCAAATAATTATAACCTCTTAGCTACAGTCGATGACGGTTCTTGTGAATATGATGTATTTGGGTGTACTGATGAAAGTGCTAACAATTATAATTCACTTGCTAACGTGGATGATGGTAGTTGTACTTACGATATATTAGGGTGTACCGATTTAAACGCTAACAATTATAATATGTTCGCAAATGTAAATGATGGGTCATGTGAATATGACGTGTTTGGATGTACTAACATGGACGCATTAAATTATAATTTTGAAGCGACGATAGAAGATGGTACTTGTGTTTTTCCTAGTCCTTGTGATGAATTCGACGGTCAGGCATTTGCACCTAACGCATTTAGTCCTAATAATGACGGTTTAAACGATTCTTGGGGGGTAATAACCGACGAAGAGTGTTGGAACACATGGGAAGTATCTATTTTCAATAGATGGGGTCAAGTGGTCTTTAAAATCGATAATCCTAATGGAAGATGGGATGGAAGTTTTAATAATGGTGGGTATTACGTACAAGACGGAGTTTACGCTTACACAATTAGGGCAGTGGCATGGAATTTGGAGGTCTTGGATACGAGTGGTTATATAACCGTTCTCAGGTAAACAATCGATTAAATAAAAAAGTGACCTTCGGGTCACTTTTTTTTATATAAGAAAAAAGGACTGACACCGCCAGTCCTTTTCATAGATTTAATTTTACCCCCTTTTTTTAAAAGTTTATGAGAAGACCTTATCTCTAATGCCTCTCAATTTCGAGTCCATATTTGACTCAATGGAATCCAATAAAGATTCCAACGCCGTTGTAAACTTATCTTCAATATCTCTTTTAAATCTATCGTTATCAATTTGCTTCATCACAATTTCTTTTGTCGTATCTGTAAGTCCTTCTAAGTATTTTTCTTCAAATTCTCTTGTGAATACATCGGCGATACTTCTCGGTAAGAACTTCTTATCCGTAAATATTTTAGAAAATTCCTCTTCTTCAATTTCTGATATTGTCTGAGACAATACATCCTTTTCAAAACCATCAATATTAAGTTTACCCTCTAAAAAAAATAATAACTTATCTTTTAACGTGTCTATAACTTTAGAACCATCATCACCCATAATACCTTTAAGTGTCATAATTAAATCTTCATTAACTACGGATTCACTAATACCCATTTTTATCAAATGATTAGCCTCTAAAAATAATTTATTAAAGAATTTGGTGGTATGAATTTTAGAATTAAAGTTAACAGACTCAGATATAATACCTAATCTTCCTTTAACAATTTTAGATTCAGTAAGACTATTAAGTTTTTTAGTTTCTAATTCTATTAGATTCTTTTTAACTATGTGTTTTAGACTCATTTTTCTTTGGGTTTCCACGCATTTATTGATTCTGTGAATTCCTTACTATTAACTCTCACTCTTTCATAAATATCTGAGTTTTCAGGTTTTTTAAGTTTAAAACCTTTTTTTTTTAAGTTTTCTAAAAATTCCTTCTGAGACTTCGTAAATTCGTTTGTAAGACCTTCCCCATTTAGTAATGACTGTAAACCTTTCTTTTCTTTACCCTTCATAACCTCTTCAAAAGGTTGTTCTTTTTTCATCGATTGATTATGTGTGTTGATATAACTATCTCTTTGTATTTCCTCTTTTTCTCCCCCTCCAAATTCAACTTCAGGTATCTTATCACCACCGACTATCTTAAAATCTCTATAATCAGGACCCTCATTATTAGTAATGGTAAAATATATTATACCACCGTCCAATAATTTACCTAATCCATTCATCTGAGAATTAAAAGGAAGTTCAATATTTGCATTATTATAGTAAGAACCCAATCTAACGACAGGTTCTCCCGTTTTTTTATCTTCACCTTTAGCGACTACTACTGACCTAATAAATGCAATATCTTCAGGATATTTTTTCATTAAATCCATAAATTCTTTATTTATTTCTTCACGGTCTTTATCTGTAAAAACTACTTTTTGTTTTCCTTTGTCATTTGCAGTATAAAAATTAAATTCTTTTAACTTTTCATCTATTTTTTCTGGTATTGAATTTTCCATTTCATTTTCTTTTAATACGTCTTTTAACCCTTCATTAACTTTATTTGTACACCAATTAGAATCTGAAAATTCTTGCCATGAACCACTACTCGGCGGGTCTATAAAACCCCATTTTCCACCTCTTTCTTCTATCGGTAACGGTATATTTTTTCTACCTGTTTGTGAATCAGCAAAAAAGACAATTCTCTCATCTTCGTATTGACTGTTTGGTTCTCTTTGAACGAATATTAAAGGCCAAACTCTTCCACAAGGTATACCTTTCAAGTAATCGACCACATCTCTAAATTGTTGATTTACAGTTGAGCTTACACCGCTTTTACCTAAATTTAATTTCTCTTTTTTTAACTCTCTACCACTTTTTTGTCTTGCGGGTGGTGATGGCGGTGTTCCTCCTGGGTTAGGTTGTGTTGTCGAGCCTGTTGTAGGAGATGGCGTAGTACTACCAGTAGGAGGAGGTGTTGTACTTATCTTTTTAGTGTAGTACGCTTTTGGTGGCATTGGAGGACCTGTGACAGTATCATCTTGATATAATTTATAATCTGAAATGTTATCACCGTTAGATGTGATTTTGTTTTTTAAATTTGGTTCATTATCCGGTCCTTCCCATCCTGCACCAGAAGGTGTGCCACTTTTTTTTTCAGTTTGTCCCCAACTAGTGGATTGTTCGTTTAGTATTATTTTATTTGACATTATATTCATTTTGATTTAAAATCACCATTATCATATACATAATAAGTATCAGTTCCATTACCTTTTCTTGACACTACATACCATGTTTTACCACCGTCCTCACCTGCTTTTTTCGCAGATAAGTAATTATATACATCCTCACTTAAATTATCCCTTACGAATGATTTGAAACTATCTTCCTCATTCTTATACGTAACAATCTCGGCAGATGGTAGAAGATTACGGACCTTATTTACTATTTCCATAATTATTCCATCAAATTCACTCATGTCGTACTTTCCTTGTGAGGCTGTTTCTATAAATGCATCAACTATAGAATAACCCATACTGTCCTGAACGCTACCTAAACCTCCAGGTACAAGCCTTTCAATAATATTAACCATAGTTCCAACAAAGCTATTAGGGTCATCTTCCCCTTTCTGTCTAAGAACATCAAAAAGAACTCCAACTCTTTCGTAGGCCCATTCACTTAATCCTTGTTTCCATATTGTATTAAAATCAATTTTAAAATTATTTAAATCCGTATCAAACATATCGGAAAGCCCGTCTAATAATGAGTTCCAACCAGACTCAATTAAACCTCTCAGAATATCAAATACAAATATAATAACCGATTGTGCAAACCAACCTACAAAATAACCAACAAGTGATTGTGCCAAATAAACTAATGCATATTTCAACTTTTTACCTCCAGTTTCTCCTGCGGATGTCCTAATTAAACCCAAATACTGCTTATTTAAACCTGCAAATTGATTTGTAAGCATAAATTGACCTACTGACGTTCTAGGGTCAATTAATGATTTTACGGCCTCCATTCTTTGACCTTTAGTTAATAATTGTTTTACTGTTAATAATAATTCACCTGAAAATGACTTCATAACGTCTCCCATTATTTCTCCCACACCCTCTCCGGACTTCTCCCAAGTGTCATTAAAAATACTAAAAAACGGTATTTCACCATCCCTAATTAAATTTGTTATTTCAGAATCTAAACCTGCATCGGCAAGAACTTCTGCGGCCGCTCCGTCTTTTTTAATTTCTAACTGGTTTAATAATCTTGTTATTGCAACTGCATAAGCTTCTGTAATTTCTTTAATTTTTTTATCTGAATTTTGTTGACTTTTGGCAATTGCGACATCAGTTATGTAACCCGCATTTAATTCCTTAATTTCCTGTTTTACCTTATCAAAACTTTTTACAAACAATGTAAAGAAATCTTGAATAAATAATGTTGGAGTTTTATCATCAATAACTTTTCTGAGCTTTCTCATTTGTCTCTTACTTAGTTTAGTAGGGGCTACACCTGATAAAGTATCTACAAAACTACTTGGTTTATTAACGTATATATCTAATTGTTTTTTTACAGTATCAAAAATCCCATTTACATTAATAGGTTTTTGTGGTGAGTCACCAACAACACGATTTAATGCCGTTACTAACTCGGTACCGGGTTTCTTCATTCCTTTTCTTAATTTTTCTAAAAATTCTCTCTCACTCATACTATTCTTTCTTTGGATATCCTTTAAAAATCCTTTATAAAATTCTAATGCAAGTTCATCGTCGTCATTTATAAGTTTACCCAATAGAGTTTTTTCAGTTTCACCCATTTCGGATACTCTACCATTAAAATCTTCTAAAATATAAATAAGACTATCAAAATTTTCTCTTTTGAACGTTGTACCACCTATTTCTATTTCTAAAAAATCACTTTTTTTAAGTGCCTTATTGACATATTTTAATATGTTATCGTATACACTGCTACCAATACTTTCTTTTAATATCGTTTTAGGTAAAGACATAATTTCCTTCATCCTATGTATTTCAATAAGAATATTAGGGTTAGTTAAATGTAATAGGTCCATAGTTTTTTATAATAAATACTTGGCAGAATAAAAAAAAATTAATATATTTGTAGAGAACAAAATTAATTCAATAATGAAATACTCAGTTAAGGAAGTTGTTATTTATAAAAAAGAAACAGTAACAATAAGGGAAGTACATAAAGTTGGTAGTACTTATGCTTATGTTCTGAGTAGTGGTGAAAGTTGTTTTGAGGATGAATTACGTAAATCATCTAAAGACCGTTATGTCTCACATGTCAATAACTTAATTAGAGAGAATATGGACGATATTTTAAAGTACTGTTTTAGTCCTGTCTAAAAACAGATGAGTCGCAGCTATATTGTGTTAGTCTCATATCTGGTTCCGACTTTCTTTTACGTAATCCATCATAAAAATATATGGTGCCGTCAATATCATAGGATATCTCTTGTTCCCTTTCAACACTACTATCGTTTTTTCTTCTATTATATTTTATTTCTTTTGCGTTTGGGTGATTGATAACACACGGATAGTCTTCTTTAAATTTATTCTTTTTTTCTTCGTCGCTTTTTGGTTTATCATCTGTACCCGAAACTAGTTCAAATATAGTTTTATTATTAGATTCCTCTAAAGTACGTAACGCTTCATAAAGTGATTCCATTGACTCCTCAGCTACTTTATCAGGGTTTTGACCTAACGCCCTTATAGTAGACGCCCCTAAAATTGTAGTAAATATACCACCCATCTGTAATCCCATATTTAAAGTAGATTTTAAAAAGTTTGTTTCTTCAAGTATTTCAGATACGGCCTCTAAAGATTTTTTAGTTAATGGTTTTGACATACCAGACTCATTCAATTTAATAATTGCGTCGTCTACATATTTTTTAAAATTACCCGCCTTTGTGATTAATTCTCTACTTGAGGCATAAAAAGAATAAACAAGAGACCTTTCTTCTTTTGACAGATTTTTTAACGCCGACCAAATTACTGTAGGTTTAACCTCACCTGACAAGAATTTAATATAGTTTGTTATAAATCCAATAACCCTAACGAATGATGTTTTACCTATCTTTGTCCCTAATTGTTTAAATACTGAAGAGCCTATGTCACCGAATAAAGGTATCAAACCGATAGATAATGATATAAGTGCACCAAATTTATCATTTTTATTTTTCCATAAATCGTAAGCATGTGCAAATTCAATAGAAAATGATGCGACTGGATTTATAAAAAACATAAGACCAGCTAATAAATCACACCAAAATTCTTCATAGGCATAATCAATACCTATTAATTTAAATGCCCCAACATTCTTACCTTCAGTACCAAACCATTCATCAAAAATACTATCCTCACCACAAACAAGTGAAGATAATTGTTTGAAACCAATCTCTGACATTTCAGAAGCTTCATTCCACCATATTTCTAAACCACTTGCTTGTAAAACTTCTTTTTTAGGTTGTTGGTAGATATTATTGTTATCATTTTTATAGTATTTAAAATACCAATCAATACTAAAAGGATTATTTTTATTACTCTCAGTGTTTAGATTCTTAGATATTTTACCCCCTAATAGAGTACGATAATTAGTGCCGTTTATTTTTAGTTTTTGAGAAACGCCATTAGGGTAAATTCTCTGTAGTTGGTCATATAACGAATTTCTTAATCCACTCTCAAACTCTTCTCCGTATTTTTCACCGTATTCATTAAACCAATCGTCCATAGTTTTATCTGATGAGTTATTAATAGGAGACTCGATAAAACTTTCATACAACTCCTTCCAGTTAGAATTAATTGTTTTTATTACTTTAGTGTTTTCCGGAAAATACATTACTCCTTTTGGTGTGTTATACATACACCACCCTTTATACACGGGGTGTTCGACTGTTCCTGCAACTGCTAAATCAGGACTACCACAATTTTTAGGGTACCCGAAATCACTCCCTGTTATATCTTCATCCGATTGATATTGTTTAATTTTAATAGGGTCATTCTTTATTGAGGATGATATTTTACCTACCTCAACATCTCTTAATGGTCCTGATGGTTTTTTATCTTGTTCAGATAAAACTTTAGACCTATCGTAATTCATAAGTCTATTCATCTCCACTAACTGTATTCTAATATTTTCCTCCATATCAAATAAATATTACGTTAAAGTATTTGATTTACCTCTATTAATTCCAGATTCCCATTTACTATTTTGGTCAATCATATTTCCCTTACCTCTACTTATATTAGAATTCCATACATTAATAGTTAATTGATTTGCAGGTCCACGAGTTAAACCTGTTTCCCATGTAGAAGTATTACTGTTTGTAGAACTAGAATCTCCTCCTGTAGTTTCTCCTCCACCTTCATCTTGTTCGTTAAACTCAGACTCTACATTACCATATATTTCGGGATACCTAAGACCAAACATTTTAAGTAATTCACCTGCCTTAGCATTCGCTTCATCCTCTATTTTACCACCAACATTTTGTATTTTACCTTCAAGTTCACCGTCTTCATTTTGATGATGATGAACCAATTCATGTGCGACCGACCTCATAACGTCTTGTAACGCTCTTTCTTTAGTATATACCGTAACTTCAGCATTCTCTATATCTGCATTTTCACCGTCTTCGTACCTATAAACCGCAGTTGTATCTACTTTGGATTTATCCTCCGTGTAATCAATACGAACGTTATTTTTTATATTTAATTCTTTAACAGTTAAATCAACAAACTTATCTAATAAAATTCTTTCATTATTATCAAATGATTCATCACCCTCATTAATACTCATAAGGGTTTTTATTCTATTGATATCTTCGTTAAGTAAATTCATATTCAATAAATACTACGTTAGAAAGAACATGACGGAACTGTAATTTTTTTTTCACTTGTTTTATTGTTTATTTTTATTACAACAGATATTTCATGAGCACCACCTGTGGTGGGACCTAATTGTGATATAGTAACATCATAATTGTAAAAGAACATTAATTCTCCCGTATCTACACCCATATTTAATAATAAAGCATCCCTATAAGAGTATCCTTCTACAAGTCTTAACCCACCACCAAATAAGAATTTACCTTTTCTAATATTATTATTTAATGTTAGTTGTGTGAACTGACCTTGTCGTAGTATTGAAATTGATGGTGTATAAGTCACGTCTTCATTCCTATCGGTAGATTTATCTAAGGGTATTATCACCCCTCCGTGAATATTATATTTTACTGGTAAGTAACTTTCTCCATATATTAACGTTTGGTTCGGTTGGTTTATATGTGACACACTAAATCCTGCAAACCATTTATGATTAAATAAAAGTATTCCTGTACCTACATCAAAATAATTAACTTTAAAGTTATTTAAAAAAGATTCATTTGTGTAATTAGTAAACGCGACACCGTTAAAAGAATCTTCAAAGAACAGTTTTTTACTATCTATGAAATTTTGCTTATAACTAAATTCCAAACCAAATTTAATATTTAAATTATTAGTTAGTTTTTGTTGATTACTATAATAGGTGTTAAATGAATTTAATGAGTATATTCCATTGGCGGACCTATCATTCATCATTAATATACCGAAACCACTTTTCAAATCTCTAATATATTGTTCGTAAGTTACAACGCTAGTTACGTATTGACTACCTAATGATGGCCAATGATTTCTATATGTCATACTTAACTCAGGACAATTCCTTGACCCAGCGAATGCGGGATTCAAGTACAAAACACTACTGTTTATTTGTGAAAATGAAACGTCTTGAGAAAAACCTATTGCAAACAAACTTAAAAACCCAAAAATTAATAAAATCTTCTTAATCATACCTATAAATATCAAAAAATATGTCTATTTATTTGTAGATTAACTAAATATACTTATATTTGTAATATGAAACACTACCTCACCCTTTTATCTTTAGTTTTACTCTTCTCAGGATGTTATCAATATGCGGAACATACCTACCCTACTATGGACGGCACATATATCCTTAGGTCTATTACTGTAAACAGTACAGATATATTAAATTCCGAACTTGTAGACGACGACCCTCTTTCATTAATCTACCCTAACCCTATTGGTCCTTTGGATTCCATGAAAGTAAATAAGAGTCGTATTAGTATTAGTGGTGACCGTTTATTTGCTGGATACTACTTAGAAAATGGAGGAGACCATTGGAGAGTAGAATATCCAGTTAATATTACTCAAGACTTCGTTACAGGTCGATGGGTTAATATGAATGTTTCTTATAATACCCCACAACTTAACACGTATCGTCATTACGTAATTATAGAGGATGGTTTAGAATATTTAATTTTAGAATGTCCAAAACAATATCCAGAGGGTGTTGAAGGTAATGAATATAGTTATTCATTAACTTTTTATAGGGAAGGACCTTAATCTAGAAGGTTCTTAACCTGTTCTATATTCTTAATGAATTTTTCTGGGTTATCTATCGCCCATTGTTTAACAGACTCAGGTAGGGAAGATTTTTTTAGTTCCTGAAGTACTATTTTAACCTTATCCTTACCTATAGACTCATTTATTTCGTTACTAACCATTACGTCACCTAACATACTAAACAGCTTATGTTTTAGTTGTGGAGTTGGAGCAACAAACGTAATCTCAAAACCGTTATCGTCAGCCCATCGAATTAGTTCGTCTCCATTTAAAAATTGTTGTCTTTTTTGTGGAAATTTATCTACAAGTTTAGATGGAGAAGCTACTACCGAAACTATTTTTAAGGTGGGTGTAATAATTATTGCAATTTTTTGCTCATCCATACCAAAAAAAACTTGTTTAGTTAAAAATATTCTACCTAAAAGTTTAAGAATAAAGTCTTCATAAGAACTTTTCTCTCTTTCAGGTTTATTCGGAACATTAAATGAGCCGGATTCGTTAAGATATTTTTTATCTGCCATCACATCTATAAATATGCGTTACCTATAATCGGCGTCAGGTAATTTAGTCTCATAAATTAAATAATATTCATTTAAAAATGAAACTAAATTATCGTTGTCAATAAAGAAGTCGTCCTCCTCTTCAAACCCTAAATCCCAATCATCATCCATATCACTAAAAATGTCAAAAGAAGTAAAGTTTTCTCCATACCCAAAATCCTGTAAGTATTGAAACTCTATGGTATCAGACCTAACTAAATCTTCTCCATCATTTCTTAATCTAAATTCTACCTCAACAACGTTATTGTCTTTATTAATAAAGTTTGTTATTATTTCTACGACTTCCATTTTTTTATTTTAAATCTTTTATTTTATTACAAATATCAAAAAAATCATGAAAAGACAATTATTAATAGACGAATATTCATTTAACGATGGAGAATTGAATATAATTTTTCAAGATGGGGATAAAAATTACCGAGAAGATAACATAGATGAAGATATTTTCGAATCTTATATTACCGCATCAGGTAGATTAGAAGGGTTTGAAGATATGTGGGATGGGTATAGTGAGTCTCATTATACTAAAGACTATATTATGGACTATTCCTACTGGTTAAGTGAAATTTGTGAGAGTAGTGACATTTTAGATTTTATTTACTATTATTACGAAAGTAATAAATTACCTAAAATACTTGAAGAATGAATTTAATCTCCACTTCCTTTGATAACGTATATCTTATTGAGGAACCTGTCCATACTGATGATAGGGGTTTTTTTATGGAAACATGGAATGAAATAGGATACTCTAATAGAAAGTTACTTAAAGATATACCTTCACTAAAAGCAATACAGAATGACGATTCATTATTCTCAACTCTGTTTGTTCAAGATAACCTATCTAAATCAAAATTAGGGGTCTTTAGAGGACTACATTATCAAACAGGTGACTTTCCTCAGCCCAAATTAGTTAGAGTATTAAAAGGGTCCGTAATCGATTTTATAGTTGATTTGAGAGAGGATTCTAAAACCTACGGTAAGTTTGAGTTTTTTGAATTAAATGATAAAAATAATATGAGTTTATTTATTCCCTCATACTTCGCTCACGGATTTTTATCTTTAGAAGACGATACTCTTCTTTCTTACAAGTGTGGTAGTTATTACAGTAAAGAAAGTGAAGGAAGCGTAAATTATAATGACCCAGTCATCAGACATGTAATTAACAATAAAGACACAATTAAAGACGTTATAGAAATTAACTTACCTCATCATAATGAAAAAGATTTACTCATATCTGATAAAGATAAAAACGCACCAAAATTCCTTTATAGAAGGCATGAATGAATATGAATTGTTTTCACATACAGAAAAAATAATTGATTCTTTAAATAAAAAGGAACAATGCAATTCAACTTTACGATATATAGAGTTGTATTATAAAAGAACTGAAAATTTTGTACTATACAATACTTTGTTACGAAAACTTAATAATAAAAAATCCCTCCTAATGTGAGGGATTTTTTATTTAGATAAATTTCTTAAATCTATCAAACATTTCTACTATTCGTTCTTTTTGTTTTATAAAGTCTTCCATTAGGTCTTCGTCAACATCTTCATATGTCTCACCACATCCTTCACACACATCTTCCTCCTCAACCTCTTCGTATGTTTCACCACATCCTTCACACACATCTTCCTCATCAACCTCTTCGTATGTTTCACCATCCATGGAACCGTCTGAATTGAAATTATAAGCCCCCATTTCACCACTATACTTTTCCTTACCGTCTAAGTCTTGATTCATATCTGAATCAACATCATCATACTCGGCAGCACTCATCTCACCCCCAAACATTTGCATGATGGAATCAATATCCATACCATAAGAATCGGAAATATCAGTTGTAGAGTCATCAAATTGTTCAGGACCTCCAGATTCAAAGTCGTAAGCTGATTCTACATCTGACACATCCATATCATCAGCCGCGTATTCTTTAACTTCCTCCTGTAATGATTTACACTTTTCACTATTCATGTTTAAGAATAATTGAGCCTGTTTCTCTGGTTTTCCACCTTCTTTTCGGGCTTTTTCAACACAGTCACATGTAACTTCACCCCCACAGTATTCAGTAAAACTACCTTTATCCATATCAACTTTCTGAATCCAATCTTTATCTTCTTCACTAACAACAGATTCGTTAACCAAATGATTTTTGTATTGACCGACCTCACCTCTGTTGTTAACGGTAATACCTTGTGAATCTGATGGACCTTCGTCCTGTAATAATGGTTGTGGACCTGATGGAATATTACCAGTAGCATATCCGTTGTAGAATGCTGAGTGTTGCTGAAGGATTGAATTTCTCTCTTCGTCTGACATTGTAGAATAACCTCTCATGACTATTTTTTTATATAAATATGTTTTACTTACAGAATAATTTGACATCTTAAATAAAGATTTGTATGTTTAAAACAAAAATGGATAAAACTAAGTACTTCGATTTTGCTGAGGGAGCTGTAATGTTAGATGGTTTTGATGACTGTGTAATAGGTATTTCAGAGTCTTTCGGAGAAGAACCTCGTCTTATATACTCCAAAATACAGATAATAAAAAAGTTAATGGAGGATATGACAGAAGACGAAGCTGTTGAATACTACTACTATAATATAGTTGGTGGTTATTTTGGTATACAAAACCCGATTTTCATTCAAGATAATTTGGATTGATTGGTATAAAGTCGTATATTTGTTTTCACAAAAGAGAATAATATGACTGTACATGAACTTAGTGACTACTTCAACCAATCTCCGAACATGGCAAAAGTTTATAAAGAACATAAGTCCATCGGTCGTTTGATTCGTAGTAATATGTTTAAGTACTCTAATCCTCGTCGTTGGAATAATAAGGACTTGACTTATAAAATCACGTACATTAAGGTCGACAAGAGTGAAAATTTAATAGTCAATCTCAAAGTCTCAGGTACGATGGGTAATAATTGGGGTGGAGAAAAGGGGACTTGTGTTACTGAATATGTTAAAGTTAATTTCTCAAGTTCCCGTAGACGTAATGATGATATTCGTAGGGCGGTTCGAGAAGATGTTCAAAAGTTTTTCCGTCTTTTCGGTATGGATAGTTATAGGGTTGAGATTGGTAAGATTAAAGTGTGTAAAGAACTTTAAAGTTTTACCGTAAAATACTTAAAAGCTAACGGACCTAATTTCCTCAATTCTCGGTTAATATTATTAGTAGTTAACTCTTGCTCTTTATCTTGTAGATTTCTAAATGCTACTGATATCATAACCTGTTGTGACTTCTCTGCAAGTTGCAACAGGTTTTCTTTTTCATCCTCATCTTCAATTTGTTGGTAACTACCCTGTAATTCTTGTATCTTTAAATATTTTTCCAAGAAGTCTCTACCGCTCCAAGTAAAATCAGGTGATTGCATCATATTAACAATACCACTATCTCTTAACGCCTTTAAAAAATCAAAGATATAACCACCATTATCCATTTTTAGAAGGGGTAGTAATGGTTTCATTTCATCAATAAAATTTTCATTAATTGTTGTAATAGACTCAGGATATGTATCACTAATAGTACCCTCATTTTTATCGGGGTAATCTGAATTCTTTAATATATGTCTAAGTAAGTTTAAAGAACCAATTCTTTTGTCGTTAGTATCCACAACAGTCCAAGGAACCTCACCTTTACCCAAGTCAAAAACTTTTTCTTTGTATTCTGTATAGTCATCCCACTTTTCTAAAGACTTTTCATCATTAGGTGAAAATTTCCAATATTTTAAAGGCGAAGACTTTCTTAAATCAAATCTTTTTTCTTGTGTTTTAGGTGTTATTGATAACCAAAACTTATATAAGTCAGTTCCCCTACTAACTAAAGACTTTTCAAAATCATTAACATTATTCATAAACCCCTCATATTCTTCATCAGTTCCATATCCCATAACTGGTTCCACAATTCCTCTGTTATACCAACTACGGTCAAAAAAAGTAATTTTACCAGGTTCAATATGTTGTTCATATCTTTTAAACCAATCCTCCCTTTCTTCAGGTGTTGGTATTCCCAAGGCAACCACATTAAAATATTTTGGGTCTAAATATTTAGTTATGGTTCTTATCGTTGAGCCTTTACCTGCAGTGTCTCTACCTTCGAATACTACTGCGATAGATTTACCTGTCTGCTTGATGTGTTCTTGTAATTTTAATAACTCAACTTGTAATGGTAGTAACTCTTTTTTAAATTGTTTTTTACCTATGGAAGATATCTCAGGCTCCTCGCCTCCGTAAACTAACTCATCTTCAACATTAAAATCATCATCTTCAAATTCTGACGATTTTCTATTACCGATAGAATTAACTAAGATTTCTAAATATTCTCTGGCGTTTATTCTTGGGTTACCTGATTTTAAAAATTTTCTTTCTAAGTTTCTTATTACTAAGTTGTTTATATCCTCATCTTTTAGTTGAGATAGTAAATCTTCCATTTCTGACGGGTCAATATCTTTACTTCTTAATACGTTAGATAAATCTTCTTTAGATTCATCCATTTGACTGGGAAGGTCTATCAATCCTTTATCTTTCATTATTCTCGCCAGTCTATCTCCATATAAATCAATAACTCTTTTTAAGAATAAATCAGGATTTTTTCTAATATATTGAATTATATCAAACCTGACATTTTTAGAGTATTTTCCAAATAAGTCTGATATTTTGTCGTCTTTTCTATACGAGTCTTTACGATAAAACAGGTTTTTTATTTCTTTATTACTGACCTTAGGAAACGTAATAATTTTACAATCACCTCCAACCTTACCCTGTGGTAATGAAATACTATTTACACTTTTCCCACTTTTATAATTATTAATAACTAAATCAATTAAACTATCGGTGTCATTTAAACAATATGAAATATATTCATCATTTAAAATAGAAAAAATCCATTTTAGTGACTTTTCTTCACCGGACACCGCACTCTTCCCCTCTGTTTCTCCTACAACGAAAGATACTTTCATCATTAGTTTTTTATATGGATTAAACTCATCATCTTTATCCATTAAATCTATAGGTCTTTTTAAATCATCTATTTCATACCCATCCTCAACCATTTTAATTTTTGCGGCCTTAAACCCACTAGATAATGAACCTAAGTCAAATCGTTCACCTGGTTGTGTCAATTTAACTGAGTAATAATCCTCACCGATTTTTATATCTTCTTTTCGTTGAGATATTATAGGTTTACCTCCTGTAAGTCCTGCTAATAACCCTTCAAAATTAAATCCTCTACCGTCTTTATCTTTTTTAAATGATAAGAAGTACTCATAAAATCTAATTTTATCAACTAATCTTTTTAATGTGTTTTCTAAATCAATATCTTTATTAATGTCAAAAAATGTTAGTCCTTCACTACTTAAAATCTTTTTTATCACATTACTTGAAGACATCTTTGTTTTTGGTATCGGACCTAACGTAGACATTATTTTACTTAGAGTTGTTGATGTCGCGTCTATTTCTTCTTTAATTACATCTTGATTTTCTTTAACCCACACATCTTCATCACCAACTAAATTAAGGGTTCTACCGTTATCCCACTCAACATAATATAATGGTTCATTGCTCCATGGGTCAGACCCAATACCAATAACAGTACCTTTAGTGCCGACAGTTATTGGGGAGTAAGGGTCACTCATAACAATTAAAGTGACTCTATCACCTTTTTTTAAATTTGGGTTAATATCCATACTCATAAAAAATACCTTTTATCATAAATATACTAAATAACCTAATATTTATATTTATAATATAAAGTTATGAAGGTAATTTTAACTGAAAGTCAATTTAACACGTTATTAAAAGAGAATTACAAGGAGAAGGTCGGAGGTTCTCTAATGAATCTTAGTAAATTCTCAAATAAAGTAGTCAGAGACGCGTCAAACCAACTAAAATTTGATTTTAGATTTTTAGTCACTTATGGTGCAGGTATAGGCTCTATACTACAATCGGTATTTGATTATTTAGAAGGTAACTTTACAGGTCTGAGTGAAACTCAGTTAGCGGGATTGGCTGTTATGGCGGTAGGGGTTGTGTTTTTTGAAAATAAAGATTTAAAGTCTCAAATAAAAAATATTGAGTCGATGGGTTTAAGTTCTGAATTAGATAACGTTGTTAGTTATACTCAAAATTTAAAAAATAAATTTTCTAATATTTTAAGGGTTTTAGGTTTGTCTATTCACAGAACATCAAATATTATATCATATAGTTTTTTAATACCATTACTCTCTATTATTATAGAAATTGTAACATTACATGGTGTTGAATCTTCCCAATTTAGTATGTTAATTGAGAGTTTATTAACATCGGGTCTTATTGCCGTAGAGGGTGTAGCGTTAAGAGATATATTAATGAAGGCTGGTGATATTATTAGTCAAAAGACTGTTAATCAAAAGTAAATTCTTTATCCACTACATAGTAAAAGACATCCATAGCCCAATATAAGTTTTTGACTTTACCCTTCTCTCTTTCTTTACTTATTTTTTTAATCTTCTCTTTATCTCCTGAGATTACTCCAACAATTTTTTTACCACTAGGTAGGTCTATATGTTTATGAGTATTAATCGATATTGGTTCAGGTTTATCAAAATCCTTTAACCTCTTCACTAATTGTTTTTTACTCCCACCATATGATAACCTACGAGTTTTACAATAATTTTTTAATTCTACTAATGAAAGTGAGTTATAATCCATAAAGACTAAATTACTAATTTAATCTCATAATTCAAAATCTTTTTTTAATTGTTCAATATCCATTCTAAGTTTTTCATCTCTTTCAATAGAATCTGTAGCACTTTCAAAGTCTACGTCTTTTTTGTTTTTAGATGAATAATCAGTATCGGTAGAATATGCTTTATTATGTGAACCTCCCGAATCTAACCCCTTTTCTAATCTAATTAATCTTTTATGTATTTCCTTAATAGAATTTTCTACATCTGACCAATTTTCAATACTTTGTAAAATTATAGTATCTGATAAAAATTCAGGTAAATCATAATCAACAACGTCTGATGTATTCCCGTAAAGACCTTGTTCTTTAATAGTCTGTATAATTACTTTATTTAGTTGGGTTTCTGTTAACTTAATTTTCATCTTACTTTATATTTTTCTTTGTACTTATTAGTTAAAAAAAGTACTAGTTCATTAATATCTTCGTTATTTAGATTATGAACATTTTTATTTCTATTAAACCAATCCCTCATTGTTTTTTCTATCGGTTCTTTTCTAAGTTTGTTTACTCTTCTAAAACCTTTTAACTCTGCGGGTATTTCATGTGGCTGTTTATAATACTCTTTATCTTTAGGTCTATCATCTGAATTATCCTCAAAAGGGTCTTTTTCATCATCTGGACTTCCCCATGAGGTTTGATAAACGTGTTCTAATTCGTGCGCAATTATATCATTTAAATCCGCAATTACATCATATAAAATTTTAGGTAAACCATTAGGGTTAATTATAAGATTAATTGTTATTGTATCACCCTCATCAACTGTCTGACCATCAATTAAGTAACCGTCTTTTAGGTTAGGGTCTAACTGATATGTAAATTCTACACTAAACTCAGGTATGTTTTTAAAGTCATACTCAAATTCTTCCCCGTCTGTTATTTTTTCAGGTAAGTAATGATTTCCTGTTTCTTTACTTTTAATAATATTAACTAATGTCCTAACAATTTCTCTTATAGGTGCGTCTGTAACTCTTCTTTCAACTACTAACCCTTCTATCAGTATCTTACCCCTTTCTTTCAAGTGTTCTTTAATTTGAAACACTAATTCTTCGACTATAGTATTTGGATTTTCGTCTTCATAAAATCCTGTTTTGATTCTGAAGTAGTTTTTACTCACTAAGGACTCTGCATAAGGAATGTTATTTGTCTTAACGACAACCATTTCCATTATACCATCATAATAATCTTTAAATTCTTCACTCATTATCCTCAAATATAATATCATTAATTTTTAATTCATAGTCTTCCATACCAATTAATCTTGCAAGTCTACCAAATTGACTATCCCAATTATAACTACTACTTTTAAATTGTTTTTTAAAAAAATCAAATAAATCTCCAAGTTTTGAGTCCACAACTAGTGTATTAATATCAGTATCACCTAATATGACGTTTTTTAATACAATATCGCAACTTAACGACTTATAAATTTTACCCATACTATTTATCACTGAAAACTTTTTAGGTATAAATTTAATTTCACATTTTATTTTCGTTGGTGTAGAAAATAAAAAAATCTCATCCTCCATATGTCTAAAGGTAGATAGTAGGTGTAACCTATCTTTAAAATTAACAGAATCTTTTTTTAACTCTTCAATAGTTTCATCCCTGTTTTGTATTACGTCTTTAGCGTAATAATCATCAGGTCGGTTATAAAGATAGTCGGGTAATTCAATGTCTAATTCCATAACAAATAAATATTACAAACTTTGTAACATTTCAATAAGTTTTGGATGTGGGTAAATATCAAACTTATCTTTTCTAAAATTAGTGTGTGACCATATCCCCGAACCACCCTCATTCGCTAATGGTTGGTAGTCAAAAGGTTTCCAATTGTTTCTTTTAGCATCTGTATATAACCTTAACGCATAATTAGTATTTCTACCATGTAATCCGTCTTCGAGTAGCATTTTACCATTCATACCTAAGTACCCCTTACTATTTAAAAATTTCTGTTGTTTAAGTATAGGTAAATCCTTTATTGTATCATCATAAGATTCAAATAATTCATTAATGCCCTTACACACGTCAATATTATATTTTTCAGATAAAGTAGATATCAAATACTTAATAGACGAGATTTGTTTATCTGTATAGTTGTGATAATATCTAAATCCTCTCCAATTTTTACCTAAATCAATTACATCTTCATCAGGTACTTTAGAATTGACATATGTGAAATATTGACCGTCTTGAGACCTCGTTAGAGGTCCGTAATTACATATTTCAATACCTATTGATTGTTTATTTAACTGTGAGTTGTTTGAATTTTTAGTCCCTAAGTGATGTGCCCAATATTTTAAATCAAAACACTCCACAATATTACCGTCCCACTTAGTGTCTCCATCTCTAGTTGATTTATTTCCTATTACAAAATGAGTCGCAACCCTTAAAGATTTACCTCCTTTAGTTTTATCTCTATCCCACGCATACACAACCCAATCAGGTCTATGACTACCAGCAGTATGATGTAGTACTATAGATTTCTTTTCCGTTTCATCCGGAAAAAATTCATCTTTTGGAAGGTGTAATTTATTTATCTTCATAATAATATTATTAGATTTGTCTTATATAATATAAATATGAAAAAAATAACTTTATTATTTAACTTATTACTTTCATTTACCGCATTATGGTCTCAAAATGAAAAAAATATTGTTACGGATATTTTTATTGTAAAATATTCTGAAACTTTAGAGCAACCTACATTTATTTTTTATGAGGTAAAGTGCCCTAACGGTAATCAATCAAGAAGTGGTCTAAACTTTAAAAAATATGAAGGAGTACATACCTCGGATAATGACGATTACGTAGATAATATATGGGATAAAGGTCACTTAGCACCCGCAGCCGCATTTAACTGTGATTTAGAAACCTTAAAAAAAACATTTTCTTTTTTAAATTGTGCGTTACAGCATCAGTCGTTAAATAGGGGTCCTTGGAGAGAGTTAGAAGAGTTTGAGCGTAACTTATCTAAAATTTTCGATAAAGTTTTTGTTGAAATAACTTGTCATTTTAGTGAAAATTCGTTAGTATTACCAACTGGAGCAACAGTTCCTGACGGATTTAGTAAAAATATAACATTTAATAATACCATTGAATGTTTTTATTTTCCTAATTCAGATGTGTCAGGAATTGATTGGTCAGAATTTAGAATAACTAATAAATAAAATAATAAAAATTAAATTAAGTATGGGAAAAGTTATTGGAATCGATTTGGGTACAACTAATTCATGTGTTTCTGTAGTTGAAGCGGGTACTCCTATCGTAATAGTCAATTCTGAAGGTAGAAGAACAACACCTTCAATAGTTTCATTTAAAGATGGTGACCGCATTGTTGGAGATGCAGCAAAACGTCAATCTATTACAAATCCAGAGAATACAATATACTCTGTTAAACGTTTTATCGGTAGTACCTATTCAGAGGTTTCGAAAGAAGTTAAAAAAATGCCATATAAAATATCTAAAGGTGACGGTGGAAAAGTCATAATAAATGTTAATGATAGAGATTATGTACCACAAGAAATTTCGGCAATTGTTTTACAAAATTTGAAAAAAACTGCTGAAGATTATTTAGGAGAAAAAGTAACACAAGCCGTTATTACGGTACCTGCATATTTTAACGATTCACAAAGAAACGCAACAAAAGAAGCGGGTGAAATTGCTGGTCTTGAGGTACTTAGAATAATTAACGAACCTACTGCAGCTGCACTATCTTACGGTTTAGATAAAGAAGGAGATAAAAAAGTTGCAGTATATGACTTAGGTGGTGGTACTTTTGACATATCTATTTTAGATATGGGTGATGGGGTATTTGAAGTTTTATCCACTAACGGAGACACTCATTTAGGTGGAGATAACTTTGACGAGGTTTTAATTGATTGGATGATAAATAAATTTAAAGAGGAGTCGGGTATTGACGTATCTAAGGATTCTATGGCGATACAGAGACTTCGTGACGCATCTGAGAAATCTAAAATCGAATTATCATCGTCAAGTTCAACAGAGATTAATTTACCTTATCTCTCTGCAGGTTCAGAAGGTCCAAAACATTTTGTATGTAAATTAACTAGGTCTGAATTTGAAAGGATGGTAGAGGATTTAGTAAAGAAGACCATTTCTCCTTGTCGTAAGGCGGTAAAATCGGCAAATCTAAAAGTAGATGATATTGATGAAGTAATTTTAGTAGGAGGTTCAACAAGAATGCCATGTATACAAAATGCCGTTGAAAAGTTCTTTAAGAAGACCCCATCTAAAGGAGTTAACCCTGATGAGGTAGTCGCTATGGGTGCGTCTATACAGGGTGGGGTACTTGCTGGTGATGTTAATGACGTTCTTTTATTGGATGTAACTCCTTTATCTTTAGGTATTGAAACAATGGGTGGTATTATGACAAGGTTAATCGAATCTAACACGACAATACCCACATCAAAATCTCAGGTATTTTCAACGGCGGTAGATAATCAACCCGCTGTTGATATTCATGTATTACAAGGTGAAAGACCTTTATCTTCAGACAATAGAACGTTAGGTAGATTCCAATTAACAGATTTACCCCCATCACCAAGAGGGATACCTCAAATAGAAGTGACGTTTGATATTGACGCCAACGGTATTATAAATGTAAGTGCAAAAGACAAGGCTACTGATAAGGTGCAAAATATACGTATAGAATCAGGAAATGGTTTGTCAGATGAAGAAATTGAAAGAATGAAGAAAGACTCTTTAAAGAATGAGGAGTCTGATAATAAAAAGAAATCTGAGATTGAAAAATTAAATGAGGTAGACTCTATGATTTTTCAAACCGAAAAACAGATAAAAGAATTCGGGGATAAATTAAGTGACACAGACAAAGACAATTTAAATAATAGTTTAAGTAAATTAAAATCCTCATATGAGGAAAAAGATTTTAATTCTATTGACGAGGATTTAAATTTGTTAAATGAAACATGGTCATCAATATCAACAAAATTATACGAAAATAATCAAGAAGATGATTCTAATCAATCAGATTCTTTAGATGACGATATAGATGTAAATGATGTGGAATTTGAAGAAGTAAAAACACATTAAAATTAAATAAATAAAATTATGAAAGTTAAAAACGGAGACAGTGTCAAGGTCCATTATATCGGCACTTTAAATGATGGAAATGAGTTTGATAATTCATATAAAAGAGGTTCTACACTTGATTTCAAAGTAGGTGGAGGGCAAATGATTAAAGGATTTGATGACGCCATGGTTGAGATGGAAGTAGGTGATAAAAAAAGTATTAACATTAATCCTGAAGAGGCGTATGGTCCTCGTAGAGAGGAGGCGATAACTTCAGTCTCTAAAGATAATTTTCCACCTGATTTTGTAGCTAAAGAAGGTGAGATGGTACAGGGAAGTACAGAGAGCGGACAACCAATCACAGCGTTAATTTTAGAGATAAAAGATGATGAAATTATCTTAGATATGAATCATCCTTTAGCGGGAGAAGAGTTAAATTTTCAAATCGAACTTTTAGAAATAGTATAATTAATTTGTTTTTATTAATTATCATCTCTATATTTATCATGAAGATTTTAATTTAAATTTAAAATGAGTAAAATTTCTTATGATGACTATTTGGGTCATGACCCATTTTTTTCACCTTGTATACATTGTGGATGTTCTGAGTTTCATATGGATTGGGATGAAATGATTTACAAATGTTCCGATTGTCAGAAACCCATAGAATCAGAAAATAACAATTATGGAAAAGAAAAAAGACCCAAAGAAGGAGTTAAAAAATTTAAAGGAGAAGACTAGTCTTTTATACTGGAAAGTTGATTATTACAATACATCAGATATTGGATATCCAGATGAAGAAACCTATTTATCTAAAAAATAGGTATATGAAATTTGATACATCATTAAGAAAGAAAATAATATTTTTTATTTTCTTTCTTATGCCAGGAGGATTTATTCTATTGTCTATTATGCTTTTTTTTGATGAATTTATTTTAAACAGAAACCATGAAGAAATTAACCCTAAGTAAAATATTCTTTTTTTTAATTTTTATTTTCTCATTCCCTATGATTTCATATGAGAGAGCGAATAATATAGGGTTCAGAAACTTACGTATCAAACCTATTGAAACTAAAAGGGTTGTTCGAGTACCACAAAAAGTTGTTATCGGGATGATTCAAGTGGAAAGTAATGGTAACGATAGTGCTTACAATAAATCTGAAGAGGCTGTTGGTTGTTTACAGATAAGACCTATTATGGTAAGAGAAGTAAATCGTATTTTAAAAAAACAAGGAAAAGAACATAGGTTTAAAATGAAGGACAGGTGGGATAGAAATAAATCTTTAGATATGTTTTGGGTTTGGAAGGACTACCATCATCCAAACAGTGAAGATGAGGTAATTGCGAGAAATTGGAATGGAGGTCCCAACGGGTACATTAAAAAGTCAACGGAAAAGTATTGGGAAAAGGTTAGTAGTTGTTTGGAATATAAGTAATTGTTTTGTATATTTGTAAAACAGAACAGAACAAATGATTGTAGAAAAACTCACAACACGTCAGTACGGTAAACTTTTCAAACAACTTGTTGGTACTATTAAATCTAATAATAGTAACTTTGACGGTACTATTGAAGTTACTCGTCTTCGTAAATATGATGATGTTAATCCTCAATATCACGGTGGTGAAGTAGATATTATTTACCGTGGAACTATATTGGCGGCGAATGGTAGAAATTATAATGGAAATCAGTTTGGTGGTGGAAGAATTCGTAGATATTTTCGCGCCCAATTTGGTAACCATCTTGATATGTACACTCGCCCTTTTGGTATTGATAAAGTAAAAATTTGTAAAATAACATTTGAATAATGAAAAAGTATATTGTTCGTTTTTATGGGTGGGAGGAAGAGATGAATGGATTTAATCTTTCTCAAGAGCAAGCGGATAAGCTTGATGAAGCACTTGAAAGTGGTGAATATGAATCACTTGATAGTATCGGTATGGATATTGAAGAAATTCTTGGTGTTGAATTCTTTGAAGGTGACGCATTTTCTACGACTAAGGCAAATTACTTAACTGAAAATACATACGTTTATGTTTATGATGAAAATGAGAATGAACTATTCTCCTTTGGTTTGGATGAAATGGGTGATATTGAAGACCATAACGAAGAATACGATTATGAAGATGTAACCCAAATTGAGTTCGTTCCTGAAAAAGGTGGTGTTGAAAATACTCTTTTTGTTTCATCATCAAGTAAAGGAGGTCTTTATGAGTTTCATATTGAAAGTGACGAAGTACCAAAACCTGAAGATTTTTCTATTGTGACGGGCATGATTGAGATAATAGACTTATATTACGAGTTTATTGATAACGTTTACTTTAAGGGTGAAAAACTTGAAATTGAGGAATGGTTGGATAATCGTGGCAAAGGAATTTATCTACATTACACCAAACTTCAAGACCTTTATGATTTTTGGGAAAAAAATGGTATTAAAAATCCATACGTGGATTGACAATATTATTTTAATGTTGTATCGTAATACAACAGGAGGGATGCCAGAGTGGTTAATGGAGCAGTTTGCTAAACTGTCGTCGGTAACGACGCGTGGGTTCGAATCCCACTCCCTCCGCAAAAATTAAAAAATGAACTTTAAATATAACATATCAAACAATACAGAACATTTTGAATACACGGTGTATTTGACTGAAGAAGAATTCAAATCAATTAATTTCGAAAATTACTCAACTACATTTGGTTAAATGAATAATAAGTCATATATTTGTAGAACAAAACAAATAAACAATGTCAAAAGAAAAACTGTATCGTAGTTCAAATGGTGACTACCTTTACTTGTTCAACTGGAAATGTGGTGGGTTCAATGACGTGTGGGCACCCAATAAGCGTGAAGCTTATAAGCGTGTAATGAAGGAGCGTAAGGAGTCGGAGGAAAAATACCCTAATCATTCTAAACTTCGTCCTGACTATGATTCAATGCGTCGTTGCACTTATAGTGAATATCAGGAACAAAATAAAATGGGTTGGCTACTATCAATCTAATTATATGACTTCGTAGCTCAGTTGGTTAGAGCATCTCACTTTTAATGAGAGGGTCCTGGGTTCGAGTCCCAGCGGGGTTACTTCATCTACCTAAAATTATATCAACATGAAATATTAGCAATAACAAACAAATCAGCTTAATTTAAAATTTATAACTAATGTAAACAAAGACATTCTCTGAGTAGGGTAAGAATAAAGGAGAGTGTTATAACAAAACTTCTTGCGTGAGTTGGTAAGGTAGCAGCGCAAGTCTTGTCAGACGCTTACCAAGTCATGGACGAGTGGTGTAAGAAGGTTCCGTTCAAGTTAATGAGAGCGGGTAGACCCAAACAATGGTGGAGTACCAATCAAAATCTCCACTGAAATACCGATGTGGCGTAATTGGTAGCCGCGACAGTCTTAGGAACTGTTGTCGAAAGACGTGTAGGTTCGAGTCCTATCATCGGTACTTATATGGTGACTATAGTTCAGTTGGTTAGAACGTCTGATTGTGGTTCAGAAGGTCGTCGGTTCGACTCCGATTAGTCACCCATTATAAGGTCAGATGTCCGATTGGAAGGTGTAGGTACGCAATACCTATAACGGTGGTTCGAATCCATCTCTGACCTCAATTTGAATGAAAACTGTAAATTATGTATGACCCAAAACAAGACCCTGCCTTTACAAATAACCCTTATCTAACAGATTATGAATTTAATTATGATTTAATGATGGACCCATGTAGTAACCCAAATCCACCTTCATGGTGTGAAGACGGTACTGGAGGTCCTTGTAATAACCCTGACCACGGACCTTATTGTGATGGTGTTCACGCAGTACCATGTGATGGTGGAATTATGATGTTATTTCTTTCTGCAATATTTGGGGTATCATTAATCAAAAAAAGATTTGTTTTATCGAGATATATGTAGTATATTTATATTCGTTATTTAACATATGCACCCCTAGCTCAGTTGGATAGAGCATCTGCCTTCTAAGCAGACGGTCACAGGTTCGAATCCTGTGGGGTGTACAAAAAATCTACAATAGATTTGGTAGTTCAAAAAAGTTACTTATCTTTGTAGTGTTCTTTACAGAATGCCCGGATGGTGGAAGTGGTAGACACGACAGACTTAAAATCTGTTTCGCCGAACGGTGAGTGTGGGTTCGAGTCCCACTCCGGGTACTAAGATAAAGTTCTTTGATATGATGGTATAGTAAATAAGTAAAACTTTCGCTGATGACCCCTCTGCGACAAAAAAGGGGAACCAATACGGGGACGTAGCTCAATTGGTTAGAGCATCAAGCTTATATCTTGAAGGTCGGAGGTTCGATTCCTCTCGTCCCTACTAAAACTATAATAAAATGGGGGGTCGTCTCTTCGTCCTGATGTGTGGCGACCTCCCGATATAACAAATCGCGTGTGAGGTGAATATGGGGCTTCGGCCCCTACCTCACACACAACAAGCCGTGTAGTCGTGAAAGGAGTGGTGACTGGAAGCGACCTGAGTACTAGAAAACTCAGACCTGTGTGAAAGCAATCTGTGGGTTGGATGCGCCGACTAAGTAGTATCTTTTGATACCTTACCCTTATTCTAGTTTGGGTGTCGTTCGGAGAGTAGTGGGTTCGAATCCCATCACATTGGCTAAATTTAAATCACTAAACCCTCCTACTGACAAGGAGGGGAGGTAAAGATGAACGGGGTATGTCAGAATCCTCAGTAATCGGTGTAACGGTTCGAATCCGTCAGGGGTATTGTCCTTGTAACTATCGGAGTATACACCACCTCAATTGCCACTATAGCTTAGTTGGTAGAGCAGCTGATTTGTAATCAGCAGGTCGGCGGTTCGAGTCCGTCTAGTGGCTCCATATAAAAAAGAGGGGGTATCGCATAGTGGCAATTGCGGCTGACTGTAAATCAGCTCCTTCGGGTTCGGAGGTTCGAGTCCTTCTACCCCCACATTCTCCCTTAGCTCAGTTGGTTAGAGCATCTGACTGTTAATCAGAGGGTCCTTGGTTCGAGCCCAAGAGGGAGAGCGGCGCCTGAAGACTGAGAGAAGGGGAGTGACTATTAATTTAGTCCTCCTCTTTTTGTATTTATAAATAAAATAATAAAATGAAAATAGGATTATGGCACGAAGGACTTGTAGGGGACGACCTACAAACCAATGAATCAAGTTTTAGTACATATGCAAGTGAGTATGTTAAATTTGTTACTGACAATAATATAGACAGGGCATTTTTTATATTACATGACCCCAATAGTAAAGACGGTAGATACCTTAAAAACGGATGGTTTGAAAAATATTGGTTAAATAAACTACCTAAAAATTGTGAGGTAGGACTTTTAATTGATACCGAACCTGGTTCTTCATGGGTAAACTCCAACCCTATATTAACTTCAGGTGATAGTATGGAAATTGCATTTCAATATATATCAACATTAAATAACACTTCGGGTAATAAACAAATAACGTGCGTGTCTTTTGATTCTGAGGATGTATCGGGTTCAGGTAAGTGGGGAGATGGATATTATAGTGTGGACGGAATTAAATGGATTAACAATATGGTGGGTAAGTATATTACTAACCCAAACTTTGATTGGGGGTTTGCTGGTCAATCTAACGACCCTAACAAACTTAACAACTACAGGGAAGTATATTGGGTTGGTGAGTTACTAAATTGTGGTTGTACTGGAATTTTAGCTAAAAACGATAGTCTTAAATGTCAGTGTCCGAATACGCCTTACTGTAAAAATAAAAACGATATAAACGGAATTTTAAATACTCCGATAGGTGATTACCTAAAAAAACCTGAATTAACTGGTTCTACAATATGGACTATGTTTTCAGTAGAAAGTACATCTAAAACTGATTGTGTATCATTACCTTACGCTAGTAACTCTAAACACCCGTGTGGTATTATGGACGCTTTTGGTGTGTGGGATAAATCGGACTTTATGTCTTTTTTAAATGAGGTTGAGTTAAAATATGGAATTAAACAAGTTATGATTTATGAGTGGCAATTCATTCCGAAAAAGTGGTTAATATAAATATTATTAACCACAACGGCCACCCCAATACTACCCATAATCTGTCCAAGTAGTTCATAGTTATTCCTGATTTCTGAATTGGATTTTCTAATATAACCGCAACGACTATACCTAATGTAAAGTAGATGCAAACAGTTCTAATGTTAGTTATGTCATTAATGAATAGTTCAATAAGGCTCATACCATAAATACTTTTTTATATCAAAATTTAATCATATCTTTGTATTATGACAAACGAAGATTTACAAAAACTTAAAGATAATATTTCAGAATACAGAGAAGATGAAGGATATGAGCGAACTTTTGAAAATGGAGGACAGAATTACTATAATATCTCCTTTTACCCGATGTCTTGTTTTGGAAAACGAGGGTCGTAAGGTGATTAAACCATACCAGGTATATAAAACTTGGGTTATTGACATTAGATAATGTATTACTATATTTACATGAGGAAAGGGTTCTTTGACATAAACAAATATTAAAATTTAAAAATCATGAATACAGAAATAATGTTTTTTGTAGGGGGTATTTTAATGTCAGGTCTAATAGGTTTGGTATTTTGGGTATCTTCGAACAGAAAAGAAATAGTTAGTATTAAAGCGGAAGACGAGTCATTGTCAGACCTTTTAAAACAATTACAAAATGAAGTTAAAGACTTAGAACTAAATGTTCATAAATTCGTTGATAATATGTACAGAGATACTGATGATAAGTTCAACAATTTTGATAAAGGATTGGATAGTAGATTAGATAAAATGGAAAACCGTCTCCACACTATGTATGAAGACGGTTGTAAACCAGTTGATAAACTTAAAACTCAGTTAAACGGGTAAATTAGTTAAAGAACTCTTTCTTAATTTGATAATTACCATTAGTGTATTTTATTTTCTTAATATAAATTCCTGATGAGGTTATCTCACTTAAATTAATCTTAGCACCGTAGATATTATAGTATTCTATATTTTCTACGGTGTTTTGATTTTCAGGAATTTGTATTCCTTTAGAATTAATAATTTGTTTAACCGACTCAGGGATTTCAGTTTCTAACATCATACCATTCTCACACTGTAGACCAAATACGGAAATAAAGTCTAATATATCGTCAACACCAATAATACTATCCTGATTAAAATCTAACGGACTACATTCTACAGTTAATCCAAAGTTTTGTAGTAAAGGAAATAAGTCAGAGGTACCTACAATACCATCTTCATCTAAATCCCAAGGACAATCACCTAATGGTGGACATACATCAACAGGAGGACCCACATAAAAAGGTAATATCTCTTCATCTCCCCAATTTCCTGTTACTGTGTTTAGAGTGTCATTACCATTTATAATAGAAGTCGGACCCCCACAAGGGTAAAACATACCATTTCCAAATAAATCTTCTAAAACTAAAACATAATTTCCTTCTTCTAAACAATATGTGTTAGTTTCAACCTCACATGCGTATACTTCATTATCATAGTAACCCCCCTCATCAATTAATTCCTCAGTATCTGAGTTGTATAGACTCCATTCGAATCCATAAGGTAAAGCATCAAATTCTATAGTAATGTCTATAAAAGTACCTTCATAATTGTTAATTTGAAGGGTATTAGTATTATTATCTTCATATATGTCACCTAATACTTCTACATTAACCTCTATATCTGAGATACCGTATTCTATATTGATATTAGGTATTATTATAACTTCACTTTCAGCAAAACCTAAATTTCCTACCCAATTAATAGAACTACTTTCACCATTTAGAGAATAATTAATAGTGGCTTCAGTTAATGTATCACCAAAACTCTGTAAGTTGAAAATTATATCCTTTGTGGTTGAACATCCCAAATTAGGAACTGATAACCCATTAATAGAAACGTCTATCCCCCCAACGGCACCACATGCTAAATTATTATCCACAACTCCAGGTCTAAAAGTTTCTAATTGGGATAACATTCTTAAAGTCTGTCCTTGGGTAAAACTTTCCATACAATTATCAGTAGTATAATCCATAAAATTCTCTATTAAATCACCACCACAAGCACCTCCATTTAAGGGACATCCAATGTTTCCTGTAGTGACAGGTGTATCACATACTTTATCCCCTTGTGTTTCACAGTTAGTGTTGGTAGGGGTACATGTACTTGTTTGATTAAATGTGTGAAATAACCCACAATAGTGTCCCATTTCATGAACCAGAGTTCTATTTAACCCATAACTACCTACATTAGTAATTCCAAAAGCGTTAGTCCCCATAAATACCCCATAATTAGTTGGGGGTAAATAAGCGAACCCTAACGGACTACCAAAAGGCGCTATAAAAACATTACAATAATTATTTCTATCATATCCAATTTGATTGGATACTTGAATGTGGTTATTGTAAAAAGCCGTAGCGTCCCACTCCTCTATATTTAAATTATCCCAATCATAATATCTAATACCTTCAATAGGTTCTCCATCAGTAGAAGCATTTGCTATACAAAAATTTATCTGTGTGTTTGCAGTAGGTACATCACTAAATTCTCCCGCAAAATTATCATTTAAATTATCAAAAGCTTCTTGTATAAATTCCACAGGTAAATGGTAGTCAGTTCCGTAGGGTTCACCAAAATGAATTACATGAACTATTACAGGAATTGTAATAGGTAAATCTGATTTGTTTGAAATTCTTATCGTCTCTTCTGATTTTTTCGCTATAGATTCAAGTTTTTGGTAGCTCCTTTTAAATTTAGGGTCTTTTAGTTGCTGTTCAAATAATATATCAGTACCACATCTCGTGGGTTCCTGAGAAAATATTATGTTATTAAATAAACTAAATAAAAATACTAAAATTAAAGGTCTTAAAAATGTCATTACTTATGGTAGAGTAGATTGTACTACTCGTATATAAATAGATTTATTTTTTAAGTTATCCATGTAGGATTATTCCTATTAAAATAACTTTGATAAATGATTATTTTTTACTATATTTAATTAGTTGGATTTATATCCATAAACTTTTTAAAACTTATAAAAATGAAAAATTTAATATTTTTATCCGCTGTCGCTTTATTGTCTTCATGTGGAACGGTAAATGAAGAAACTGAAGTTACTATTACAGACACTACTAATCAATGTTGTGATACTACTGTAGTTGACACAACAGTAGTTAACATTTTTGACCCAACAGGTATTAGTAACGTTCAAGAACTTCTTGACACTTTATCTAATATGCCCGAAGGAACTATAGTTAAAGATTAATAACCGATGTCGAAAAAAAACTACGAAGATTTATACCAAGGAAGAAGAAAGAATCAACTAGAATTTAGTTATAAAGTGGTTATTCTTGGGTACTATGGAATTATCCTTAGTATTTTATGTTTTATGTTATATCATTATTTGTAATGAAACGTACTAAAATAATAAATTTGTTCGCGGGACCTGGGGCTGGTAAATCAACCATAGCCTCAGGTCTTTTTCACGAAATGAAAAAACGTCATATTAAATGTGACGCCCCTTATGAGTTTCCAAAAGAACTTGCTTGGAATGAATCTAATAAAGAAATAAAAGACCAGCTTTACGTCATCGCAAATCAACATAGGGGTATTGTTAGGTCTTATGGTATTGTTGATTACATTATTTTAGATTCTCCTTTACTATTATCGTTAGCGTATAGAGATAATTACACTTCAGAATATCCCGCGAATTTATATGGGGAAAGTTTTGAGCGTATGATGTTAGATATTCATAACAAATATGATAATATTAATATATTTTTAGATAGACCTGAAAATATACACGAATATGAAGGTAGGTTTCATAATGAAGATATGTCAAAAAAACTAGATAGAAGAATAATTTCTATTTTAGAAGTTAACAACATCCCTTTTATAAAAATGAAAGTTGATAAAAATACTATAGATAGTATTTTAAATTTAATCAATTATCCTTGAGCCTCAGTCCAAGATATTCTACATTTTACATTACCCGCTTGTGAACCGTTATTCTTAGCGAATATTGTTAAGGTGTCTGGACCGTCAGGGAAAGAGTTAGGACCCCCTAAAACACTATTACTTAAATCTCTAACGTCTGATATGTCAAGAGTGGATGATGTGGCTCTCGTACCACCTTCGTCTGTAAGGAACAGTCCTATAACATCACCACCAATAACCTCAGTATTATCTGTGTGGTCAACGTACTGTGATATACTTCCATTACCCGCAGCATCCCAATTACTTTCAGTTTCGAATAATGTTGATTCTCCGTTTATTTTAACAGTTATCGTAAACTGACCTGTAGCAACAACACCTATTGTTTTTAGTGTGACTAAAGAACGATTGATTAAGTTTCTAACTCCATAAAACCCTGGAATACCATAATCAACGCTAGGTGCTAATCGAATTGTTAATAACGCCTCTTCATTCCCCGCAGTAATTGTTTTATTACCCGCATTTGACGCAGTAAATAAGTATGATTTATCCACATCAAATTTACCGTCCATAATTACTGAGACACCCCAGTGACTTAAAGTAGGTGAAAAGTTTTGATTAACGGATAACCAAGTATCATTAACAGAACCTGTAGTATTTCCTGCTGATAAAAACCCTACATTTCTATTAACTAAATTAAGTGTAGTATTATCACCAGATTCACTTCCTTTAGTATATTCTATATATTCATTATTAATGTTTATAGTACCGGCACTTGGTAAATAATACGCATCTTCAGTAAGTATGTCTAATGTTGTTGATGAGGTGGTCATTGAAGATTTTAAGTAACCGCTTTTAGAAACTGTATTAATTTCAAATCTAGCAGGTAAGTTACCTGTCCTCATATAAGCCTCTGTGTTAAGATTATTATTTACAAATTCATGAAAGTAGAACACTTCTCCTTGCGTTCCTCTCATACCGTACCTAATTTTACCCGCACCGTACCATGAATAATCTAGGAATACCATTTGCATTTTTGATGCGTCAAATACATAACCAGAAGGACCGCTACCATCTAAAACATCTAAATTAAAGTCAGACCTTTTAACCCTTTGTTCTACAGTCTTAACGAGTTTTATTCTCTCTACTGTCGAACCTTTATAGTCAGGTGCTACTGTTATCTGAGTGTCACTATCAATGGATGTTATATAATAAGCTTGACCTTTAATAACTACAAAATCACCTTCATATAGTTGTGTGGTAAATTTAGTGCCGTCACCTGTAACTATAGATGAATCTGTCGTTGCAGTTATAAATCCTGATATCTGAGTAGTACTATTTCTTTTTACGCAGTATAACTCATCCCCATCATGCTCAAAGAATAATCCGTTCTGTTGGTCGAATAGACCTGACCTTACAACTGCATCATTCCACTCATTTACAATAATTCTAATAAGACCACCAGGATTAGTATCGGTAGGTACACTTCCTGAATCTATTGGTATTTGTAGTGAAAAATCTTTAGGACTTGATACTCCATTTATAGATGTGCCACTAACGTTGTATGGGTTTGAACCGCCACTAACAGTAAATCCTTCTAATGTTATTTTAATCGATTCTAAATAATCTCCAGGTAGTTTAAATCCGTGTACTTGGTCAGTCTCAATAAACATATCATAATATGGATATGTTGTAGCGTCGTAATTACTTGTATCTACACTGTACAGAAATACATCATAAGTTGGTTTAAATAGGATACCAGTACTGAACTGTATACCTTTACCTGATTGGTATCTAAAGTACCCTCTAGTCTGCCTTACAATTTGACAATTAGGTGAATATCCCTCAGGGCTAATTTGAACCCCTCCATCAAAGTATCTATGTATTGCACTTCCATTATTTCTAACATAAACTTTAGTTGTGGAATCCGAAACTGTATTAGAGTTCGTATAGTCGCTATCAGACGCACCTAAGAACTCAACTTCAGTATTACTTAATACTTTAGTGATTTCAAAAGAACCTATCCAATCCGTATCCGAAGATGCGGAATCCACCACATAAATAGTAGAACCTATAAATAATGAGTGGTTGGTTGAAAATGTGACTTTGAGGTTACGTCCTCCACTAACACGAGATACGGAGGTAAGAGGTAGTTCGGAGGAAAAATAAAACCCTCCAGTATAAATGACAGTATAATCAGTTTTTTGGTTACCTACATATGTTGTTGGCGAGTTAGGGATTATACCAAACGAAGTCGAACCTGAAGTACTTACAATTAGGAAAGATGTGTCTAAATATGTAGGGTCTTTAGTTTCTTTGAAAATGATGGGTTGACCAACATAGAAAGGAATTGTTGGTGCTACCGTTACTGTAACTTGCAGACCGTCTCTTGATATAGTATCTAGATTTAATGAAAACGCTTGTCTTGTAAAATATGGTGATGTGGTATTAACTGTCGGTGACCACGATAATATTCGTTCAGATGTTCTTGGGTCGTCTAAAGCGACTATAGTTGCCGCAGAACCGAACTTCTCGTAATGACACTCAATTTTATTTTGACCTTCAAAAAACTTGACGTAAACAATTTTATCAACTTGGCTTTGTGTACTAGAACCATTAGGGGCATACTCTGCTTTCCAAATAAACACCCTATTTGGTGAAGTACCTGTACTACGTTTGGAGTATTTAGCTACCTCCATATCAGTACCAAACATCTTCAATATTGGTCCATATGCGGTATTTCCAGGGTAAGACGATTGACCTATATTTGAAATGTCTCCGTTACCCGTTGCTCTAGTTCCAAAAAATAACACACCGTTATTATTACCCCTTACAGTATTAAATGTAAAACCATTGACAGTAACATTAAACCCTATACTTCCATTTCTAGATGCTGAAGTATCATTATTGTCAGGATTACTAAAGTTTTCTATCGTGGTAAAACTCGCACTTTCTAAAGAAGTGTCGTAAGTAATACTAGTCGTATTTGCTGGTGTTACTAAAGTCGAGGGTGATATTGATGTTATTTGTTCCGCGGTAAATGCTGGTTCGTTAGCTTTTTGATATATACCAGGTATGTTAGCTTGTAGTTGAACAGTTTCCCATTTTGTAGGTTGTAAAGAATATTCAAAGTCGGTATCAATAAGTGATTGTGGATTACTTACTCTCATCTTATCCACAGGGTCACTATATGGACCATCGGGTACTATTTTTTGACCTCCCTTATCAGCATATATTTGTAAATAATCAGTATCAGACATGGTCGATGTGTCATACTCTAAAGTCAATGTAGTAAGATTTGTGTCTTTGTCATAAGTGGCGCTACCTCCTCTACCTTGTTGTGCAAAATTATATATTATAAGGTTATCGGTCGTGTTAGTTATTAATAACCATTCTTTTACATTGTAGTTACCTCTAACTATAATTTTTTTCTCACTTGCATCGAAAGTGTAATTTTCTAATAATGTTTTAGCCATATTTTCTTTAGTATTATGACATAGCTATTGATATAGCTATGTTTGTTTAGTATTATGACATGGCTATTGTCATAGCCATGTTTGTATTATCCATTAGGTCACCGTATAAGACCCAATTATCGGTTGATAGTTGTTTTAATTTGACAACCGAACCTTCTTTTTCGGTCATTAGGTCTGCTTTTGATGTGATTGTTACACCCTGAGCACCCACAAAAGTAATCTGACCTGTATTTGATTGCTCTATTGTTATTTCACCTGACGATGTAAACTCTACTGATGAGTTCGCAGGAACAGTAAACACTGAATCAGTAGTTCCTAAATATTCTATGTATCCTCCAACATCATCATTTGTAAACTGATATGTTGACCTATCACTTACAGTTGTTATGCTTGATGGAATTGGTTTTATTTCTACACCCGATATTTTAAGCCCCATATAATTACTCCTTTTTAATAAGTACCTTAAAAACCATAATAAAAAATTTTTTATTTAAAATATTATACTTATATTTGTATTTGTATTCAAACCGCGCCCATAGCTCAGTTGGTTAGAGCATCCGACTCATAATCGGCAGGTCCTAGGTTCAAGTCCTAGTGGGCGCACAAACACATTACGATGAATATTTTTATTTTAGATACCGATGTTAAAAAATGTGCTGAATATCATAACGACAAACATGTCGTTAAGATGATACTTGAAAGCGCACAACTATTATGTGGAGTTCATCACATGACAGAATCTAGTATGGATTACGTACCATATAAGTTATCTCATAAAAATCATCCTTGCTCGATATGGGCTCGTGAAAATATGTCAAACTACTTATGGTTATGTGAACTTGGTCTTGAACTATGTAAGGAATATACATACCGTTACGGTCGTCGACACAAATCACAGGAGGTTATTGAATGGTGTATTGAAAATCGTCCTAAAATACCTGAAGATGATTTTACTACCCCACCTAAGGCAATGCCTGAAGAATATAAAGTAAATGATGTTGTCCAGTCATATCGTAATTACTATATAGGTGAGAAAAAATCTTTTAGTAAATGGAAAAATAGAGATTCACCTGTTTGGTTTAATCTAAATTAGTAATTACATTTACGTAAAATAAACTATTATGATTTACATAGCTAATTTAATACTTACAATTTATGCGGTGACGATTACTTACTCTGTTATAAAATTAATCAAAATAAATAATGAATAAATACTTTCAATTTTCAGGTACTATTAATGGTACAAATTACTTTCTAAGAAATCTGTTGTCTACTTTTATCGCATTTGGCGGAGGGTGGATGATTGGTTATGGGTTGGCTACAGAAGCCACATATCTTTTTATGTTGGGGTTATTACTACTACTTCCAACTATATGGTTTAATATCTGTACAATATTTAAAAGGTCAAACGCTTTATTTCCACAACAAGCGATATGGATTACAGTCGGTATGATAACCTTTCAGGTACTCGGAGAGATTAATGAATTATTTTCTATCGTCCCTCTTATTATGGGATTGATTCTTTTGTTTAAAAATTCTAATATAGAAACACACGAAGGTTAAACCTTTAGGAGAGATGGCAGAGCGGTCGAATGCGACGGTCTTGAAAACCGTTGTACCGAAAGGTACCGGGGGTTCGAATCCCTCTCTCTCCACATAATTTAAAAATTAAAAAAATGGAATACGGAGAAGATTTTAAAAAGTATGCAATGAGTGACCATAATATCTCATCATTTAATATGGATTATTATGAAAAACAAATTAAAGGTTCACTCACACCATATATTCTTGAAGAAAGGGAAATGAGAGTTACTCAGATGGATATATTCTCTAGATTAATGAGGGACCGTGTATTGTGGGTGGCCGGTGGTGTTGATGACCGTATGTCAACAGTGGTCCAAGCTCAACTAATGTATCTTGACTCTGTAGATAATTTAGATATTACAATGCATATCGATTCTCCAGGTGGTTCAGTTAAATCTGGTTTGTCTATGGTAGATGTGATGCAGTATATTAAATCGGACATTGTTACTGTAAATACGGGAATGGCAGCTTCTATGGGTTCAGTACTATTAGGTGCGGGGACTAAAGGAAAAAGGTCGTCACTAAGATTTTCAAAGACAATGTTACACCAATCTAGCGGAGGGGCTTATGGAAATATTCAAGACGCTAGAATTAATTTTGAAGAGTGGGAAAAAGTTAATAAAATTCTTTTTGAATTACTCGGAGAGTTCTGTGGTAAAGACCCAAAACAGGTTATTGAAGACTCCTCAAGGGACTTTTGGATGGACGCTAATGAAGCACTTGAGTATGGTATTATCGATGAGGTGATAAAAGTTAAGTCGTAATCTTTAAAATATTTTAGTAAGAATATTGTTATACTTAGAATTTTAATATATTTATCGTGTGTATAATAACGTTAATATAGTAAAAAATGGATTTTATAAAAATTTTAGAGGTGTTACTTACTTCAATTACTTCAATTGTAGTAGCTTTGGTCGGTGCTGGGTTTTTTAAGAGATATAATGATAAAAAAACAAAATTAGAATCTAAGGGTACTTTACTCGCTCAAATTAAAAAGGATGAGATAGTTCATTTAGCGATAAGAGATGTCAGACGTAGATATAATGCGGATAGAGTTTATGTATGGCAATTTCATAACGGAGGGTATTTCTACACTTCATCCCCTATGCAAAAATTATCAATAACCTATGAAAGGTGTTCCCAAGGACTAGAAAGAAAATCTGAAAAAAATCAAAATCATTTAATAACTAACTTTACCACGTATATAAAAGATGTGATGGACGGTAAAATGTATTTTCCAGATATAACAAAATTACAAGATATTGGATTGAGGTCATTGGCACAATCTCAAGGAACTACTTCTCATTGCGCGACTCCTATTTACGATAAACAAGGCCATTTAATAGCTTTGTTATGTTTAGATTGGGTTTGGAGTGATATACCCTCTGAATTTTTAAAAAAGGACGGAACGTTCACACAAGATTTTATAGATGAGTTTAGTAAAGATTCTGACACATTAGACCCTTACTTATGAATGTATTAAACGCATATAAAAAAAATTACAGTATAATAAAAGTTATTATATTATTATCTATATTATCTGTAGTTAATACGTTAGAGGGGTTTTTATACGCCGAGTATGGGTTTTCTAATGTATTTATATTTACAGAAATATTTAGCTTTGCACTTACTATGATAATAGTGCTTGGAATATGGTGTGGGTGGGAAAAAGATAAATGTACTACTTACACTAAAGATAAATAACTTTAGTAAGCTCGTATACTAACCTCAGGATTATTACTTCCGTATGTTGATGGTTTTTTTTGAATTCTATACCTTGGGTGATTTAATGTGATACCCTCTAATCTTATTGAAACGAAATTTGTGTCATACCCTCCCCATTCGTCTTCGAATAGTATAGTATCTGCAGTGTTATCAATAAGCATAATCTCACTATCGTACTTCTCAGATATTGTTTTAAAGTCGTTTACTGAATTATATTTACCTATATTATTTTTAACTTCATCAACAAATTCACTATTTTGAGTAAGTACTGTTGAATAAACGATATCGATAGATTCCTCATTATCATCAATTTCTCCATCTCCTTCACATTCAGGACATTCATAATTTCCATCTCCTGAACACGCATCACAGTAAACATACTCATCTCCATTACAATCTGAACATGACTCATCATCGTCATCACTACCACACTTATCACATGGTACTTGACCATCTCCACCACACTCATCACACTCTACTTGACCCTCACCTCCACAATAATCACAATCAGACTTATTAAAATACTCATAACCATCGGATTCCATAGTATCAATCATAAATATGTTATCTGTTTTTCTAACTGCTTCGATATCCGTATCACCATTTAATAAGTTATAAGCCGCAAATATACCTCTAACCATTACAATATCTTCAGTGTTTTCTAAAATATTAAAAGTTATAACGTTTTTTAAAGATACTTGAGCGATATACGATACTGAAGGTTTTTTACCTTTAATTCCTTTATTTAATAGTTCCATAGAGACCAATTGAGCCAAAACTTTACCTATTTTTAAAATATTTTCTTCCATAACCTAATAATACTATAAATAGTAAGTATTTATATAATATACGATAGTAAAATGGGTCATATTAGAAAAAATATTAAAAGGGTTTTAAAAGAGTACGATAAAGAGGAATTATTTGACTACACACCAAATTTTTCCGCGGATGAATTACTCAAGTATATAGAATCAGAATGGGACGTAGAGATGTTGAGTTTAGTTAACTCAAAAATAAATGAGAGGATTGATTTCTTAAACCGTATTGCTGACATGAGTGCCAAGAAAGAAGTTAAAGGTTTTAAAAGATATGAAGATTAAATTAATCGATATACTATTAGAAGAAGTTACTGAGTCTCAACTACTACCGTCACCAATCGGACCTACTAGTGAAACTTCTTCGTTTGGTTCTCGTTCTATCGGTGGAGTAAGGGGTCAACATAACGGTATAGATTTACACTCACCTGTGGGTACTCAGATACTTAATCCGGCTAGTGGTAGAGTTATAACAGCAAAAAAAGTCGATGAGACATGGAATGAAGTACTTATTAGAACAGAAAACAAACCTAATGGTAATGATAGGTGTGGTTCTCGTGTTGTCATAGAACATACATCAGGAATACTAAACGGTCTAAAAACTATTTACTGTCATTTGTCAGAAATAAATGTGGGTAAGGGTGATGTTATTGAAGAAGGTCAATTAATTGGTCTTACAGGTGGTAAACGTAATAGTAAAGGGTCAGGTAGAACTATCGGTCCACACTTACATTTAGGGGTTAAAAATAATAATGAACCTTTAGACCCTAAAAACTACTTTTCATTCAAACGGGGAGGTCTTGGAGTGTCATCCGTACAAAGTAATAGTACAAATACAGGAACCACTAAAAGTTCACCTATAATACCTTCGGAGTACATTAAAAATAATTTAAAAAAGAAGGCCATAGGTAAAAATAAAGTTGAAGTAAATAATCAACTTAAAGACCTTAAAAATTACCTTTTCTACGATATTAAGTGTGCAAGAGCGTTTCCTGTAATATATGTACAATGGGAACCTAACCCACAAAATGAACCTGAACGGGTTGTATTATTTGGGGATTTGCAAGATGGTACACCTTATCAAGTGATTCCTGTAGAAAAAAGAGGTGGTGAGTGGGGATTTATTGATTCTTCTGTAGGTGAATGGCAAGAATTTTCAGAATCTAATTGGTGTACGAATAAGTACAGACTTAAGTAAGTAAAACCTAAAACCGTTAATTTATTGTTTTTATTTAATAATGTGATAGGTTACTAACTATACTATTTTTAAGTTTTTAATATATTTATATGTAAATTCATAAACTTAAAAAGTATTACTGAATGGTTTAAACATATTTTTATTAAAATAATTTTGTTTATAACCAATCCCTACCCTATATTTACTAAAAACAATTACACTGTAGAAATACTCGTATATTTACTTTTTATAAAAAATTAAAAATGATGGAAAAGACTGGTAGTATTAAGTTTCTTAACCAAGAAATTAAAAAGCTTGAAAAAATCAGAAGTGAACTTCAGGAGAGATGTCTCCATAAAGAAACGTCAATTAAATTTATAACTACGGATACTACTCCAAGACTTATCTGTAGTAATTGTGATAAATCTATCGGATATCCTGATAAGGAACAGTTAGACGTATTTCTTACAGGTCGGTAGCGTTTTTTGTTTTTATGTCCTAATATTATTACGTATAACCGATTTTAAGGTTGTTATTTAAACTATCTTTATCTTTACATATACCGATAAGGTTTATGTTAGTTTCGTTTAATAACGACTCTCTTTTTGTGCCTAACTGTATTATATTTTGATACTTACTGGTGACTCCGTAATTTTTATTTATAATTATTACATAAAAAATAAACCCCCCACTATTGTGGAGGGTTTATTACTATTCTAAAATACTTTTACTTAAAGTCAAAGGAGAATACCTTTATTTAAAATCAAAGGAGACTCATCCTTGTTTGATTTAACATAAAACAGTTTTTCTGTTTCTTCAATAATCAATTCCTTATTACTGTAACGTCTTGGGTAGTTTTTGTAAACATACTCCGTAACTTTTTCTTTGACTTCCTTGTCCATTGTAATTGTTTCCATTTTCTTTTTTTATTTTAATAATTTAGTGTTGTTGCTTCCATTTTCCAATTACCATACCGACTATACTCTTCGTTAGGTTCTCCAACCTCTAACCAAGTTTCGGCACCCTTCTCACGGCTATCGTCAAAAACTTCCATCTCTGGCCACTCATCAAAAATCAATAGAGAGGCATCATCCTCATCATCAAAGTTTCCTTTGTTTTCTTCAAACCAATCATAATCATCTTTAATCTCTTCAAGATACTCCAACAACTCTTCGGCGGTATTACCCTCATACGCGGGAGTACATTTACGAAGTGATTCAACGTCGACTTCAATAGGTTCGGAAGCCTGTGCTATCCGATAAGATTCGCAAAAGCGAACATAAACTTTTTCTTCTGACATTTTTGTTTTATTTTTTGTTCAGTACAAATGTAAAACAAAAATCCCTTACAGACAAATAATTTTTAATAATTAATCTCTTTGTGTACTAGAACTATAATTAACCCCTTCTTTCCATCCGTATTCGCTGAGTATTTTTTTCATCTCATTTTCAATTTCTCTTTGCACACTATAAGTATAACAAGGGTGAATATCTCTCCCTCTTGGGTGTATTTGCACTTCACTATTGTAACTTTTCCTAACTCGGAAAACTATACTATGAATACAATTATGAGTATCTAAGTCCTTTATTCGTTTCCTAATTTCTTTTCTAAATACGTTTTTTATATAACTTTCTATACCACTTATTACGTGTCTTTTTATAACGATACTGGCCTCTTGAGGGAAATATCTTCTAAAAAATGAGTTTAGTCTGTTATCTATTATGTTTGTGGTACGAGCCCAATTGCCGTCTGTTTGAAGTGCCTTTTCCAAATCAATAGTTGGTGTTATAGAATATGGGTCACTTCTGGATGTATTTTTTTTAACATCAGGAAAGTTAAACGATAACCAATCAGGATATAAACTTGGGTTTTGTCTTTTATCCATCACAATAAACGCACTTGCATAATCTATGACAGTGGAAGTAATTTTATTTCTTTCCCTACGTACAGTATCATATAATTTTTGATTAGCAGTACGGTATTGTTTTTGTAATTCATCGTACTTTTCTCTACTAATTTTACGGTTTGTTGTCTTATGTCTATACACCTTTTCCTCCCATTGCCAACGGTAAGAATATAACCTATCCTTAATTTTTTTAACTCTCTTATCAAGACGGTCAATATAGTCTTGGTTCACCTTAAGAACCGACATTTCATTTAATTGTTCAGACATTACAAAACTTATTTAAATCAATTTTTAGTGTTTCTAACTCATTTTCATCGACAATACTACCAGGTACTAAATTGTAACCATCATTTCTTGTTAATTTTTTAGAACTACACCTATATGTTATTGAATGTGATTTATTACCCTTACTCACTAAGTCTGCACTTATCAAATCACCCTCTCCTACGATATTTTCTAATTCCAATCTTCCGTCAAATTGTACATCGAGTCCTTTTTGAAATCCCACGTCATAACCTGTTTTAGCAAAATTAATAACTTGCTCATTTAGGTTATAAAGACCCCTAATTTTACTCTTTTCTAACTCAGTAATCGTAAACTTCATATATTATAAATATTACCAACCTATTAAACGGCTAACAGGTAATTTAAAAGTTTTTTCAAACCATTTTTTATATAATTCCTCAAATTTATTACCTAAATACCCTATTTCCGTTGAAAAATAATCTTTTGAGTAATAGAGTAGTGGAAAATCTCCTTCCATAAACTCGTTATTTGTAAAAGTAACGTTTTCTAAGTATTTTGGGTCATATAAGGCGAACCAGTCATTAATCTCAGGTAATGAATCGACATCGTCTTTAAAAAACTGTAAAACGTCCTTTTTACCGTCAATAAACTTATTAAATTCACCAACATCACTTAAATCCCACACATTTGTTACGGGTTTTTCGTGTTTTTTCATTAATTTGTCAAAAGCTGAAACTAATTGTGACTGTTCTATCAGTATTTCCATACATATAAATATATTTTTATTTATATTTATAAATAAAAAAATGAAAAAGATTTATGAGTTTAGAGATGAGTTAATGAGAAGAAAAATTGAAGGGTTCGCACAGTTCTATATAGACGAAAAAGGAAAGTACTTTTCAATTGATGAATTTATTAAAGAAGTTGACGAATTAAGGGTATGTAGTTGTCCCCCAACTGTAAATAAGGACTGATTACCTTTGATTTATGTATTAAATTTACTATATTTGTAGTATTAAACTAAAAAAATACTTATTATGAAAAAATACCTTTTTATTACCTTATCAGTTATAATTTTATTCGGATGTACAAAAGAAACTTACCTCACCGAACCATTAATCACCCCACAAGTCGATAGTTTAACCAATAATCAGGAAGAGTTGAGTAATATTGAACTTTTCAACAGTATGAACCGAGATGTCGAGGTTGAATTGACTTTTTATGGTAACTTAGGTGTTGGTGCTCTAGTTATGGCTCCTACTTGGACAGATACAGTATTAACTCCTATTTACACCACGGTAGTAGACACTACAGAAACTTATACTTTAGGGGTCGGTGAGAGCTTCACAATTATGGTACAATCATTTAATAGCTGTTACGTTCAACTGGATGTAACTTTAGATGATAACGAAACCTATTCACTATATGACGATAGTAATACTGGTTATCTATACCACACCCTACAAAACTAATTTAAGACCCATAACCTTTTTACCGATTGTAAGTGTCCTTAAACCGTAAAATCTGTTTATACCCCTCTATTGTCCATTACTGACCACACTTTTAGAGTCATATCACCTCTTAAAAGTGCCGCAATTAGTCTTCCTACCCCCCAATATAACTCTCCATTAACCATTGTTGACGGTTCTGCAGTTTTTGGGTCATAATTAATGTATTCTTCGTATCTTTCGGGATTTTGGTCGAATATTTCACCAGATTTTAGACCAAATTTACTTCCAATTTCGGTATCTGAGATGTGTTGTACGTCTTCTAACTCCAGTCTATACTTTGGGTTGGTCTTAATCATCTCCATAACATGTCTTGGAGTCCTTCCGATTGACTCTTTTACTGAATCTGTCTGTAATAAGTTCAATAAATTCATAGTTATTGGGTAATTTGGGTCTAGCTCCCAATTTTTTATCAAATTTATGTCACTTTTTGACCCTTCAGGTCTTTCATCGATGATTTCTCTCTGAAATTCATCAGGAAAACGGTCTAAAATCTCGACCCACTTGTTATTTCCCTGTTCTATGGCTTTTTTTTTGTAACTTTCGAGGTTAATTTCAGACATTTTACTCTCAGAAATAACGTTCATCATATTTTTTATACGATTTACATCCTCAGATATCTGTTCCATATCAATTATATTCCAATCACCCTCTCGGTCCAGCCAGTCGACATCAACCTCTTCTCCTTCATCATAACAAGGGTCACAATTATTTAAGGCGTTTTTTAAGTCATACTCATCATACGCTTCAACCTCATCTTGGTACGTTCTTCTTACTACCTCAGTACCTGAAAATTCAGTTCTTATCTTATATTTTTTGAGTTTTGGTATGATAATATCTTTATCTTCCATGTTACCCCAATCATCAAAAGTTTCTTTATTTTGAAACAATAATGCTGTTAAAAAATCGTGGTTTCCCACAATTGATGTTAAAGGGTGTGGTATCGGATAGTCGTAAATGTCGTAGTTTGAACTGTTCTCCCAAGGGTCTTTGTCCTTATACAATAATTTAGCAATACTCAGTACCTTATTAAAGTGACTTTTATCCATAACAGTAAAAAAATTCCCTATTAGAAGGATTTTTATTAATCTTCGTCTTCGTCTTCGTCTTCTTCGTGACCACCTTCTAAGTCCAAGACTAATTTCTGACCACTGCAAGAACACTCACCATCTTTTAATAACATTGCGATATGGTCCAAAGTGATTTCAATTGCATCACCTTCTTCTTCGTCTTCTACTTCCATATCCATGTCCATTTCGACTTCTCCTTGCTCTGCAAGAACTCTTTTTACAATATTTTCTAAATCTGATTCCTTAAGTTTAATAATTTTTTTCATGATGTAAGTATTTTATTTAGTGCTAATATGTTATTTAAATTATTTTTATAATTCTGAATCGCCTGTGCCATCTCATTAGACATTCCATCAACATTCGGAACAACTCTATCGATATTTTTCAAAGCATTTTTAACATCATTATCCATACTTCTAACTAATGATTTAAGTTCTGCCTTTACCTTTTCTTCCTTTGGGTTTTGACCTTTTGGTAGTTCTTTTGGTTTTCCTGTTTTTACGTAACTTTTCTTAGTATCTCTAAAAGATTTTCTGTTTTGTTGTCTTGCTTTTACTGCTCCAACACCTCCGGCAACTTTTGCTTTTAATCTATCAACAACCTGTTCGGTAGCCTCTTCTTCTTGCTCCGCAAGAACTCTTTTTATGATATTTTCTAAATCTGATTCCTTAAGTTTTATAATTTTTGCCATAATAGTATTTTTATTATAAATATAAGACTTATGTAAAAACTTTAAAGTTTTTTGGCGATTACAGAACCTTTACATTACTTTATACATTTTATTATGATTCGAAATGTAATTTTATACAAGACTCATGGAATGGGAAGAACTTATTCATCCTGTTTTTCACCGATTTTTCTACTCTATCAATCACCCACGAAGCATCCTGAAAATAACGAAGTGTGACACTATGTGGTTCCGCGTGTATGTCAAAATCTTTACCCATATCCTCATAAAATACAAATGAGTGTTCACTCACAGGGCTTATTACCATATGTACTATTAAATCACACCCTTCTTTTTCTGAAGATACTATCTCCACACTATCGACTTGCCATACACCGTTTACGGACTCATTTACATCGGTTTCACCATCCCAATATATTCTATTGTCTTCAACATAGTTGTTTTCAAATGCATCTTTATTTAGTTTATCTCTTATAAGATTCTCAAGTTTATTGAATTCTACAGACTCATTAAATAAACCAAATTCACTTTTATAATACCCTTTGTTACCATCCAACGATATCTCATCATCAATCTCTTTCATTTTATTTTCTAAGTATTCACTAACATCAGATGGAAGATTTTCATCGTCTATCATACCATACTTTTTCAAAGAATTTCTAATATTACTAAACTCATTTTGAATTTTGTAATGTTCCGACCATATAGAATCCGGAGCGTCTGTAACTCTAAGTATTTCAGATTCAGTAAATCCGTTTTCTAAAAATAAAGACCTTAATTTTCTATATAATACGTATAGATTACTATCTAAGTCAGTTTGTATAATAAATTTTAGTGATGGTGACATATTAATTATTCATTACTTAATACTACAGGTAAAATAGCCGTTAATACGGTGGTTAATATTGTGACATTACGTGTGTTTCTTAATCTTTTTATTTTATCCTCTTTAGATACAATTTCTAAAGATTGGTAAGTAGTCTTATCAATTAAACCTTGATTTATGAACATCAAAGAATCTGTAGTCGTTTTAAATTTATCAATTAATATATTGTTCTGTTCTACAATACTATTCAAATCATTTACTTGAGATAAAAGGGAGTCTACTTCCATTTTACACAAATCATACTTAATTAAATCACTAGCGATTTGTTTGGCTTGGATTGTTGGAATGCAAACTAAGTCTTCACTCACTGTATCGCTTTGCGAAAAAATCGGAAAGCTCATTATGAGACATATTGTCGATACCATTAAGTGTCTTATCATAATCTTTTTTTAACTTATCTATCTGTTTATTCCTGTTTTGAATTGTAGTGTTTAAACTATCTACCTTCGACTCGGTTTCAACTAAAGTAACCTCTAAACGTTCTTTTAATTTAGTTGCGTCATCAACTTTATCCTGTAACTTGTCTTTCTCTTCTTCTAATAAAGAATCAAATCTTTCTTCAGCAGCCATAACAGCCTTATCTACAAAATTTTTAGTCATGGACCAAACCGCAACTCCGCCTAATATACCTCCTATTAGTAATCCGACTCCTAAGGAAATTAACCTAACATTTTTCATACTTCACCATATGATTTATGCCTTCATCATCGAGGATGGAAAATCGGGTTTAGATGGAAAATCAGGTTTGTTAATCTTATCTCTTGGTGGTACTTTACCTCCTTCAAAACATTGTCCTATACCAACACATTGTAGCAAACCTTTTATTTTATCTTCATCAATACAGAAATCCTCTTTTAGTCCTCCCATAAACTTAGATATACATCCTTGTACTTTCTCACAGTCCACATTGATACCACCGTCTTTAACTGGTACAGTACCTATTTGACCACCACCTTTACACTTATCACAAATTTCTTTAGGGATACAACCTAATTCACATAATTTACCTGTAGTTTCAGGTCCGATACCACCGTCAACTTTAAGTCCATTTTTTCCTTGAAATACTTCAACAACATCCTTAGTCATACTTCCAAAGATACCATCAACAACTAATGGTTGTAGAGGTTCGATACCACATGCGTTTAACGCTTCTTGAAATAACTTAACCAACTCACCTTTAGCACCTCTCTTAAGTTGTCCTTTACCGACCAATACTTGACAAAATTCGTCAGCAATTGGTAAGTATTTTTTTACAGGTACTTCTTTTTTTGGTGGAGCGTCGGTCATTGGTGGAGATACGACTTTCTCTTGTTCATTTAATAAACCCTTATATAGACTCTGTATACTCAGTTTTTCATTTTCGGATAGTATGATTCTTTTTCCCATAATATTAAGTTTTACTATAAATACTTTTATAAATGAAAAATCCCCATTAATGAGGATTTTTCTTAATTAAAACATTTATTTTTCATTCTTAAGTTCATCTCTTACGTCCCAATAATGTTCTCTAAGTCTTCTACCGAGTTGTTGCTCATTAAGCTTTTCATCTATAATCCATTTTGTTATTACGGAAATAGGTAGGTGGTGATATTCTTTATTACTCATTTTCTACTCTATTAATAATTTGTGGATTCTGTTTAATGGTTTGTATAGTAATTAAGTCCTTAATCTTAGTCGTAGACCAGTTATGTGAACGAGTAGTATAGATAACGTCAATAGGTAAGTGGTCACCTGTATATCTTTTACCGATATAATCATCACCCAATATACGAATGTCAGGCTTATAAAAGGTCATCAATTCGAGGAGTTCTTCTTCCGTCTGATAGCAAACCACCTCATCGACATATTTTATCGACATAAGGGTCTTATATCGTTCATACAAGGGTATTACAGGTTTATACTTAGTGTTCCTTGTTTCAGAGGGGTCACTTTGCAAAAATACCATAAAGTAATCACAATGTTCTTTAGCCGTTTCAAACGTATAAATGTAACCGGGGTGTAATAAATCAAAATTACCCGCAGTAAATCCTATCTTTCCTTTTTTACTATCCATGTGGTAATAGTATTACATATAAAATATATTGTAAATAAAAAACCCCTCAACAATAAGGGGTTTTTGTAATCACAAAAGGAATTATTGATTATCCACAGCAGGACATATCACAACAATTTCCTTCACACTTTGTTTCATCACAGTGGTCCATTTGACAACATGTTGTCTCCTTAACACACTCTGACTCGGATTCACAACAGGACATTTCTGATGACGTTGCACAACTAAACAATCCGACAGATAACAGAATAAATAAATGTTTCATGTTGTTTTGTTATTATTATTACAGAATCCCTTAACAGGTACACCTGAACTGGATATAAAATTATCGATAGCTTTAGCCAATTCATCACCCCTATCGTAAGAGACTCTTAATTCTTCGAGGACACCGTCTTTTAATTCCTTAGACATCTCAAAACTTCTACCCTTATTTACTGCTCTAATTATATCATCGATGAGGTTCACCAACTTACTATCTAATTTATCTAACAATAAACCGATAGCTTCGTCAGGTGTGTTTACCTTTTCACCCACCTGAACTTTTTTAATTACATTTTTAATTGCAAATACACACTGAGCAACAGCACCTTCGACGTTATCACAAAGACTGTCAGAATCTGCAAGACCATTTAAAGTTTTAAACAAGCTCATCATAACATTTTTATACTTAGTGACCAACTCAAGGGCAGTAATTTTAGGGGGTCTGTTCTGAACTTTATCCTTTACCTTATCAATAATATTTTCATCGACTGAATACATGTTAAGAATGTCGTGTTTTTCAGACTCAGATATAATAATTCTTTTACTCATAATATTCTTTTATTATAAATATCACAAGAAAGAAAAAAGTTAACCCACATTATCTTAAAGAGTCACTACAGGAGTTCCCATAAGAAGTCGAAAAAAACACGTCCGAAAGGACGAAAAAAAATTTTTCGGTAATCCGGCAGCAGAGAGATTTACAAACAAATAAGCAAAATAAAACCCCCAAACCGAAGAAAGGGGGTTAAATTTACAAACGTAATAGGATTACGCTCTACGGAGATAAGTTTCATCACGAAGGATATAACCAATAAAGGCAAATGAACCCAACATAATAGGTGCCATAACTCCTGAACCCCCCATCATAGAGAGATGCATGACCACAGCTCCCGTCATAATGGAACCCAAAAGAACGGAACCATATAATGAAGTACGGGGGTATACAAACAAAATAACACCAAGAACTTCAAGAATACCCACCATAGTAAGGTAAGGGGTTAAGTTCATAAATGTAAAATTGTTTATCATCTCTTCTGTACCGAAGATTTTAGAGAATCCTCCCATTCCCAACATAACAGCAACAAACGCCGTAAATAACCAACCTAAGTTGGCAAGTGTTAAATACTTTTTCATAATATATAATTTTAGTTTTATATAATATATAAAATGATAAAATACTTGTAAATAGATGATATATGAAGAAACTTAACGATTACCGTTAATAAATTCCAAATCCTCGATTTCCTTAATAATACTGTCGACACTGAAATTAACACCGTTAGTCGTAGGTATCTGAAAATGAGTGGTACCCCTTTCCTTGAGAATATATAACATGTCCTTAACTTGTGAGAGATTATTCATACCAATAAATATATTAAATTATTTAATACTAACAGTGATTTCTAAAGGAATCGTTACCTTCTTCTCATAAGGGGGACATACTTCCGTGTCGACGTCCCCGTCATAATCTATATACGTAATCTCTACTTTACCCCCGTCAAGAAGAACCTGAGATATAGGGGGGTAAATTCTTTTATAGTTATTTGTTGATGACCCTATGAAACCATATTCTGTAATTTGATTATTGTTTTGTGAATCACCTACTAATAGACATCCTGATGTATCCTCAGCAGTATTTCCAATATGAATTAAAATATATTCAAATCCTGGTACATCCCTAACCCATAACATCCCCTTATTAAAGTCTGTACCAAATCGTTCATTATAATCTTGGTTCATACCTCCTTCTGTTCTAAGAGTTACGTTGTATGTTCCTGATGGTACCCGTGTCTTACCTGATACCTTTTCATCTCTATACTCATCTTCCAAAGTATAAGATAGAAACTTACGTTTACCGTCAGTTACATCAAATAAAATCCCATTAGTTGATGTCCCCTCACTTGATATTCTTAATACTTCTAGTTTCATATATTAATCATTTAATAAAAGGTACCATATCTATATACCTAATATTAGCGTTTAATTTCTTATCGTTAAAAAATGTAGAATGTATTTCCGTTAACTTAGCAAAAATATCCCCCTTCACTCCCATACTGCCTATTCCTCTCATTCCTTTACAATCTTCTTTAACACTAACTTTAATTTTAGGGGTGATATATTCGTTAAATTTATCATTCATTCTTCTCTCAAAGTCATCTTTGGGTGGGTGTCGAACTAACGATTCACTACCAGAAACAAATCCATCAAACTCAATCTTATCAATACATTTATGTACTGAAGGTAACATGTACTTTACGAGTAAACTATATTTTTCTTCAAAGTCTTCCATATAAATAAATATCATTATGTTTGGATAATTGTACAGTTATCACTATATTTATAGTATGAAACAATTACTAAGTATTTACCTTTCTTTTTTTTCGTTGTGTGTATATTCACAAACAGATAGTTTAGTTTATTACAGACCTAACTACTACACACAGTTTTTGTTGGATTCTTTAAATGTACCATTTATTCCATTGGATTTAAGAAATGATACATCATATAATAACAATGAATATATTAGTGAGTTTAATATCTATTTCGGTAATGACTTAGTTTATCTCCCTAATCAAAATACTGATTACTATGATTTTTTAGAATCTGACCTTGAGGACCTTTTTGGTAATTTAAAGTCTTTATTAAAACCCGATGGTGTAATTGGTGAAAGATTTATTGAGGACGGAGATAATTTATATCGTTTAATTGAATACTTTGATATTGTAGATAATGAAAATATTAGGGTCTATTACTTTAAAACAACTCTATATAAATTAAGTACTAATGGTGGGTGGGTCTCAATTATTGACCCTCCTTCGGATAAGTTACCAAAATTTAACAAAACTTACATGTAATAAAAAAGGGTCAACTGACCCTTTTTTATTTAATATATGTAATGACTTATAAAGAATTTGATAATTCACCAAATCTCTCACTGATTTTATTACCAAACAATTTAATAACTTCTTCTTTATTTGATATAGTACTTAATGCGTTTTTAAAACTATCAAATGCGCTTTTCTTATTATGTTCAAAATTAATTCTAAACCATGAAGGATTATCTGGATATGTCTCAACATTAAGGCCATTCATGTCTTTTCTAATAACTACATATACTCCTCCATAAGTATCAGATTCAGAATCTGATATATAAGGATAACCGTCCTTCGAATAAAGAGGTTTATATACATTCCATTTTAGATTATGTATATCTCCTGCAATATCCTTTTCTTCATTATTTTCACCATAATTTTTTAATTTAAAAATGTATCCGTTAAAAAAAAACGGAGTTTCCTTGTTTTGACTAGCAACCGATAAGAAATTATTAAAGTTTCCATTATCTAATCCAAAGTCGGCATCGAACTTACTATATTTAATGTTTTCATATAGGTCAACCTGACCCAATTGTTTGTTGACCATTTGCTGGAACTTCTCGTTCATCAGCTTCATACCACCTGAATGTTGTTCCCTTATAGAGTTTTTTTCTTCCTCCGATATGTTATTTAGTAAATGTTTCATATTAATATCATTTTATTATAAATACTCAGTAACATTAAAAAATTACAATTTTATATACCTAATTCAGTTACCCTACCCATAATATACGATTTCTTCTTTTCCAATAAGGTAATTTGTTTAGTTTCACTTTCGTCTAAATCAAATTTATTCATTTTAATTGAATTAATTTGATTCTCCAATCGATGGTATTCATTCAAATAGTCATCATATAACTTAGCCTTTGCATTATCATTCATACTTAAAATTTAACAAATTAAATAATATAGTATATGGTAAATTACTTTTTACTGTATTTTACTTTTTTCTTATCATTTGGGAATCTACTGAAATTACCCATACCGTCGATATCCATTTCATCAGCCTCATTGGATAAACTCTTAAATTCTTTTTCTTGTTCTTTATGAGAACGATTAATCATTGTTAATAACCCCAACATATATAGGATGAAAATAATTGACCCGACAGTAAACATAATAATTTGCATGATAATCAGTTTTTGTTTTTGTAGTAATCATTTCGACGTTGACGAATAGTTGTCGACATACTCAAGATTGAAGGAACCCAAATCCCAACAAAGATACCCTCAAGTTGATATCCCATAAACCATAGTGTAACCGAATACAGGAATGAGATGAAAGCAAGAATAACGGGATAATAAATTTCCCAAAATGTAATTAGTTTGTTTTTCATACCAAAAAGATAATAATAACTTTCCAATTTCTCAAGTTTTTTCTGGAAATTTTCAGAGAGGTTTTTACCCCTTTTTCAGAAAGAGGGTCTTGTTTCTATATAATAAAAAACCCCTCCGAGTTGGAGAGGTTTTTAAAATCAGATAAGGATTGTTGGATTATCCACAGCAGGACACATCACAACAATTACCTTCACACTTGTCGGTATTACAGTGGTCCATTTCACAACATACAACATCTTTTGTACAATCTGTTTTAGATTCACAACAAGCCATCTCTGTTGATGCCGAACAACTGAATAATCCTAACGTTAAGATTACTAATAAATTTTTCATGATAATTAATTTATAATTGTTTATACCAATATGTATGCCAATTTTCCCAAAAATTTTAATCAATAAAAAACCCCTCCGTATTGGAGAGGTTCTTATTTTTTATTTTGGTCATAGAGGTGGTTTTGTCCCTGTTGGTTTTGGTACTGTACCTCCAATATGCGCAATCGAGTCTAAATAACGTAATGCTTTAGACAACTCTTCAACCCTATACTTTAAATCAGGAGGAGTCATACTCATTAGTTTTCCCTTTGAAGTTCCACTATTCCTAACTTCTTCTACAAAATCTGGTAGTCTATATTTTTTAACACGGTTTATAAAATCTTTGAATTCAGTTTTACTTAAATACAACATGTCTTTTAACCATTTTAAGGGAAGATAGTCACCATCAATTTTTTGAGTTTGTATTAAATCACTTACGATATCAAAAGGTTCTTCGTATTGGTCTTCATATCCAGTACCTTTGACAGTACTATTCCAAAAACCACCTATGTTATTCAATATACTACGATTTGTTTCATTAGTATTCATAACTTGATTCACCATTTCCTTATTACGAATATCAAGTAACTCTTCCCTAGTTTTATTTAAGATAGGTAAAACTTCAGATAATGATTGTTGAACAGTTTTCATTTTTGATAGTTGGTCTAATTGGTCACCCACTTTAAACTCATCATTAGATTGTTCATCAATCAAACCATACATCTCTTGTATGTTTCTTTTTTCTTCTTCGGATAATAATATTTGTCGTCCCATAGTATTATTGTTTACCAATAAATATCCAATTTTTCCAAAAAATTTTAATCAATAAAAAACCCCTCCGTATTGGAGAGGGTCTTATTCCAACCTTCATACGCAATGGCTGTAGTACGTTCAAGTACTTCTGCAAAGTATTCTTCATTATCGTTAATTAAATCAACCATTACTGCCCTTTCATCTTCCCACCAATTATCAGTCTTTAAATTATTTCTCATCCACTCGTTTTCAGACAGTGTTATTAAATAACGAGTTAAGTGTAATGATTCATGAGCCAAAATTCTGTTAATATATCCTGGTGATGATGCTCTTTGCACATTTATAAATTCAAATAGTTGGTCCCTATAAAAATTGGTTAAACCACCAATATATGCATCATCCATTTCCGTCCTTCCTTCAGATTCCATTTTGGTTATGTGTTCCTCAGCACCTTCTCTAGTTAGACCTGCAATTTCATTAGTACCAAAAGCATCAAAAATAGATAAACTACTATCCCCAAAAATTAAATGATAAGGTTGTAATTTAATGTCCTTTTTATCTATAACATCAAATACACCAACGGTAACTAATTCATGTAGTAAAACACCTGTTTTTTTGGGTAAAGAAATGGACTTACTGATAGATTTTTGTTCTCTATCTTCCAACTCTTCTTTTAATACTTTTCGGATTAATTCTTTCATACAAATAAATACCAAATTTTCTCAAAAATTTTATAAACAATTTTTTCAGGATTCCCATACAAATTTCATTTAGGCTATTGAACCCCCTTTTGACCCCCAAAACCCCCCAGGGGGAGGGGGGATACGGGACCCCATACAGGAGGGGGGGACCCCATAGGGGGGTATATAGGGGGGTTCTTAGGTAAACTCCATATGGGTCCCCCCTTAGTGTATGTTTTTCTATGGGAGTCATGTCAGGACAACTACATATACAAATATAATAGGGGGAAGTTATGAACAGACAATATGTCAGGTGTTAATAACTATAGGGGGAATTGTTTGGTATTGTCAAATATTATTCGTATCTTTATGTTGACGCTCTGGAGTTTGGTAGGGGGAAAGTATAAGGCAGGTTGGAGTATACTCGGTCCCCCTCGAACTTGTGATGGTTACACCACGAAGTTACAACAATCTTTTTTAATACACAACTTGTTTCTTAATTATTTTTGCCGTATATTTGTATTGACGCTTCAGATTTAGATAGGGGGAAAAATAAAGCATCAACCTAAGTTACGGCGAATTAAACTAATATCCAAATATTTATTGTTAAATTATTCTATATGGAACAAGATTATTTCAAGACTCTCCCCTCAGGTTACCTTGAGTATATTGATAAGTTGATGAACAACTTGGTTGTGGGTAATCACATGAGAGCTAATTGGAGTACTGAATGGGAAATACGTTTGGATGATAAGAATGGTAATCCCGTATTTTCTATCTACGGTGATGTAGGTAGTGACTCCCCCATATATAGAATCATTTATTCCCCTCCAGCTTTCTTATTTAATATGGTTCCCATGGGGGGTGAAGGTCATCAGTTAGAATTCATGACTCAACTATATGAGAAGTATAATATTGAAGAGTTTGTTAATAACTTCTTTGAAAAGAGGAATGAAGATATAGATATCATTGGTCACCATAGGGGGTTTGTCAAGAGGTCCGTCTTTTAATAGGGTTTTATTTTATAACTTGTTCATAACTAATTCCTCCTGTTGATATCATTAGGGGGAATTGTTGATAACTTTTTATGTCATTTTATTTGGTTTTGTCAAAATGTCATGTGGACTTTGCTCACAGCACAATCCCTTTGGAGGGTTTTGTATTAGTATCCCCCCTCATATTTTCCAGCTAATAATAAATAAATCGATGATTTCATCGGCAGAATCCCCGATTTTCTTTAGTTCCCCCTTTTCTAAATGTCCATTCTGAGTGTATTAAAAGGGGTATATAATTTCCAGATAAAAAGGTGCATTATAAAGGGGGTGTGGGTGAGACGAAGTCCTATAATCCCCTCCAACGTTTCCCTATCCCCAATTCCTTTAGAAACCTGACAAAATGTCCATGTAAATAGACTTTCTTAAGTGGTAAAATGTGGTAGAAAGTGGTGTAAAAATCCGAAGGATTATGTATTACTTATGAATACATTTTCGTATATGGTTTTCCTTTTATAAAACCTCTTAGTAAGTATGTCTTTAAAGTCTCTGAGGGGGAAGACTTCTTCGGTTATTATGGGGGGAATGTAACTATGAACGAAACATAACGACCCGTGTATACGGGGAGTGGTTCACGAAGTGAAATGTATAGTGAGTAGTTACATTTACTCCATAATAATATCATTCTATATAAGTTATAGAAAAGTTTTATTAGTATCATCACACTAATTCTAATAGTTATTAGTTTCTTGGTATCTTAGAATCGTCCACGTAGTGGCTAGTTGTAATCCCCTACCCCTTTTGTTTTTATTAGTGAGTCTAAGTTAATAGTTAAGGGCT